TTTATGTTCGATGACTTCGGTCCTCTTAAAGATTTGAAATATTTTGCTACGAATTATTCTTTCAAAAAATTACAAGCCTATAATGATTCTCTAACTAAACTGGAAAGCACACTAAAGAGCAATGGTGGCAATCTTTATGTGGTGGGTCATCACCAAGCCCATGCGGCGAATGCTTTCTTTTCTAGCAATTTCGACGAGGCACTCATTATTACTATTGATGGTGGAGGGATTGAGACAGAGGAAGGCTTCATAACCTCTTTTACCGTCTGGGAGGGTAAAGATAATAAAATAAGACCTATTCATGTTTTTCCGATAGATAATCTCAATATTGGTGGCGTTTGGACACGCTCAACAAGATATATTTTTGGATTACAGTCTGGATATCCACGAGGCCATCAAGCGGGTACAGTTATGGCCATGGCCTGTATGGGCGATCCTGATAAATATTTCAATGATTTTTATAATATGTTTACAAGAGATTTAAGACAAGCTTATCATAAGCCTGCAGGCCAGCCAGATGAAAACATAGGCACTGATCCAAAGCATCCTTATCTGCACAAATGGACACTGATAGCGAGAGAAGGAGAACAGGCTCAGTTTGACTTGGCCGCCGGCCTACAAAAGGCCACTGAAATATATTTGAGATCAATCTTGGAAAAGTTCATGGAATCTCATGGCCACCACAAAAATCTTTGTTTCGCCGGCGGCGTGACTTTAAACTCGGTAGTGATGGGTAAAATGTTAGACTGGTTTCCAGACAAGAATTTTTATGTAACTCCAACACCACATGACGGCGGATTAACGATCGGCGCAGCGCAGTATGTTTGGCATCAGACTTTAGATAATCCTAGGATTATCTGGGAGGATAATTTCACTCCCTACTTAGGGAGAAATTATTCTCATATATTGAGTCCAATTCTTGAGAAATTTAAAGAAAAAATTAAAGTTAGAGAATCTTCTGTCGATGAAGTGGTAGATCTATTGGATGATCAGAAGATCGTGGCCGTTTTCGGAGAAGGTTCGGAGTCGGGTAGAAGAGCGCTCGGAAACAGAAGTATCCTTGCTGATCCAAGATCTCCAGGCATGAAGGATATAATAAACGAAAAAGTTAAACATCGTCAGTGGTTTCGGCCATTTGCCCCATCGGTATTGAGAGAGGAAGTTAAAAACTGGTTCGAAAAGGATGTTGATAGCCCCTATATGAGTTATGTCGTTAAGTTCAAAGAAGAGGTAAGAGATAAGGTACCAGCTGTCGTGCATTTTGATGGTTCTGCTAGGTTGCAAACTGTTACAAAAAATGACAACGAGTGGTACTATAACCTCATAACAAAGTGGCGTGAAAAAAGCGGAGTTCCAATTCTACTTAATACAAGCTTCAACGATAGGGAGCCTATCTGCGAAAATCCAGAGCATGCCATAAATTGTTTTCTTGGAACTGAGATAGATTATTTATATTTTTATGAACAAGGTTTGTTAGTCAGCAGGAGAGAAGAATAGTGAAAATATTAGTTACAGGTGTTTTAGGAGTTATTGGCAGCAAGCTAGAAGAAATTCTCAAGATTAGAGGACACGAAGTTTTTGGTGTTGATTTGTATCATACAGATCGAAACTATGGCCATGGCCTGGGCAAGATAGAAAAAGATGACTATTTTCGATGTGATATCGGTGAATTCAGGCAGATAGAAAACATCATTGAGCATGTTAAGCCTGATCTGGTATATAACTGCGCAGCAGAATTTGGCCGCTGGAACGGTGAACATTTTTATGAAAAAGTCTGGAAATCAAATGTTATAGGAATGAAACATATTATCAGACTCCAAGAAAAACATGGTTTTAAATTGGTGCACTGTTCTTCTTCCGAGGTGTACGGAGACTACGAAGGTATGATGTATGAGGATGTTTTAAAACAAACCCCGATTATCCAGATGAACGATTATGCAATGAGTAAGAGGGTCAATGAGATGCAGGTTTACAATTCCAGATCTCAACATAATACCCAGACGGTGATGGTTCGGTTTTTCAATACATACGGGCCCGGAGAGTGGTATCACCCTTTTCGGAGTGTGAACTGTCTCTTCACATATAATCTGCTCCACGGAAAGCCAATAACAGTATTCAAGGGTCACTCCAGGACAAGTACATACATATATGACAGTGTTCGGACCTTGGCAAATATTGCGGATAATTTCATTGACGGTGAAATTTATAATATTGCCTCAGACCAAGAACATAGTATTGAAGATTTAGCAAAAATTTTGGTAAAGTACACAAAGGCTGACGCATCTTTGGTTGATTATCGAGATCACAATGAAATTTTAACAACAAAACATAAACACGTCGACGCAGCAAAGTCTGTAAGGGACTTGGACCACAAGAACACAGTATCTCTTGAAGAGGGAGTGTGGGAGACAGTTCAATGGATGAAAGAGTATTATAGGCTATAACATGGAAAATTTAAACGAATATGCATCAGACATAACCTCGGGAGATGGAACTAACGGAATTCTTATCGAAATTTTTAAAAGACTGGGCATAGAAAAGGGAACTTGTGTGGAATTTGGGGCAAATGATGGCTTGTGGAATTCCAACACGGCTCCTTTTTATAAAAAAGGTTGGCAAACCATTCTGATTGAACCCGGCATCGACGAATATGATAAATTAAATAAAAACGTTGAAAAGTTCAAAAACGTCTTTACTCTTAATTGTTTCGTTGATGCATACCCTAAAGACTCCCCAGAGCATTATGAAGGCCATTATCACTTGGATGCAATCTTGAATGATTTCAATGTTCAGCACGAACCCCACGGGATCAAATTTGAGAAAGATTTTGATTTGGTATCAATCGATGTCGATGGCAATGACTATCATATATGGTCGAATTTTGAACAATATAAACCAAAATGTGTTGTTATAGAGTATAACCAAACAATACCTCCAAACTTAGAATATGTCGATCCTATACAGAAATATTTGGGCACCGGTGCTTCCATTAAGTCTTTTGTAATGTTGGCAAAAGAGAAGGGCTATTCTCTTGTTGCTTGTACGGGGTCAAATTTAATTTTTGTTAGTGACGATCATATATCAAAACTAGGAGAAATCACTACAAATGTTTTAGATTTGTTTGATTTATCTAATTTGACTTGCTTGGTAAGTTGCCAAAAGCAAGATCGCGTATACCTGACAAAAAAAAGACCGCCAAATTATTATATGACAAAAGAAAAGATCGAAAAAGCATATCTTTTGGAGTTTCCTCCGTCTGCCGGGGAAACAAGAGAAATAAGAAAAAACTCCAGTCAAACACCTCTCCATCCAGTTCAGGCTTACTATGATCGTGTGTTTTTGAGTGACAGCGGCAATTATTGTATCAGGATTGTTGATGATTTCATGATTTTTTTAAAAGTAGAGCCGGGCCAGACGTATAGTTCTTCCTTTTCGGTCATAGATATTAATAAGATTATACAACAAGCCCTTGGAAGGAAGCCGATTATACAGTCAACTATTGAAAGGAAGCCAAAATGATTTGGAATGAAATACTTTGTTTGGGTGACTCTATCACTTACGGTGCACGAGATGAATACGGACGCTCGCCTACAGTAGAATTATCAAAAATAATGACAGAACAGTCTGGAGAGGTTTATATTTGTCATAACCACGGTATAAGCGGAGAAACCAGTTCTGATTTATTACGTAGAACTTGGAACGCCACCAGGGCCCATAAGGATTCTAAAATTGCTTTAATTATGATAGGTACAAACGATACTCAAAAGGCTATGCCCACAGAGATATATGAGGATAATTTAAGACAAATAATTACAATGTGCAGAATACATGGAATGCACGTCATTGTCGCGACTCTTCCTTCTCTAGCTTTCACCCCTCTATATTTTAAGAATACTTTCTTGATTGATTCCTATAATGATGTTATAATGAAGTTGTCTGTTAAAATGGATTTTGATGTTTGCGACATGTTTGGAATTGAACAATATTACGTTGATGGGGTTCACTTCACGAACGAAGGTCACAAGGAGATAGCAAGAAGATGGGCAATGAAAATGTTAGAGTCTCAAACTTAAGAACTCTTGTTGTCGGCTGTACTCCCCTGGCCAGAAAAGTAGTGTCTCTTTTGGATGAAATATCTGATCTTGTTGGCGTCGTTAATTTAAAACCATCCCTGGGCACTACTAAATCAAACTACGATTGCATGGCAGAATTTTACAAAGAAAACCCCTATAACGTTTTCTGGACTGATAACATTAATAATAAAAAGACTGTTGATTGGATTTCCAGAAGAAACCCGGAAGTTATTGTACAATGTGGTTGGTCACAGATTTTTAAAAAAGACCTTTTGAATGTTCCTGAAAAATATTGCATAGGAATTCACCCATCTCCTCTTCCTATCGGCCGCGGCGCAGCAGTAATAAACTGGAAGATAATAGAAAGCAACCAAGAGTCCGTTGAGTGGGGAAATAGTCTTTTTATTATGGAAGAAAAGACGGATACTGGCGGCGTGTTAGACTTTGAACCCTTTATTATAGAAGAGAGGGATGATATTCGAACTGCCTATCTCAAGGTAGACAAGACAGCCCTGACCATGCTGGAGAGAACTATACCAAAGATAGCAGAAAGCAAGGAAACAATAGCCCCACAAGATAACTCAAAAGCAACAAGATATTATAAAAGAACTCCAGAGGATGGTAAGATAGATTTAAATTGGCCAGTTAAGAAGATTTGTGATTTCACCCGGGCTCTGACTCATCCTTATCCAGGCGCATTTTTAGAAACAAAATATGGAAAAATAACCATATGGAACCTGAGAAGAAAGTATGGTTATTTTCCTTATAAAGTTGGAAATGTCGTCTGTATCAACAATCGTCAGAACAATTGTGCAGGCCTTTCGGTAATAGTGAGTGATGGCGATTGTATAGAAATAACAAGACTTTCAGATGAAAATGGGAACGAGTTGTGGGCCGACCATTGGGCCCAATTGGCCGGAATAAAGACAGGAGATAATCTTATAAATGACTAAAAATATTGTACATGTAGTTGGTGCAAGGCCCAACTTTGTTAAGGCCGCACCAGTCATTAACGCTCTAAAGGAAGAAATAAAAGATTTAAAGCAGATTGTTATACACACTGGGCAACACTATGATGCAAATTTATCTGATATTTTTTTCAAAGCTTTGAAGATTCCAAAGCCAGATATAAACTTAAAGATTGCATCTTCAAGAATGCAAGGAAAGCAAGTAGCAGATGTCATTACTGGTATAGAAAGATATCTCACAGGCAAGAGGGTCGATCTTGTGGTAGTTTATGGTGATGTCAACTCAACTCTCGGCGCTGCTATTGCAGCAACAAAGATGGGAATTCCAATTGCTCACATAGAAGCTGGCCTCAGAAGTTTTGACAGGTCAATGCCAGAAGAAACAAATCGCATAATTGTAGATAGAATATCTGATTTTCACTTTGTGACAGAAAACTCAGCTGTTAAAAATCTTTTGAATGAGGGCGCTAGTCAAGATTCTATCTTTTTTGTGGGTAATACTATGATAGATTCTCTTTATAATGTTCTTCCGTTGATAGAAGACTCACCCGCGGATGAGGATTATATTTTGGTTACTTTACATCGACCCTCCAATGTTGACAATCTTGAGGGATTAAATAAAATACTGGATATTTGTAAATCGGTAAGTACTAAAATGATTTTCCCCATACATCCTAGAACGAGAAATAGTTTTGCAAATTTTGGTTTACTTAATGATCTTAACTCTATAGAAAAACTAGAAGTGATAGATCCTGTTGGTTATTTTGAGTTTTCTGCATTGATGAAAAACAGTGCTGCAGTACTCACTGATTCAGGGGGCATTCAGGAAGAAACTACAGCTTTGGGTATTCCATGCTTGACACTTAGAAAAAATACGGAAAGACCCTCAACAATTCATGCAGGAAGCAACCGGTTGGTAGATTCGAAAAGTGAGGTTGTATCCTCTTTGAACATGATAAAAGCAAAGAATCTGCCACCGTTCGAGAAGCCAGAACTGTGGGACGGCAAATCCGGAAAGAGAATTTCAAGAATAATAAAGGAGATAATTTAAGATGGCTTATTGGGGATATTTAGGATTTATAAGAGGTTACCTCTCTGGGTTTGGTCAAGAGATAACTCCAAAAATTTTAGAAATTGGCGTACATAAAGGTCAAACTTTTATACCTCTCGTCGCCCACCTTATGAAGAATAGAGAAAATTTCCAACTCACGGGGGTCGACGTCATGCAGGATGAAACCCTTGGAATCATACTAGCCAACCTGACCGGTGACCTCGACTCAGAGAAACAAACAGTGATGATGCTAAGAAACAATAGTTTAGATTTTTTAGAGAAATTTCAAGTAATATTAGATGCTGACGAGTCCTACAAGGAATGGGGATATTGGGATGTTGTCTTTTTGGATGGTGATCACAATTATTATACAGTATCCAAAGAATTGGAAATTCTTTCAAACCAGTTGGCGAAAACAGGTCTGATGGTCATAGATGATTACGACGGCCGCTGGGCAGAAGATGATGAATACTTTTCAGAAGTAGATGGATACGAGGAACACTTGCATCTTTTGGCTAAACCAAAAGACACTCAGGGGAAAAAGCGGGGGGTAAAGACTGCAGTAGATGAGTTCGTTGAAAATAACCCTGGATGGAAGTTAGACAAAAGGGTGTTTCCACATCACACTCCGGCCCTCTTATACCGGGAAGATCATGTAATGTTGCTTGAAGTTCCGCCCAACCAGACCGCAGAAGAAACTGAAACCATGTTTGCGGACTTGCTCTCTCAAGTGAGAAAAGAACAAGTAAATAATAAGGTGGTCTTTGCGTTTTCTGGTTCGGACGCACTTGAAAAGGGCCTAGACCTAACTCATAACATAGAAAAAACAGAAAAGGTTATAGAAGATCATGAAAAATAAATTACCCAAAGTTACTTTTGGTTTCATAAACTGTAATCGACTTCACTATTTGAGAAGTTGTTTAGAATCTTTTTTAATTTGTACAGAAGATTATCCAGAAAAGGAAATAATAGTTGTTGATAACGCCTCGACAGAAGAGGGTACAGAGGAATATCTAGAGAATCTTGATAAAAGGGGATTTAAGGTTTTTAGACAAAAAGAGAGAAACCCTTCGAATGAGTATGCAAAGGCATTAAACATCGTAGTAGAAAATGCAACAGGGAAGTATGTAGCGCCCATCCCCGCAGATTTTCAATTTATCATCAAAGGTGGCTGGTTAAAAGAATATGTTGATTTTTTTGAAAACTACGAAGACACTACTGGGTGTATCTCTTTCGATGCACAAAGAAGAGTGAGAAATCGTGCCGGCACATACTCAAATGCCCTGGGTAGTAGTGATTTTAAATTCCTGTATCACTATAATCGAAATCCCGTAATGGGCGCAATGAACTGTATGGTTACAAAGAAAATGTTAGACTTAATTTATCCTTGGGATATAGACAACCTGTCCCACGAAGGCGGTGAAGACTCCGAGACAAAGATGTTGAAAAAAGCAGAAAGATTATTGAGAGAAAATTCAATGACTGTCTTTTATAGCGCCCCGGTAATTCCCGTTTCGGTTGGTATCTTCAATGAAAAGGGAGAGAACGCAAGAATCAGAGGAATGACCAGATACGGTGATTATTGGGCCCCACCCGGTGATGATAAGAAAGTAAAATATTACAAGATTCACGATTATCAAGAATTATTGGAAAAGCACAAAAACAATAAAATTCCAGTGTCTATAGAAGATGTCTCGGAGGCTTTGGGTTGGAATTTGCCAGTCGATTCTCAAGGCAGTTGGATAAAGCCAAAAAATCCACCAAACACTAATGGCACCCCAGTTTATTAACAGGCACGTCCATGAAGATATTAATCAATAGGCAAATAGTGAATGGCCCCTGGGGAGGAGGGAATAAGTTTGTTAAAGCTTTTTATGAAATCGGTACAAAAAGGGGCCATAAGATAACAAATGTTTTTGAGGATAATATAGATTTAATATTTTTACAAGATCCTCGACCAAGTGCAAAAGTTGGAATAGGGATTAATGAGGCGATTCATTATCGTAAGTTTCATAAGAATACAAAACTTGTACAAAGGATAAATGAATGTGATGCTAGGAAAAATACAGACTTTATGGATGTTTTTCTGTTGTCTTGTAGCGAGTGGTTAGATCATACTGTGTTTGTGTCTAACTGGATGCAAAACTACCATTCAATAAAGGGATGGAAATGCAAAAACTATTCAACCATTTATAACGGTGCAGATTTGGAGATATTTCAAAAACGAGAAAAAATTAATAATGGCAAAGTCAATATTGTAACCCATCACTGGTCGGATAATTTTATGAAAGGTTTTGATTTTTACAACGAGATAGACAATTTTGTAGGTGAAAACGAAGACTTTACTTTTACTTATATTGGCCGGGAAATGGGAACCTTCAAAAACACCAAAGTTATACCGCCACTTTTCGGAGAAGAACTGGGGAGAGAATTAGGAAAATATGATTTATATATTAGCGCGTCACGATTCGATCCTGGCCCGAACCACATATTAGAAAGCTTGGCTTGTAAAATACCAACCTACGTGTACACCGAAGGAGGAGGTTGTATCGAGTTTGCAGGGGAAGATATGGTTTTTAAAGATACAGAAGAATTATTATCAATAATTACTTCGAAAAAATACAAACAAAATAAGATGCAACCAACAGACTGGGAGTCTTGCCTTAATCAATATTTTAATTTATTTGAAAAGGATTTAACTAAATGAGTAAATTTAAGTTTTCTGCACTAATAACAGCCAGCGGCGGCATCGGGTCACACTTTGTTTTACACAAGATACATGGCCACCCATCTATAGCTGCTTTGAAGGAATTATCATTTAGGTCTCAAGGTGGAACAACAAAGGGCGACCTAAAGAAAATGTTGTCGCGAGGCTTGGTCCCGAAAAAGATTGTAAAAGAGCAACTCTTACCAGCAAAAGATATAAACAATTGCGAGTGGCTTGTTTTAAATAAGCCGCCGCTTAAGATGATAAATTATCATAGGACTTTCCACCCAGATATTTCTATATTGTATATCTTTAGAAATCCTGTTTCTTTTTATTATACTTGGATAAAGAAATGGAAAGAATACGGAGAAAGAAGGTATGGTAAAACAGTTTCCGACGATATCGTCTTCGAGTGGTTTAAAACTACGTTTATGTCCTCACTTTTCGAACTAGCTCAAACGTTCAGGCCAGAAACAGATCATATAATAAGTTTTGAACACTTTTTTAATGATATTGATTCTGAATTAGGTAGGATATTTAGGTGTTTAGATATTCCTGTTGTGAAAAATAAGGATTTGAAAATTCTAAATAAGTGCAGTACTTGTGGGACTGAAAAGGTGATAAGAAAAAAAGTACATGTTCGCGGCGAAAGATTCGAGGAGGTCTTATATTGCCACCGTCATGGTCCATGCTTGGGTCCCGGCGAATATAATTATATTAGAAAAGAAGACGCCTCTTTTTTAAATAAATGGAAGGCAAAGCCCGATCACGTCGAGATGTGTAAGAGGTTTTCCTCATTGTTTGGCGATGATCTGATAAAATATTATTTAGAAGAGGGATACTTGAAAGACGTCGACCGAAAGGCCTTCGACAGGTTGATTCAAGAGTTCCTAGAAAGGTTAAAGAGTGAGTGAGGTTGGATTTGTTCTCAGGGAAATGACCCACCTTAGATACTGGATGCCTCTCGTGCTAGAGGGTAACAGCAGGGGGTTAAAGTCTGTTTTCTATATTGCACCTTCGCAAAAATATAATTGTCCATTTCTCTACAGGGACAAAATAAAAGATTTAGCGAAAAAGCACAATATTGAAATTAGGTCGATCGGAGAGGTTAAAAAATGTACTGGCGTTTTATTTTCCAGCGAAAACAGATGGGGAATTGAGATCTTAAAAAAGATTCCTAGTACAAAAAAAGTTGTGTGCACTTATCAGACAGATTTTGTAGAAAGTTATAACAACTTTTATAAAGAAGTGGCAGATTACATCCTTATGCCCAGTGAGTTTTGTGCAAAATACTACAGCTGCACCGAAGGGAATAACCTCTATCTCGGTATTCCGAAATACGATGTTTCTTTCACTGAGGCTGAAGCTCTCAAAAACAATAAACTACAAGATACAAACAACGTTCTTTTAATTTGGCCAAAAAACAGAGATTTGGGTAGAGTTAATATGGAAAGGTTGTTAAAACTTTTGTTAAAGTCAGGATTCCGGGTATTAGCAAAAACCAGAGGCAAAGATCCGATTCCAAGAAAGTATAAAGAGATGTTGAAGAAGAGCGGGGGCCGTCATTTAGAAGATCGATCTTGGTTTCCTCACACCACACAGGAACTTTTAGAGGTCTCTAAGCTTGTCATTAACTTTGGATCAACCACTGTAGAAGAGTGCGTAATGCATAATGTTCCGCTTATAAATTTTGATATCAAGCCGAGCGTGAGAAACGGGAATAAAAAAAGATTTAGAGTGACGCATGATTATCTATATGATTATGATTATTGCATCCAACTGAAAACAGACTTCACTCCGGGGCAACTTCAAGCAGCCGCTACTTATTTGACGTCCGCGGATCTTACAGAAGAATTCAAGAGGGCGAGACAGAATCACCTTTTTGATCATAAAGAATCTTGCAAAAGGATCTTGGATATGCTAATATAAGGCTATAAAAGAGGAACATCGATGACAAGCAAAGAAAAACAAAACAAAGAAACAAAATCTCTAAAAGACTTTCAGATCCCCAAGTTATTAAAAAGTGGGTGGCAAAATGGATATTTCAAATATTTCAAAATTAAAGAAGGTGACGTAGTTGTCGACCTCGGCGCGTCTAAGGGAGATTTTACTTCAATGTGCCTCGACGTCGAAAATGTAAAATGCTATGCAATAGAGGCTTCAAATTCAAATTCTGAAATTCTAGAATCAGCCTTAAAGGACTGGAATCGAGTATTAGGAAGAGAGAATTTTTTCCCAATTTGCCGTGCTATTACCGGCGATAATACTGGTGAGTTCATTAAGATAGATACAAACATAACAGGTGGCAAAAGATGGGGGACCGTAAATTGTATCGCTGTGGACGAGCGCGAATCGTCAGACGATTCGCTCCTAAGGAGCAATCGGGATTATGTGGAAACAATCTCCTTTATGGATTTAGTGAGAGAGAATAACATCACTAATATTGATTTTATGAAGATAGATGTAGAGGGGTCGGAATATTCCATTTTTGACAACGAGGAAAGTTTTGAGTTTATTTTAAATAATTGTAAAAAATTAACCGGAGAATTTCATCTACAATATCTTCGTGAAGTTTTGAATATGTCCTCTGAAGCCGCCGTCGCGAAAACCAATAAAATCGTAGAGAGGTTCGAGCAAAATGGATTTAAAGTCATATGTTCGCCAAGAGGTCACAACATAAAGTTACCAGGAACCCGAGCAACTCTTCAAACTAATTGTTTAGATTTTTGGTTTTTTAAGACAAATGTGCAAAAAACAGCACAGGGAAAAGATTTGGCAAGGTCTATCGCCGAAAGAGCGTATTCTGCAGTAAAAGATCTTGACTGGAATTCTGATGTTTCTATAAAAAAGCAAATGCAATCTCGTTATACAGGAGAATTCGATTTCTCTGAGTTGACCCTTGTCGGTGATAATATGCGAGAAGATAAGGATTTTTTCGTTGATATGTATAATTTCTTTGACAAAGAGCAAGAAAAATACTTAAAGTCCTCTTCCTGCCCGGAAGAAGCTAGGCCGCATGTGAGAGAATTGTTTAAAAACGGAATAGTAAAAGTAGAAAAGCTTTTTTCAGAAGAAGAATTAGAAGAAATAAAAGACTTTCAAGACATGATAAAAGATAAGCTCCACCCCAGGGAGTATATATCGGGATATGTTAATTCGAGAGTTATACAAGAATTCGCAATTGGGCCCAAGCGGTGGGAAATTTTTGTTGACAATTGGAGAGAGATATTGGGCCCCGTCAAGCCCGATGCTTTTTGGAACACCCCCTCTCTTCCAAACGATGGTCAGCTAAGAATGCAGTCGAAGATATTTAACAACAATCATCCCCCTGGTGTTGAGAAGCTCACAAAAAATCCGATCTTTGAAGCCATATTCGCGGGCTATGAAAATGTTCCTGCCCGTAATGATTGGAGGAGCAACACGGAATGGATATATCCATCTCCGATAAATCACAATGGCTGGCACCGCGATGTTTCTGTGACCAGACTTAAGGCGATGGTTCTCTTGGAGGATGTTGATGAGTTTACAGCTCCTCTGCTTTTCGCTCTAGGTTCACACAGGGCGAAGAAGAAGTATGACAAACAACACTTGCATGATAGGTTTTCTTTTACTGGTTTTAGTAAGTATGGCGATGAATCAAACTGGCCAACAAAGAACGGTGAAGCTCGCACTTGGCCTAAACATTCTCTAAAGAAGCCGAAATCACATTGTGGATACGTCTCTCCGGATAGTGCACCCAACGAGTTGCTACCAGTCGACAGAAAAAAGACAGTAACAGTCGGAGATTCAAAGTATGATTTGCTTGTCTGCACTGGAAAGGCAGGAGATGTTATCTTTTTTGATTCTTGTGCATTGCATTCAGGCTCTAGGGCAATTTTCAAAGAAAGAAGAAACATATCGTTCTCCAGCGTTGCGTGTGTAAGTCCCAAATATGCCTTTTTTAGCTTTTTGCAAGCTAATCCATGATGGAGGGCTTGATGACTGGCCTTGCAGATGTTATAGCTGCACACAATAAGGCTCCTAAAATAACGGCAATTATACCCGCCCGCGGAGGCTCTAAAAGGCTCCTTAGAAAAAATATTCATCCCATATGGGGCAAGCCAATGTTATCTTGGTCGATCAAAGCCGCAAAAGAAAGTAAGTTGATCTCGGACGTCTGGGTATCTACAGAAGACGAAGAGATAATAAAAGTAGCATCGGAATACGGCGCAAAAATACATCGCAGAGACCCAAGGCTGTCAGAAGATCATATATTTAAAATGGAAGCCATTCGATCGACAGTGGAATATATAGAAGATAATTTTCAGGAATCGCAGATATACGTATCTCTTCAGGCAAACTCTCCAGAGATTACTTCGAATATTCTAGATGATGCAATTAGCGAATTTATTAAGCACGATAGGAATGAACTGATAAGCGTTGATATAAATTTAATGCAAAATGCAGCTTTTAGGATTATGAAGTCGGGTTACGTGTTCCAAAGGGATCTGAGCATAAAGACGGGCGCATATGTTTGTAACGTCCATGACGTGCATACTATTGAAGATATAAAGTTCGTTGAATCGAGAACGAAACATGATTAATATCCCAAAAAGAGTTTTAGTTTTTGCAGCCCACCAGGACGATGAGGTGATAGGTTGTGGAGGCACTATTAAGAAATGGTCAAATCAAGGATCTGAAATTCATGTCTGTTTTGTGACAGATGGCTCGACAGGAGTGGAACAAGGTACCATCCCGCGCGACATCGTAGAAACAAGAATGGAAGAAGCGCACAACGCCGCGGCCACACTGGGCGTATATAAACTGCACAACTTTGGTTTAGAATGCCAAAAGGTATCGAATAAGAAAGCAAATTTTCATAAATTTATACAAAAAATACGGGAAGTAAGGCCGGATTTAGTAATAACTCATAACCAAATTTGTAAACACAGAGATCACAAAAGGACATCTCTCCTGGCAGAAGAAGCATGTTGGAAGGCACACGAAAACATTTTAGAAGAACTAGGTCAGCCCCACAGAGTGAAAGATCTATGGTCGTTTGAAATATTGGATCCCCACCCAAATCCAGATATTGTAGTTGATATAACAGAAACCTATATGCACAAAAAGGCCGCACTAGATATTTACCTCTCGCAACATGGGATCCTCAACGATATATGCAGTTATATAGACGGTATAACTAAAATCAGGGGCTATTCTATTGACGCAAATAGGGGAGAAGCCTTTACAAGAATGGGCAGGAATCCAATAAAACTATGAAGTCGCTCATAATAACATCAAATTGCTTAAGACACCTCGCCTTCATTAACAGATTACGAGAAGAAATAGAGATTAACAATTCAATAATTGTTTCTAAATTGAATGGTATAGATGATTTTAGAAAATCAGAATTAAATCATTTCGGAGAAGGCTGGCCCCGGTGGATCGAAAGAATGCGCCCGGTATTCTGCGCTCCAAAAGAGTTGCATTCAAAACAAATAATAGAAGAAATTAAAAGATTAAATCCAGATATATGTTTTGTCTTCGGTGCACCTTTATTAGAAAGGGAAATATTCTCGATACCCCGTCTGGGCTGTATTAACATACATACTGGACTTGTTGAGTACCACCGCGGCGTTGATAGTTCATATTGGGCGTTGCAAGAGGAGCGCCCAGAGACCATAGGCGCGACAGTGCATTATATCGATAATTCGATTGACGGCGGCGACATAATATTACAGAGACAGACACAGGGATTATCATCGCGCGATTCTCCTGATGATGTTTTTATGAAAACTTGTAAAACAGGGTTTGACCTTTTAGCAGAAAACGTGTATAATATATTAAATAACAAAATTGAACCAAAGCCTCTTACTTCTCGTGGTAAATTATACCAAGCTAAAGACATGAATGGTGAAATAATGACAGAAATAAAAGCAAAAACCAAAAGGGTGCTGACGGAGTTTTTACATGGAAATAATAGTTGATTTGTGCAATCAGCACCACGGAGACATAAAAGAATTAAAGCGGATGGCTCTTTCCGCATTTACTGCCGGCGCAGACGTTGTGAAGGTGCAATTGATGGATTCTGAAAAGTTCTTTGGAAATACAGATAGGAAATATAGAGATATTAGTTATGATGATCTTCACGAGATTAGTTCCTTTTGCGATTTTATTGGTGTAGAGTTTATGGCGTCAGTATTCGATGAAGAACGACTTGAATGGCTTGAGGGCACTTATGTTAAGCGCCACAAGATAGCCAGTAGGACAGCTGCCACAAACCCGCGGCTATGTAAGAAGATATTGGAAAAAGGCCTTCCAACGATTATATCAACAGGCATGCTGCCAGAGGGTGAGTTTCCGTATGGGTTTGAAAACATTCAATATTTATTTTGTGTCTCTAAATATCCGACGTTTCTCCATGATGAGCAGTTGAAAAAGATGCCAAAAGATTTTGAAAAGAGTAGTTTTACGGGATATAGTGATCACACGATAGGTATCGCAGCAGCAGTGCAAGCCCATCACCGCGGCGCAAAGATTCTGGAAAAGCACTTTAGTAATGATATTTTTGCGCAAAGCAAATTCGAAGGCGCACATCTTTGTTCTTTTGACAACAAGTCTCTAAAACAATTTAGAGACTTGACAAAAGAATTGGACATTTTGAGAAAGTAATATGTTGCCAGAAGTATCGATAATTGTTACGAATTATAATTATGGAGATTATCTCCCTAGATGTTTGAGAAGTTGTTTGTCTCAGGCAAACGTGAATGTAGAAATCATTCTTGTTGATGATTGTAGCACAGACGATTCTCTAGAAAAAATAAAGCCCTTCGCTGACAAAGTAAGAATTTTAAAAACAAAGAAGAACTCTGGTGTTGCAGTGGCATCGAATCTGGGAATACAGAACTGTAGGGGGCAATTCTTTTTCCGCGTCGATGCTGATGATTATATCAACAAGGATATGGCTTTTATTATGAAAACTTATCTCGAAGCAAATCATGATGCATTTTGTGTTTCTTCTGACTATTTGATGGTCGATGAATACGAAAACACGCTAGAAAGAAGGTATGCGGATAAAAACAATATATCTTGTGCTATAATGTACAGAAGGGATCTTTTTGAGAAGCTTGGCGGCTACAACCCGAAAATGAGACATAAAGAAGAAGAAGAGCTAAGAAAACGCCTGGGCGATAAATACAGGATCCACCACTTAAAGATCCCCTTTTACAGATATAGAATGCATAATAACAACAAAACCAAACAGCCGGAATACGAGACGTGGAAAATATGACAAAAAAGATTTTCATTACAGGGTGTGCCAAGACTGGAACAACTTTATTATTAAGGATGTGTTACGCCTTCAAAGACACTGAAGTTCTATATAAAGAGGGCTTCAACGGACACGAGTTGACGATAGACGAGCTTGTAGAAAAGGAGAGTGACAAAAAGTTCTTGATAGGCAAAAGGCTCCCTCCGGCGTTATTAAGCAATACCCGCTCGACTGAAACGCAATTCACGGAACAGGCAGAGTGGGTAAAGAGCAGCAACATAGGGATTATCAACGTAATAAGGGACGGCCGCGACGTGGTACTTTCGGACGGCAATTATGTTTCTCCTCGCCGTTGGATATCTTCTATGTCTCAGAGGAAAGAATATTCAGAAATTATTGATGTGGAAATATCCTATGAAGAATTGGTAAAAAGTCCAGACGAAGTTCAAAAAAGAATCATGAAGGCTTTCAAGATTAAGAAAAATCATAATTTTTCGGATTATCCAAAGTATGTGGAAGACTGGGTTTATGATTGGAATGTGTCTGTACAGGGCCGATTAGGTATTGCGGATGCTAGTGCAGATTATGGAAAAAGAAAACTGTCAGAGGATTCGATTGGCAAAAACCTAGAAAAATATAAAAATCTCTGCCACGAAAGTGAGATCGAAGAATTTGAACGAGAACTAAAAGAAGCGGGTTATATTGAATGAGAGTTTTGGTAACAGGCCATAAAGGGTACATTGGATCGCACTTGTTTCAGGAGCTTCAGGACTTAGGTCACGAAGTTATGGGTATAGATCTCAAAGAAGAAGAAGACATACTAACAGATATAGGGCTGAAACATTATGAATTTGATCCTGAGGTAATTTTTCATTTAGCAGCAATTCCCAGAGTTGCCTATAGTGTGAAATATCCGAAAGCAGTGATGTACAATAATGTACATACTACTTCTATTATTCTAGAGTTTGCTAAGAATGTTGACGCAATGGTCGTGTATTCTAGTTCATCTTCTGTGATCGGAAATGGCAATGGCCCGACGAATCCATATGCTTTGTCGAAGTTTGCTGCCGAGCTTGAAACTGTTTTGTATTGGGAGCTTTATGGAGTTAGGACAGTTTCTTTGCGATATTTCAATGTATATTCTAAAGATCAAAAGGCCGATGGCCCATATGCAACTTGTGTTGCTAATTGGAGAAGTTTTATCAAACGCGGAGAAACTCCTTTCATAACTGGTGATGGAGAACAAAGGAGAGACATGGCTCATGTTAAAGATGTTGTATCCGCTAACATCTTTTGCTTAGACAATATAAAGAACGATAAATTGCATGGCCAAGTTTTTGACGTCGGGACAGGAAAGAATATATCTCTTAATGAGATGAAAGATCTTGTTTTAGAGGCTGCCCCGGATTTGGATTTTGAATATGTCGACCCCCGCCCGGGTGATGTTTTGCTGACGAGGGCCAATATACAACCCCTCAAGGCCCTCGGGTGGAGTCCGAAAATAAATATAACAACTGGAATAAAAGAGTGTTTTTTGGAGTTTGCAAATGAGTGAAATTAAGGCCGTAGGAGTTGTTGGAAACGGATTTGTGGGCCAAGCAATAGGATTTGGTTTCGTACCAGTCTTGCCAATATTCGTGCATGACAAAGACCCACTCCGAAGCATGAACTCTCTAGAAGAGACTGTTAACAGATCAGACGTAGTATTCGTTTCGGTACCAACGCCAATGAACAGGGACGGTTCAATAAGTTTAGGAATTGTTAGGTCTGTTTTACAAGATATAAGCAGAGTAAACTCAAGAAAAGATAACATTGTGATTATTAAATCTACGGTTATTCCGGGTACCACCGAGTCTTTTGCTCAAGAATTCCCAGATCTAAATATTGTTTTCAATCCGGAATTTTTAACAGAGAGGCATGCAAAATATGACTTCTTGAATCAATCGAGAATTGTTTTGGGCGGATTAAAAGAACATACCCAAAAAGTAGCAGAACTTTATAGACTCAGATTCAAGCATTGTAATATTATGGAGATGGATAGTACTACAGCAGAGTTCGTAAAATATTTTAATAATGTCTTTTTCTCAGTAAAGGTCGCTTTCGCGAACGAAATGAAACTAATTTCAGAAAAAGCAGGAGTTAATTGGGACGCTGCTCTTGCTGGCTTTGCTGCAGACGGCCGAGTCGGAGATTCACATTTAAATGTTCCAGGCCCTGATGGTAAATGGGGCTTTGGAGGAAGTTGTTTTCCAAAAGATATAAACGCGTTTATTAACTTTTCAGAATCTTTGGATATTCAAGCAAACGTGATAAAAGGCGCGTGGCAAACAAATTTGCAGGTTCGGCCAGAAAAAGATTGGGAAAATCTTAAAGGCCGCGCAGTAGTGGAAGAAACAGAAGGAGAATAATTATGAAACTTTCAAACCAAGCATTAGGAGCGGTGATGTTGGCGCTTCAAAAAAGCTTAATGGAACAGACCGACATAGTCCCGGTTTTAAAAGGCTTCGACTTTGAAGCGAATAAAGAGGAAGAGCTTGTAGTATCAAACCCTCCGATCGTGCATGCGGGTGCCTTTGAAGGAGAGCCAGAAACTGACGATGATTTCGATACAAACTCTACAGTTGGCAGCGATTGACATTTATGCCAATATATTCGTACCATTGTAAGAAGTGCGAGAAGACTTTCGATACTTTTCATTTAATGAGTGAGGTGTGTGAGGTGTGCGATCTCTGCGAGGCTTCTGGTTCTGTAGAGAAAGTACCAAGCATGATAGGTAATTTTAAATTTATTGATTCGCAAGCACCTGGAAAGGTGGTTAAAGAATTTATAAAGAATTCTAAAAAAGATTTAAAAGAAGAAAAGAGGATCTTAAAAAATCAGGAGTACAAATGACATTTATTCTTAGTACTATATTACTTATTTCAATAATTGTAAATGTTGCTCTAGGGTTTTATTCTGTGGCTGCAGCCAAAAGGATATATGTAATATCAAGTAACTTAAGTTCAATTCAAGAAGAGATAAAGTCTTTCCGAGAACATCTGGATTCAATTTATGAATTAGAAACGTTTTATGGAGATGAAACATTAAAAAGCTTGTTGGATCACTCCAGAGATCTTTCTAATGAACTGGAAAAATATGAAAACATTTACGAACTGGTCGTTGATTTCGATGAATACGACTCACCAGAACAAGAGGAGGCACTCATTGAAGAAGAGACGGAAGCGGAATAAGAATCATTATTTTACAAAGGTTCATGAAAACGCAATCATAGATTATACAAATACTGAATGTAATATAAAGAGAACAGAATTATATGTAGATTACATACAACCGGCTTTTCACGAAATGGTTGAAAAAATAACTTACACTTATAAATTCACATCTCTGCCGAACATAGACCCACTAAAAGACGAATGTAAAATTTGGCTGACAACAATTTTGGACAAATACGATCCTAATAAGGGATCTAAAGCTTTCTCATATTTTAGCGTTGTGACAAAACATTGGTTTATACATAAATTAAAAAAGAACTCGACTCAAACAAAAAGAGAAGTTAGTTATGATGATCTGGTAAAAGAGGCAATTCATGAAGATCTGGTGACAAACGAAGAGAGTTATGTAGAAAAGAGAGAGTATAAGGAATTCTGGATGTCATTAATGTCAGAGATCGATCGTTGGGAAGGCGCAGACTTAAAAGTCAACGAAAGAAAAGTGATTGAAGCAATAAAGATTCTTCTTACGAACGCAGAAGAGATAGAAATTTTTAACAAAAAAGCGGTCTACCTATATTTGAGAGAAATAACGGGCCTCAACACCAAGCAAATAGTCAATAATTTGAATAAGTTGCGGCAAAAATATAGAATTTTTAAGATAAAGTGGGACCGCGGCGACTACGAAAGTATCAATAGAATTTAAACATAAACCCTATTTATTACATGAAAGATCTGACAGATTATATAAACAAAGCAACTCAAAACATCAAAGAAGATAGGGCAGCTACAAAAGCTCTCCTTGTTACTTTGATAAAGTATATGACAGTTCAAGATGATCGTCATAAAGAAGTGGGGATGGTTGCAGCAAAATATGTAGAGACTTTACAAAGGTCGAACGAACAGTTGGTAAAGCTTGCTGCCTTGATACAGAAACAATCCTCCGGAGAGAAAGGAATAACAGATATCGAAAAAGACGAATTGTTTGATATCATCCAGTCTAAAAAAGACGAGGATTAATAGAAGTGTCCATAGATGAAAAGATTAAAGAATTTCAAAGACCAGATTATGGAACGTTTGGACAAATAAGGTCTGCCTTTAACCGCGGCGTACCTAACTCTACTCGCCCGGGCCTTAGTAATAATATAGATCTTTGGCAAGCAGCAAAAAACATGGCGCTGGATCATTTCTCCTCACAACGTGGAGATGATGGGATCAAGGGTCAAAGGATCTGTCTAGTTGCTCATTTCGAAACAATACCAAAAGAGGATATTAGGGATCCTTCCGTTGTTGCAGTGCTGGAGAGCCAAGCAGAAGCGACAGGAGAGGTATTGACAGAGGTGTTGGTCGTCTACGGCCCTGTTGCCGGCGGAACATCTTCAATGTTGACTGTGCCCGTGGATCCTAAAAAATTGCCGGATACCGATCCTGCGAAAACCATAGCAGACGACTATGCTAGAATTATAAGATATCCTAGATTTTACGCCATTCCTTCCAAGGCAGCTCCGCTCTTCGGTCATCTTTGTCGGGTCGAGTTCGTTGACAAGCAGCTACAATCATGGGGTTGGTTTCATAGCATGATGGATGCAGGTTCAGGTGCAATCAGTTCCAGATCGGCCGGTTCTCCAACTCCCCCAAGCGCAAGAGATGCGCATGAAGATGTGCCTTCTAGCCCTCTGCCAACCACTAGGCCTACAACTGTGGGGGATCTCACACACGATCCCAATAATAAAACCATATCGACCGGTCGCTGGAACAGAGATGGTCAATTAATAAACGGTGTCAATATGCACGGCCAAAGGCCAGATTTATTCAAATGGCATAGGGCCAGAAAAGCCAGACAATGGGCCAACCCCGTGTTAATAAACGGACTAATAAAAGCTATGGACACCGTCTTCAAAGAGTTTCCAGATCAAACAAGCCGCATATATATGGGCGATATTTCTCTTAAGGACGGCGGAGTTTGTTGTAAAGCTCAGGGCGGTGGTGGCGTAATCCATAAATCGCACCAAAACGGGCTAGACATAGATACTGGTTTTATTTGGACGAAGAGGTTCGGAGACCATTTTATGATTGATGCTGTTGAGACAAATCAACAACATTTTCATGTAGAGGCAAATAAGAGATTCACTGAAGAACTTTTGAGATCTGGAACAGTTCATTCTATTTTTCTTGATCGCAATCTGATAGCCCTGATGGGTATACGTGACCAAAGGCTGTTTCACGTCGCTGGCCACCATCATCATTATCATATCAGGTTTAGCAAGCCTGCTATCAGCGGGGTGGCATAAAATGCCTAAAGATGACAAGTTTGACAGGTTCAGGGAGTTTCAAAGGCCAGACTATGGGACATTCGGCCAAGTCTCGCCGGCATTTGCTCGTGGTATGCCTTCATCAATGCGTCCCGGCGCTAGCAACAACATAGACCTTTTGGAAGCCATGAGTAATATGACCATGGATCACTATTCCGAACCCCGAGCTGATGACGGCATAGGGGGAAAGAGGATTTGTCTAGTGGTGCACTATGAAACAGTACCGAAAGAAGATATCAGAGATCCTTCCGTTGTAGCAGTGCTGGAAAGCCAAGCAGAGGCGGCAGGAGGAACATTGACAGAAGTATTAGTTGTTTACGGTCCTGTTGCAGGAGGTACATCCTCAATGTTGACTGTTCCAATCGACCCCACAGAGCTGCCGGATTCTGATCCAGCAAAATCAGTTGCAACTGACTATACTAGAATTATAAGATACCCTAGGTTTTACGCTACTCCGGGCATGGCCACCCCCACCGCCGGAAATCAAGTGTATGTCGAATTTGTCGACAAGCAGTTACAATCATGGGGCTGGCTACTTGGACCAGTTAACGAAACATCTACCCAGGTCAGTTCCAGAAGCACGTCGAAGCCGACTGGTGCTCAGAAACCCTTTGAAGAGGCCTCATCAAGAGCGGAGACGCTAGAGATTCCAGATGAATGGCAACAACAGCCCGAACCAGACCCCGTATGCACTGAATCGGTTCAACTTGAGGCACATATCCCAACTTTTGATGGATGTCCCATGATTGCGCCGATTAAGGGGTTCTTTGCGGTTCATGCAACATACGGCCAAGGTAGGCGGGCTCATGGCGGAGGAAAGACAAGTCACAAATCCATAGATCAAAATGTTCCGGTTGGTACCCCGCTCCGAGCAATCGCACCAGGAAAAGTAGGGATAATTAGGTCCGCAACGGCAAGAATGACGGGTTCAAAATTCCAGAGTTTACGTAACGCCGTTGCCAATGACGACTGGGCAAATCTTACAATAAAGGGCAAAAATTCGAATAAGTTTTTTAGAAATGACCGCGCCCACGGAAAGGGCCTTACTGCAGACGAAAAGAAACAACTCCTCGCAGCTGCGGACTGGTTGCAATTTAAAAAGCTTGTAAAAAAGATATTTCGACGTGATATTGTCTCTTCACGTTGGCGAGATGCTAAAAAGGCCGGCGTAGCGGGATATAAATCTGCTGGCGGCATCGGCGGAGCATCGGTACGAATCGCACACATGGACGATAATGGTAAAAAATGGGGATCTTATTATGGGCACATGAGCGTGATATATGTAAAAAAAGGTCAAGAAGTTAAGCAAGGCGAAATTATTGGCAGAACAGGGGATACTGCTATATTTGATTCTAAGCCTCATTTGCATATGCAGTTGCATTCTACGCATGCTATTGCAAAATCCTCGCGAATAGACCCCCAGAGATATATCCCGGAGCTGGCTTAAGTGATATTGATATGAGTAGAAAAACTTTTCATATAAAAAATTTCAAAAACCAAAAGCTAAAAGTTTTGGTAATAAATGCAGATTTCGGCAATCTAGAAAGAGAAAAGATTTTTGACGAAACTCCAAGTAAATCTGTTTTAGATAAGGCATTTGAATTTCTCTGGAAAGAGTACGGTTTCGATTTAACGGACCCTGACCATGAAGAGTATACCTTGGAAGGCATAGACTCAGACGGTACAGTCATATCCAGCACCAATTATATAACTGACAAAACAGGCAAAATAGCAAAAGAAGGTACAGTATACGCACAAGATAGGGACCCTTCAACCATGATTCCGGACTCTCCCCTTAATACAGGGGAGTCTCCAAATTCTCGGTGGTCAGAGAGTCAGCCACTGCCCGGGGATCCTAATTACGTACCATATGCACTAGAAGAGAAGCCGCTGTCTGATCCGGTCACTCTTACTGGAAATTTGTCCAGACCAGTCAATATAGAAGATATAGAACAAAACTCAGTTCAATGGCAACAGTACCAGGAGTTATTAAGGGCTAGTTTTCTCGCTGCGGGCCAAATACAAAATTTTGAAGCGATATTCGGAGATAGTTCTGTCCCTAGTCGTAGTCCTGATAGTCCAAGTACAAATCCAGACCTAGATCGAAATTTGGACGACTTAACAAACAATCTATTAACAGTTCGAGGATCTCGGTTTGATTTGTCCGGCTTCGGAAGAGGAGATTCCAGAAGCTCTACCCCGTCTGTCACCGACGATGGCCCCCCTTACGGAGCGACGTATTCTGGAGGACAAGCAAATCTCACTGAAGACGCTGATCCGGCATCACCACCCCAGGCAGGCAACGCCGGCGGCCCCTGTAGAGAAGGATTTACCCCAAGTGTTTGGAGTGGCCCCTGCCCAGATGGCTCTCCTCGTAAATGTATCCCAACCAGGGAAGAAATCCAGAAATGGGAGCGTCTGTGTGAAGATTCCCATGAAGATCCAGCCGAACGAGAGGCTGGGAAAACGTTTTCATGCGCGCGCGCCCAAATGCTCAAAAAACTCCTAGAAAACAATGGATGCCCAGAGGAGCTAGAAGTCGAAGGAATGAGGCTATCTGAAGAGTCTGAACATGAAGTTGGGGATGAGCCTGATGAAGAAAAAGAACTAATTGCAGAGGAAGAAGATGCATCCGGCGCTGGCGAGCCGGCAATGCAAGCTCGTGCTGCAGTTAATACTGATGGAGCAGATTCAACAACAAAAGAAGCATTAAAGAACTTATCAGAGGGAGACAAAAATTTGAACTCTGGAGTGGGGTGCACTCACCGCGTTGATCCTGTCCCTGAGTTTGCAAAAGCTGACGCGGAAGTGCTTCTTGAACCGAAAAGTAGATACAACTCATTTATTGTTCTGGGTGTCGATCGCCCTGGCAATAGAATATCCGGTTATGGAGGCAAGGGCCATACCCAGTGCGGAGCCATCGATATCGTTGTCGGTCGCCATGCAGGTAACCCAGGTCCACGTTCTGTTACAGTCTCTGACGGACAAAAGATATATGCCGATCCCGAGTTTAATGTTCGTTCGTGGCCAAAGCCGAATAAGCCATTAAAGGATGGATACGTATGCGATGCTGCGAGAATTCACATAAGCCAAAAAACTGACATAGATTCAAATTTTAAGCTGACCGATGGCCGCGTTGGGTCAAGTGTTGCACGTTCCGGAATAGGTATAAAAGCTGATGCAGTAAGGGTAATAGGAAATGAAGGAATTAAATTAGTAACAAGATCAGATAAATTTAATTCTCAAGGTGGTCCGATAACAAAGATAAGAGGCGTGGATATTATTGCGAACAACAATCAAAGAGCTTTGCAGCCAATGGTATTAGGAAACAACTTAACAAGATGCCTTACAGATCTCACAGAGGTTATAGACATGGTCGTGGGAACTGTTGAGTCGCTCTTACTTGATCAAATCATGCTCCATACCGCGTTGGCGTCCCACATACATATCAACACCGGCCCAGCTGCTTTCTCGGGGCCTTCTCCGAATTTGATTCCATTGGATATTACCCTTGCTACAAAAAATGCTAGCAAAGATGTTTTTTCTGGAGTTGCGCAAAAGTGGAACCTCGCAAGGTCTAAACTGGGATATTTGGAACGCGGCGGTAAAATGAGTATAAGAAGTAGGTATAATAATGTTAATTAGCGGAAAATCAAAATATGAGTAACAGTGAAATTTTAAAGGCATCTAAATTTGTTGTCACCGGGCTGCCGGGGACCGATGAAAGGGCTATAACTTTTGAACTCCCGCTGAAAAAGGGCGACAAGGGAGTTCAAGTTCTAGTAATACGTGATTTTCTGGGAGTTGGCATGTTTGAGAGTGATGTCTTTGATGATGCTACCAAAGACGCACTTAGAAAATGGCAGTTAGAGCACAAAACAGAAATAAGCGAATTCGCAGGCCTTATCATTGATGAAGACAACTCATCTTCCGCCGACCGCGGTTGGTTCTCGGAATTTGGTGTAGTTCGTCCCGCAACCTTTATGTCAATGATGCAGGTCCCCGGCGCAACGTTCGATAACACCGGTCTCAAAAAAATACAAGAATCCGCCCAAAGGGTTCTGGAATATTTAGATACAAAATCTGAGCTTATAAAGGGTTCAGACTTGGATTCTAAAGATTATTGGAATGAGTTTGGAGTCCCGGAAGATACTGATCGCCCGCCAACCAGAGACGGCAAATTTATATATGTTACGTGGCTTTCTGGAAAAACCCGAGCAGACATAGGGGATGATCCCAGTTATAGGAATTTTGTAGAATCTACAAGTGAGTTGGCTCTTAGATCAGCAGTTGTTAAAGCCTTTAAATTTTATGGCAAATCTCCAGTGTGGAAGCCAGATCCCAACAAGGGTACCTGGAACGAGATAATGGATTATCAAAATTTTCCAACTTCTTTAAGAAATGAAGATTTACAGCTTACTATTGCACCTGTTCCGACCGCTGCTCTGGCTGGCAGCGCACCTACTGTGGATATACTATACGGTCAGGATTTGAGAGAAAGGGCCAAGCCTATTTTCGCTGCCATCAAAAAAATACACAGCCCCGGGGAACGTCCCGGCTCTACTTTTAAATTTTCAGTTGCAATAAATAGACACTTGTTTGATCCGATTCCAGCAAAAGGGACGCTTCATGAACTTCCTAGTCCAGAGGATCTTGATGCTCTTCAGGAAGCTAAAGCCGAAGTTCAGCAACTGGCTGCAGATGCTGCGTCAAATTGGTTGGAAAGCTCAAGAGATGAGATAGACAAGGCGACTTCTGAAATAGTTGAAAAATGTATAGCTCGAATGGCGAGAAATTCTGAATCTGATGGCTTAGACAAAGATGGAATTCGAGCAGCCCTGAGAGACGAATTATTAGCCAGAGCAGAAAAGCACGCAAAAGACGTTTCAGACGAAAGCTTTCCAGCGTGTCGAGAGTATAACATAGATGCGCTCCTGGCCGGCGAAATCAGAGATGAGCATGGTAGCTTCCGCGGTGAAGGGTTAATTCAGACAGTCGTAACAAGAATGAACAACTATGAAATCCAAATGCAACCATGGCGTCTGGTCGGCGGCCGGTTCCAGCCCGGTCTGAGAGTTCCTAGCGAGTCGAGAGAATTAAAGAGAGTCATAGAGGCCACAAAGGAACTGATAAGAACAAACGATTATACTCCCCAGCCCGGCGACAAGATTCGCTTCTGTTTCGATGAAGTAAAGAGGCTCGAAAGAGTTAGGCCGCTTTTCGGCTCGATAAAGGGCTTGGCTACAAAATTTGAAATAGGAGATCATAAAGCAAATCTCCAGCCCTGGGCCCAGAAGCCTCCGATGCAGCTCGTGACGGCTGGTCTTAAGGTGTTGTCCGTACATATTGTAAAGAAGAACAAAGAAGAAATAGAATTTACCTCTGGAATTGATTGGTTGATGACTAATGAGAGGCCATGGAACAATCCACGGACGATGGGATATCTTTATAATATTGAAGAAATGTATAAGATATCAAGAAACAGTAATCTTTGTTCTACAACAAAGCCAATGCCAGGAACGAAGTTTTTTAAAAAATTCACACACAGGATACCGGCACTTAAGACTGTTTTCTTGTTGAATGAATTCAAGAGTACGTTTCCTCCGTTTTCTAACGAACTAAAAACAGCTGCTAAAAAACTAGAAGAAGATTTAGCTATTGCTTCAGGAGGGGCATGGAAAGCATCAATAACAGCAGAACAAGCAATGAATCCTGCGTCTATTACGGATAAATTGCCAGCTGGAGCGGCATGCACCTTAGAGGGTCTTTTTGCAGAGTTCTTGGACATTTTTGATTTTACTTCTCTTTTTTGTAATTTCGCCGGCTGTATTCCTGATATTCCGTGGCCATTGGAGTTTGATTGGGATTTCGATTTTCAACTTCCTATGTTGCCGAAACTTCCATCATGGGATCCCTTGGGGTTTCTACTGGAAATGCTACTTTTAATGATTATTAGTATAATATTGGGCATTTTGTGCGGTATTGCGAGGGCGATTCTAGATCTTCTAAAAGATCTTTTGTCCATCCCGGGATTTCCTGGCTGTAAAGATCTTTTGGATGTTGGTGATAAAGAGTTGTGTGAACTCCTCGGGCCAGAAGCAAGCTCAAGAGCTGAGTGTATTGACAAAGGGGTTGATTGCTTGGAAAAGATGGGTATCCCCGTTGAGCACTATTCGGAATTAGCAAACTTGTTTGATGAAGTATCTCTGGTTCTCACACCTGCGGAACTTTGTGCTCTATTAGGTGGCAACGCACCTCCAGAAGTTATCGGAATTATTAAAGAGATAATTAACAAAACAAAGCCCACGCTTAAGGATTACATCGGAACAGAAAGTCAGATAGAAATGTTTTTCTCTTGTATGGGAGACTTGATTGATCCCTCGGTGTGCGGAAAGATAGCCAGACTTTCGAACGTTGTAATTTCGGATGAGGTCTGTCCAGAAAAAGAAATTCCATCTCTAAGACAAAGATTAAAGGATCTTGGAGCATCTCCAGAGGAGATTAAAGCAGCCATGGCTGATGCTGCAAAAAAGAGGGATGCAATTAAGGATCTCTTCGCAAAAGATCCGCTACAAGATTCTCTCCCGCCTGTCGGGTGTCCGGACCAGGGCGGTCTGCCGGGACCTTATGACAACGAGCATTCACAGAAGGCCAATACCGTAGCGGTGAAGGGGGCCTTGAACGCACTGGAGATGTCTTATAAGATGGACTTGACATCGTACGTGCCAGCGTTCTTCGAACAGACTGCGGATCTCCCGGGAGAGGACGATATGGATGTGATAGATTTTCACATTCATATGAATCTGATGAAACAGATGCAAGATCTTCAGACTAGGGGCGAAGACCCTACATTTAGAGACCCAAGGCGAGCATCAACAGAGAGCCAGTGGATCGCATCCGAAGGTGAGAAGGGGAACATCTATAAACCGTATCTTTGGATAGACGAAAATGAGAAAATACAGATTCTTGCAACCCCAGAAGAACATAGAAGGGCGGGGTATCCAATTTTGGTTTTTCATCCGAGCACAGCATCAGACGAGAAAAAGCGATGGAAAAGTATAGACAACATTAAAAAACATGTGACAGCATATCGATCCACAATAGAGGATGGAAAATTATTTCAAGAACGCCTCGCTTCGAGATTTTTACCTGCCAATGCGGTCAGAAAAACAAAAGTTATACCACTATTGAAGAGTTTGATGAAGAGCAACTATGCTTTTGGATATTCTTATAAAAATGTTCCTGGCCTCTGGAACGGCACCTACCCATTGCCTGTTGCTGGGCAAATGGAAAATTTTATAAATAATTTACCCAAAAGAGAAGGGTTTATGGATGATAGCCATGAGTTGGTTGTTCTTGGTACCAATAAAAATACATCGATTGCACAGTTGAATGATATCACACATGATGATATAGCCTATCAAGAGTTGCCGATTGGAGGTCACGACCACGATATTAAAGATTGTTTTAATATAATAAGTCACACCATCGACAGGACCCTGAGACCGGAAGATAGAGAGGAACAAATGGTTTACAGGGTAAGGACAGCAAATTTTATAATTCCGCCAGAATTTAAGGCGAGAAGACTTAACTTGGCCAATGAGAAGGCCATGGGCAGCCCCGGCCCCGACTCGCCACGATCGCTTCGTCCACCAATGTTTGCTGATTTGTTTGTGAATGCTTGGATACGTGAACTCGAAGCCCACCGAGATAATTTACCTTTCATTCGCGCTGCCCGAGAGGCAGCCTTTACATCGTCGGAGTATGCTTTTGGTCATGACCCTATGCGACATCAGATTAACAGTCGTTTTCCATTTTTTAACTCAGACGTTGAACAAATCACCGACCCGCGCACCGCTGAGACCAGAAACCTTCAGGATAAGTGGATAAACCAGAGCCTTGAGTTTCTGAATACCCACCAAAGCCTCAATAACTTGGCCGGATGGCCAGATAACAATTATCAAGGGTTTTATCGAGCACAAGCAACGGCATTTCTTGAGGCCATCGGCGAGAGTATATCCGAGTCTAAGTTTTTCGATCCGGCACAACTAGAGGCATTAAATACAAAACTGGTTGCAGCCTTTGTTGAGTGTGACGAGGAACCATGCCAAGGCCCAATGGGAAATGAAGGGGATCCTGATGTCCCAGAGGAAGAGCAGAGCCCCTCAGCAATCGTTCCAGCCACAGCGGAAAAGCCCTGCATCAAAAAGAATGATATTGCTTTAGATTTCGAACAACTTAAGAAAGATATAATGAAGGCCTATAATGAATCATTGTGCGAACCAGAAAATGACCCTGTAACGAGAGACTTCAGAGAACCCGGCCCTCTTGAGAACGCCATTGCAGATCAGATGATATTCATATATATAATGTCTTTTGCCTTGGAATTTGTAATGAAGGGGATATTCCTCTTTTCTGAATTTGACGGAGAAGATATTATGCAAACAAGAATAATATCTTCTTATATGAAAGACTATCTAGAGTCAAAAATATTAGAAGAGGTCTTTGGAGAGGAAGAGCAAGAAGATAGCCAAAGGATCGTAGATAGAATTAAAAAAATAACAAACGAGGATGACTTCAATATTGCTTTGGATAAGTTGATAGCGAGAGTTATGAAAAATGCGAAGAAGACAATTACAAGCGTTTCAAACAAGCTTTTTATGCCCAAATATAAATCTTACAAAGAGAAGTTCTTTGAAGAGCTAGCTCTTGGCAGTGATAAAATAGAGGGTTACAAACAAATACAAAACCCTATCCGTCGAGGATATATAAACATAGGAAGAAAGTTTTTCAATAATCATAAGTTTTCATATGATGCTGCAGGCAACCAGCAAATCACGGCCGGTTCGGTAAGTCAAATGAAACTTACTCATGGCTGTTTCTATTTAGAGGAATATTTCAGATTCAGTAAGACTTTCTTGGTAGGCTTGATGGCGGATAGTGATTGGCTTCGTAACTATGAAGATGTACATGAAGGCGGCCATGGTCGCCGAGAAGTACCCGTGGGTGACCATCGACATCGGCGAGGCGCGAGCGAAAGAAATCTGATACCGCTGAATGCATATTTCGGACCATTCAATGAGCATGAATTAAATGGCTTGTTAAATTATTTTGCGGAACATGGTTCCCCCACTCTTGTCGGAGGATCTGAACTAGATGGGGAAATTTTCCCCGAAGCCAAGGCTGATGAATACGAGACTTTGGCAAAATATCTTATAAGTGAGCCCGGGGCCCTGACTGCCGGAGTTAGATTAATGTATATACCGCCGGCAAATGAATCGATTCGGCGTTCAATTAGGCATAATCGTCGTGTTTGGTACCAGAACGAAGACGAATACGACGAATCGCGACAGGCAGTCAGACCCGCGGGATGGAAATCAGATTCTCGACCGATCCAACCTCGGGCTCTTATTGGAAGGGATATGTCGTTTAACCAAATTGTTGGACAATACGACGACGGCCTTAAAATAGACCAGGGACTCCAACAGGGGCGACAAAACCAAATCCGGTTTTCGCAACCTTCGCTTGCAAGCAATAATCACCAGATGTTCACCCAGGGCGATACCTCGAATGAACGAAGTCGCGACTTCACGGTGCATAAACAATGGAACAAGGGTGCAAATGAGTTTATCACAACTACTCGCGCCTTTCTTGGTAGTCCAACGGCTGGATTTGAAACTCATAACTGGTTCTATAGGCGTCAAGGGGAAATGGAAGCTCTGGTTGCGGCACAAGAAAAACATTGGCAAGAACATGGCCACGCCGCCGACGTTGAGAATACCATCATCCATGCCGGCACTCACCCTGAGGCGGTGGGAATAATCCATGAAGAGATGACACCACAGCAAAGGCTCGACCGATTTAATGAACTTCTTCGCGGTGAATATCCCATTGAAAAGCAAGAAAATCTTTATAATCGTGAGCCAAACCACCCAAATATATTTCCTCTACTTCCACGCAGGGGTGTTGGTACCCCGTCCGGACTGGCAGATGAAGGCAGCATCGTTCAAGGTGTTGACATGTCTTCGGGCGTTTTTGGGGCGATGCACGTTAAAGATATCGACACATCCACCATGGGTCAACGTACCGGTGCCGGTGGTGCCGAAGCTGCTGGCGGTGCGGGCGGTGCGGGCCAAGAAGGAGATCCAAGCGCTCACAGAGGAGACCCTTGGGGAACTTATACTGTTTTCCCTATGCGCGTGAAAGACGGGGGTACAATCCCTTCCAATGTCCATATTAATCTGCAGCCAGAGATGGATCAATTCTCCCATGAAGACAAAAGGGGTATAAGTCAAGCCGGCGTTTGGCCGCCAGAAGGCCGCGGCGACATGACACCGACTCCTATTTACAACTTCGAGAAATCGATAGATTGTTTGGGCAAGTTCCTGCTCAACTATAAGAACGCGTTCGATACAGAAGGTGAGGTCGAGACGCGCGTCTTCAATACGATTTTCTTAGGTGAAATCCAAGGATTGATGCAGAATTATAAAGAAGCCCTCCTGAAGGAGCATTTTGGGATGGAAAAAGACACCGACCCACGGTCCCTTATCCGCGATGAGTCGATCAATGAGGTACGGTGGAGGCTAACTTCAGAGCCATCGGAAGACATAAGGTATCTTTTTGACTTCGTTTTTCCTCTAGATAGGTATGTTTCATTATTTTTAATAAATCACATAACAATCCTAGACAGAAATGAAGATTTAGCAGAATTGTTTGATGGTACCCGAGCTGCAGCAAACATGATCTTAAGGGCGATGATTACCCCTCCGACTCTCGACGACAGTCACCTTTCCCTCGATGGTGATATGTTTAGTGCTGCCATGGCGTCTCAAGGCTCTGAGGGCCCAATGGAAGAACTCAAGAGGAAACTAAAAGATTTCTGGCCCATGATAAAGAAAGCAATAAAGATGGCTCCGATAATTGCTATAAGAAATACCGCAAATCATTTGGATCCGGCCTACAAAGAAATGAACAAGGTCTATAAAAAAGACCCCTGCAAGCTAAGAAGGGGCCTAACCATGGGATCGTTATCAAATAAAGGGGTTGTGGTTAACTCTTTCCCATATGCAGGGCGACCCAGAAAATTGACAAAAGAGGGCCTCACCCGTTGCGGCGCAGGCGGTGCACTGCCACTTTATGTTCCAGTTAACCGGGTCGCCGGGGATATTGGCAAATCTGTGGTGGCTCTTATTATGGCGGCTCTTCCTTTCGGGCCTTCGTGGTCGCGTGCAGCAAAACCGATAAAAGGAACAGTTCAGCACCTAGTTAATACAGCTCTCGGTACTGAATTTTTAGAAAATCTTGGAGCCGGAGAAGAAACAGGAAAATATGGAAAACTCCTTTTTCTTCCAGGACTTTGGGGCTTGTCTATAAGAGAGCTTCCAGGGGAAGAACATTGGAAGAAGCAAAAGGAGTTTCAATGCATCTCGTGCGACACACCCGGCCGGCCAATGCAGCCACCGCCTTTCTGTGTCGATGATATTGTGACTGAAGAGGAGGAATGATAGATGCCTAAAATATCACCAAAATTGCCACTGGCAATGTCTGAAGAGGGCGGGTATGGTTCTACAAAAAGCATACCAGAAGCAGTTCAGCAAAACTTGAAGAATCTTATTTTGACGGTCCCCGGAGAAAGAATGATGGATCCAGAATTCGGAGTGGGGCTATATAAGTATTTGTTTCAAAATGCAACTCCGCCGACTTATGATTCTGTAAGGATGAGAATACGCTCGCAAACTGCAAAATATCTTCCCTTTGTGGACATCCATGAGATTATAATGAGTGACCCAGACGATGACAGATTCCAATCAACATCAAATTTTTTATCTATAAAAATAGTTTATTCCATAGAAAGCATGGATGATGTAAATATTCTTACATTAAGTACTGATCAAAGCACTAATTAATAATAAGATAGTTGTTAAGGAATTCTGAAATGGCTAAAAAGATAATCCCAATAAAATATACCAATAGAGACTTTTCGTCAATCCGGGACTCTCTGGTACGACATGCGAAAAGATACTACCCAAATACGTACAAAGACTTTAATGAGGCTTCGTTTGGATCCTTGATGATAGATACGGTAGCCTACGTCGGCGACGTTTTATCTTTTTATCTGGATTATCAAGCAAACGAGTCATTCTTGGAAACAGCTGCAGAGTATAAAAATGTTTTAAAACTTTCAAGGGCCCAGGGCCTAAAGTTTAATAAGAACCCCTCTTCTCATGGGTTGTGTCAATTTTTTATGTTGGTGCCCGCGGTTTCAAACACAGGAGCACCAGACATGAGATACGCCCCTGTTCTGAGGAGTGGCACGCGACTTTCAACAATTAACGATGCGCCATTTACACTAATAGAAAATGTTAATTTTGCAGACACAACAAATGAGCTTGTAATAGCAAGAGTTAATGAATCTACAGGTGCACCAACATATTTTGCAATAAAAGCAGAAGGCCGAGTTGTCTCAGGAAGAAACGAAGTCGAAAGAGTCACAGTGGGAGATTTTAAAAAGTTTAGATCGATCTCCTTACCGGGAGAATCAATTTCGGAAATTTTATCTGTTGTCGACGCAGAAGGGCACGAGTATTACGAGGTAGATCATCTTTCTCAAAACATTATTTTTAAGTCAGTCGTAAACAGAAAGGCCGAAAAAGATGGAGTACCCAGCGTAATGAAGCCCTTTGCGGTACCGAGAAGGTATACTGTTGAGCACCTGGACGATGAAACAATTTTACAATTTGGCTACGGCTCAGAAAACGAAATAATGAGCGGATCGATAGCTGATCCATCTAATGTGGTTTTGAGAAGATTGGGCAGAGATTTCATTTCAGATACTTCTTTCGACCCTGTAAAGTTGACTTCCACTGATAAGTTTGGAGTCGGCCCGTCAAACACTGTTTTGAAAATAATTTATAGGACAAATACAGAAGAAAATACAAATGTAGCAGCAAACTCTATAAATAGTGTTGTTCAGGCAAACGTGGAATTTAATAATATTACGTCTTTAACCGAGGCCACAAGGGATTTTGTAGCTAATTCATTAGAGGTTACAAACGGCGAGCCAATATTGGGAGATATAAGTCTGCCAACCGTAGAAGAATTAAAAATAAGAGCAATAGACGCCTTCGCAGCACAAAATAGAGCAGTTACTAGAGAGGATTATGTTGCCGCAACATATACTATGCCTGCGCAGTTTGGCGCAGTTAAGAGATGTTGTGTGAAAAGAGACGATGATGCCTTTAACAGGAATTTGAATTTGTATGTGATATCTGAAAATCAAGACAATCATCTTGTTAGAACAAACATAACAATTAAAAATAATTTAAAGACTTGGCTAAATCATTATAGAATGATAAACGATACAGTTGATATACTTGATGCGCATATTATAAATTTTGGAATAGAATATGACATTGTTATTGAATCTGGCGTAAATAGGCATGCCGCCCTTAGGGCCTCAAACTTAGCCATACGAAGTTTACTTAAAATGACAAAAGAGATCGGAGAACCAATAATAATAACAGACATATTCAAAGCCCTGAAAGATGTCCGCGAAGTGGTAGATGTCGTGGAAGTTAGAATAATCAATAAGGTTGCAGGAGCATATTCTCAAGTAGTTTTCGATATTGCTAAAAATACTTCAGCAGACGGAAGAGTAATAACCCCTCCTCAGACCCATATATTTGAGCTTAAATATCCAAACTTAGACATTGTAGGTACTATTAAGTAATGACAATAAAGAGATATACAGCAACGTCGGATACAACCATAAGCAATGCTTACAAGACGAATCTTTCTTCTTCTGCAACTGGCTCCAATATGGGCGCATCTGATGTATTAGAGGTGTTTTCAATATATGGTCAAGCAAATACCTCTTCTGTGGAGAAGTCTCGCGCCCTTTTGAAGTTTCCGGTATCTACAATCTTATCGGACAGGAACGCAGGAACTATTCCGCACTCTGGAAGTGTGAATTTTTATTTGAGGCTTTTTAATTGTCCTCATGGACAAACTCTCCCTAAAGATTATAAATTACAAATCTTGCCCCTCTCTAGATCTTTCACGGAGGGCACTGGCCTGGATATGGAACAATATAGCGACGAGGGCGTTGCGAACTGGGACGTTGCTAACACTACAAAACAGAAGCACATAACCGATGTTAAATTCCTCACAAACACAAAGACCAATTATCAAAATAAATATTTTTCGATACATAATCAAGAAGGTACAAAATACAATTTCTGGTTCATGGTAGAATCCAGCGATGGTGGGCCCAACCCAGAGGGAACCGAGGTTACAGTACCTCTTACTGGTGCGGCGATTGACACTGCCAAAGAGTTTGCAAAACAACTCGCCAGAGCGGTAAACACGGGCTCTCAAGATGGTACAACTGTAACGGGCCTCTCTGCCTCTTGGACCGCCGGCGACACAGCAGAAGCAACCCAAGCAACAGTAAGAATAACAGTTACATCTGAGGGTGGTATTTCCGGGTCATATCAGGGGTCGGTGAGTACCGCTCATCTTTCTATAGAAACGAAACAAACTGGTGGCATGACCGTGTGGACGAATCCTGGCGGAGATTTTCATGAAATAGGTTATACTGCTGGTCGAAACCTTCCACATTATGTGCAGTCTTTTACAAAAGGTCCCGAGAATTTGGAGGTCAACATAACTTCACTAGTGGAAGAATGGATAAAAGCAGAAAGTGCTACAGACCCCGATAGAGAAAATCACGGCGTGATGATAAGGTTATCGGGTTCATCTACGGCGGAATCCTCCTACGAAGACGGGACCAGAGGCAGATCTTATTATACTAAAAAGTTCTTTTCTCGTACTAGTGAATTCTTTTATAAGAGGCCTCTGATCGAAGCTCGTTGGGACAGCTCAAAAAGAGACGACCGCGGAAATTTCTTTATGAGCAGTTCTTTGGCATCTGGAGAAGACAATTTAAACACTCTGTATCTGTACAATTATGTAAGAGGCAAACTAAAGAATATACCAGTCTTGGGCGGCAATTCCGGAAGTAACGATGCACATACAAGCATACATGTGCAGGTTTTTCCTTCTGGCAATATAAAGAATAAAATTATAAAGGCGAAAAGTTTGCCCATCGGCGGCGGCGTCACCGTCCACGGAGCTACTGTGATAAGTGGGGGTTGGGTTTCGACCGGAATATATTCCGCATCTTTTGCATTTACTGGCTCTGAAAAAGAGATTTTTGATATTTGGAGCAAGCCTACCAAAGTAATACAAGGAATTCAGCTAGTAACTGGTTCTGTATTCGATGTCAAGAAGTTTGGCTCTTTGCATTATAATCCGGGTAATCGCTACGTTACCAAGATAACAAACTTGAAAAGCGCATATTCCCAAGGAGATAAGCCAAGATTTAGAGTACATGTTAGGCAAAAAGATTGGCAGCCAAATATTTACAATGTTGCCAAGAACACTGCAGAAGCAGAATATATAGAAAATGCATATTATAGAGTGTATAGAATTATTGACGAGTTTGATGTAATACCATTTGGTACGGGTTCAGGCCAGCAGGGCAAATATACGAGAATGTCTTATGACGAGAAGGGCAACTATTTTGATTTAGACATGTCCATGTTCGAGTCGGATTATTCTTATGCCATACAACTGGCTTATGACCATGGCGGTCAAAATATTGTACAAGAGCAGGTATTTAAATTTAGAGTAGAAAAGTAAATGAGTCTTAAGAAGCTTTTTAAAGGTGTAAAATCCAACACTGTTCTCCCTAAAGCCAGCGCAAATCAGGCCTTAGAAGATGTAGAGTCGGATAGATTTGTAGACGCCTACATTGAAAATAGGAATCGGATGGAGCCTCCGATTGATTACTACACTGCCTCAAACTTTGCGAAGTTCGGCATGGCAGAAGAGTATTATGATGTAGCCATTAAGAGAACTCACCAAACATATCCATATGATGGATCTCTTTACGAAAAAGAGAAGTGGCTAAACGAATCAAACGGCCTAGATTTACATATTTTCAGAAACGAATATCCCAGAACAACGGGTTATGTAAGGTTTTCTCCTTCTGGTTGGGGTTCAAAGGTATCCCAGTCTGGAAGTTACGGTAACCCAGCCACAAAAGAGTACATTTACATAAAAGGCGGCCCGCACTTAGATAATGTGTGGCACACGGCTAGCAACAGAACTTCTAACCTGGAAATAGACGGCAACCGCGGAAATACCGTTGAGTTCTGGCTCAAGAAGGGTGGTTACAACGGTCTGACAACAAAAGAAGTAATTTTTGACGTTTGGACCACCGGCTCCTTCCCAGGTGATCACGGCTACGGGCGCTTGACTGTGGAACTGGACGGAAGAACAGATAATACGAAGTCTCCATTCCAAATAACATATCGATCGGGCTCATCCGGATTTAAAAATTTAATTCTGGGAATCGAAGGCACTCCAGGTGGCGGAGCATCTCCCGTCAATGCCAGTGGTTCAGATAATACATGGCATCATTACGCAATCGCCATGCAAAATACGGGTAGTAAAATAAACGCCAGACTTTACATTGATGGCAATTTACACAGATCTGTTCTGGCCGGGTCCTCAATAGGTAGTATAAACACTGCCCTTATTGGGACCATTGGGTCTCTGGTGGCCGTCAAAGACGGTACCGGATCAGATATCGAAGATTCGACCGCGGTAAGAACACCCGCTTTAGGTCTCGGAAAGTTATCTGGCTCTTTGGATGAATTTCGGTTTTGGAAAACCAAGAGGTCGTCTAAAGACATCGGGAGACACTGGTTTACTCAAGTTGGAGGAGGTGCAAACAACGAAGAGGGGAATACTGATCTCGGAATATATTATAAGTTCAACGAAGGTATAGTTCAAGATAGTACAATTGATAAAATAGTTTTAGATTATTCGGGAAGGGTTTCTAATGGTGCCTGGACAGGGTATTCTTCAGCAGGTCGCTCCACTAGATCTGCAATAATTGAGTCATCTGCATCTTTGAGTGAATTCGAGGACCCCATAGTTCATTCTGAACATCCGGATATTATTTCCCTAAAAGACGAAAAAGAGTCCCAAGGAAAGTCCCATGACTTGGTCAACTCAGCATGCTTGTATCATTCGTTTCCCTTGTGGATATTAGAAGATGACAATGGTGATCTTAAGAAGATGGTTCATATTATTGCCAGCTATTTTGATAGTTTATTTTTAAAGATAGAGGCCCTTAATGAACTTAAACACAGAAAATATTCAGATTACAAACACAAGCCTTTGCCCTTTATGGATCGTATGCTTGGCTCTTTGGGCGTCGACGCACCAGAGATCTTTGTTGATGCCGAAGTTCTTGAAACGATAGGAAAGAGAACAGAGGACAGGACTTTTGAACAAAATCTTCATGATGTTAAGAATTTAATATACAGAAATATTTATAATAATTTAGTTGAAATATGTAAATCGAAAGGCACGGAAAGGGCTTTTAGAAATGTTCTTCGTTGTTATGGTATAGACGAAGAATTAATAAACATCAACGTTTACGCAGATGGGGTAACTTATCCTATCAAAGAAAACTATAGAATAGGTGCTATAAAGAAGCCAACTATAAATTTCAATAAAGAATCAAATCAAAAAGCAACTGTTTATCAGGCTAGTTCTAGTTTTGATCCGGGGTCTTCACCGCATGCATATCTTGGATATGGCGGCCATAAGGCGGCCCCATGGGCTCTTTCTGGCTATATAACTGCATCTACGTTTCCCGCATCTGGCATGGCTTTTACGACAGAAGCAGAAGTAATTTTTCCAAAACATTTTGACATAAATTCTGCTTTCCATTTCTCTACGCCCTTGTCAAGTTCACTTTTTGGTTGCCATACAGTGCCGCAGACTTTCACAAGCACAACAGCTGACGTTTTCACTTGGAGAACTTCTGCTAAAGATTTCGCAAACTTCGAGGTTTATGCTAAAAAGTTCAAGAAAAATTCAAAGGACGCAAAATTTATCCTGAGGTCGACTTCTGGGATTATCCCAGGCATAGAGACAGATTATTATTACGATGTTTACGATAACAGTAAATGGAACTTCGCAGTAAGAGTTGCTCCCAAGGCCCACTTGTTTGGAGACATGGTATCTGGTTCTATGGCCAGGGGATATAATGTGGAATTCTTCGGAGTCCAAACTGACGCAGGTGAAATAAAAGAAAAATTCTTCATATCATCTTCTTTGACTCAGGCCCAAGGTAAAAGGTTTCACGAATTTTCAAAGAGGTTTTATATCGGCGCGCACAGGCAAAACTTTACAGGATCTGTGCAAACATCTACTGATGTCAAATTTTCGTCCCTAAGGCACTGGATATCTTACTTGGATAATGACACAATTGAGGCACACGCAATTGACCCAATGTCTTATGGTGTTCCTGGTCCACATAAAGACAGCTTTACTTTCATAAAAGGTGACAACTCTAGGGTTCCAAAAATTGATACATTGGCTTTGAATTGGGATTTTGCACAAGTTACGGGATCCGATAAGTACGGCATATTTGTAGTTTCCGATTTTTCTTCTGGTTCGGTGTACCTCAAGAACAACTATGGTTGGGCTGGAAAGATAGTAGGAAATTATCATCCTGGACAAGGAAGATTCTTTGAAGCTAGCACCACAGCCAGTGTTGATGTGGAGTATTTATATTCTGCAAGAAAGAGACACCCAGAACAGATTAATTCTTCAAACATGGTGAAGCCGCTAACAAGAGATGATCAAACATTCACCAGAGAATCCACCCCGGTATCTCACTTCTTTTCTATGGAAAAGAGTATGTACCACACTATCTCGCAAGAGATGTTGGACTTCTTTGCTTCGATATCTGACTTCGGAGATATAATAGGAGACCCAGTTAACAGGTATCGCCCGCAATACAAGGCGATGGAGAAACTCAGACAGATTTTCTTTAGAAAGATCGCCAACGATATGGACTTAGAGAAATATGTGGAGTTTTATAAGTGGATAGATGCATCTCTTTCAGTCATGCTAGATCAGTTCAAGCCAGCCACAGCTAGATTCTCGGAAGATATCCGGACCATGGTCGAGAGCCACCTACTTGAGAGGAGCAAATATTGGACAAAGTTCCCAACTCTTGATATGAAGAGTAAAGAACCTGTTGGTCACATTTTGGGCATAAATGAACTGTTGTATGACTGGGAACATGGGCATGCCCCGTTGCCTGAATTGTCGGTCCCAGTTGCAGCCACTGCAACATGGACTTTTACCGATAAAGCAAATGAAGAAACTACGATAACACTTACTGACGCTGTAGGAACATCAGCTACTTTTGAAGTTGATAATGCTTCTGGTACTGGTGATGGTGCTTCAGTTGCTGGAGCTATAGCTATGGACCCGCCTACTAATAATGCAGCGGGTATGGCTAGTATAATGGTCTCCTCGGTTAATGCGTCAGCTTTAAAAATTACAGCAACTAATCCGAGTAGTGGAGTAGTACTTTTAACTCAAGATATTGGTGGTGAGCGCGGCAATACATCTATTGCGCTCAGCGATCAGGCAAATTGGCTAGCTAATTCCAACCCGGATGTACCATCTGCGTTCACTGGTGGAAAGAACGCCCGGGCCGAAGACGAAAACTGCCTTTGGTGGAGAGATAGGGCGTCAAGAACAAAGGAATTCCCACTTTCGGCGTCTGTGGACCCGGCGTCTGCGGATCCTCCTCTTCGTAGATTTAATTCAGACAGAGAAAACATAAGAAAAGTTGCCAATAAGCAAGTTTCAGGTTCGACGTATGTTATCAACAAACTTTCGAGACCATATAGACTTTCAGTTTCTGTGATGCCAGCAATCCACGGCGGCGATAATTTTCATTATAATAAGAAAAAGGATTTCTTTCTCGGCACAACACATCCAGAAAGTAGGCAGTATATAAGAATCAGCGGCTCTGATATTGACGTAGGAAGAGACTGTTCAGATATAAATAAGCCTAGATACGGCGGCCGCCATCGCGTCACCGAATATTTTGACAATGGCCGGTGGCACTCAGGTCCATCTGCCGGCGGAGCGATAGTTTACGAAAAGAAGAGGTTTAAAGGAAAGGTCGACGTCAGCTATACAAAGAATGATTATGATTTGGATACAGTGGTGCCTTTTAGTCTTTTTAGTAGTTCTATCGACGATCCAAAAGATTACAAAGCGCAGGTTTATAGAAATTTCAAACAAGGTGTGGAAATCACGAATCTTCATTCGGACGCATATGGTGATGATCGGGAAATCCCTATGCAGGGCCCGTTCACAGAAAGACATGTTGGTGGCCATTTTCACAGGCATGTTGATTTAAATCACACTGCAAGCCATTCATCTGATAGTGATGGTGCAGAGGGAGTGACGTTAAGAGGTCTTGATGATAGGACAACGAGAATAGAAGGGTTCTTCATTACCATGTCTCAAGGGAACCTTTATGTTATAAATCCAGATATGTACGGCCCGAACTTCCATGGACAATCACCGTCTCTTTTCAAGATTTCTTCCACCAGTAGTTACGCCGGCCGCGCTCATGTTTTGAGGGAGCCTTTGGCCAAACGACCAGTTAATATTCGCAATATAAGACAGTATGCAAAGAGCGGAAGTATCAAGGCGGGTAATTATCAGCATGATTATCAAATTGTTCAAGGTACCTCCCCGGAAGTAAACAAGGTTTTCTTAGTTAGAGAAACGGCCTGGAGAGGTGGAAACAAAACAGACCTCTTCGGTTCTGGCTCCGGCGATAGTATCGCCACAGTTAAAGACTCGACAAAAATTGTATCAAGGCCGATAAGAAAAACTTATTTTGTTAATAGATTTTCAGCCCCCGGCGGCCCAGAGACTGCCGGCGATGCCTTTGGCGGTGCATTTCTTGATCGCCCAACGAACCAATATTCGGTTTATAATTGCTTGAACTATAGAAATCTAGCGGTAAGATACCCTCTTGATGGCCATTATATGAATACCACAAGAAGGCACGGATATACTTACGGCCCTGCAGCAATAACTTGTAGCGTTACGGGACTAAAGGACAGTTTGCATATTCCGTCTGTTTCGTTTGAATTTGAAAATGGTAAAAAGTATAATGCGAAAGTTAAAACAGCAACTCCAGCGACCGCTTCCTCTCCTACTGTCATCGGCGTAAATGGTATCTCTACAGCTAAGGCACTGGCTTATTCGCTGTATACCTCTCTGAGAAAGGCAGCAGAAGAAGACTTCTTGCCAATATCTTGCTCAGTCAAAGAGCAGTTTGTATATATAACGCCGCTTCAAGACCCAACAAGTTTCACCATCAGCGGGTCGCATACAACAGGAAGCTCTCCAGTATTTTCGCATGCATTTTTTGAGAAATTTGCCAACCCTCACAAAATTCATAGAAATACGAAGTATGTGGGAACGGACACGACAACCGAACCGGGCGTGAGGCCAAAACATGACAACTATTTTGTTCAACATCAAATACCCCAGAGTGACCTACAGTATGCTTGGATAAAGGCCGCTACGACGGAAACTACGGCCTCCTACAACCGTTTAGAGAGTGCTTTTACGCATCCTTCTGGGCAGGATGATCCAACATCTTACTCCCTTACAAGCGTAACTGCAAGCTCTCCTGAGTTTGTTAGTGCCAGTGATGGTGGGTTTTTGGATGCGGGAGACTATAGTTCTGTTCATGGGTATCGGGCTTACGCAGAAACTAAGGCAAACGCGTCTTTCCTTCCAGTTGATTTCGTTGGTATGAATCAGGTTATAGTGGAGCCTGTGCATTTAGATTCGAACAAAATAGGGTCAGACAATATTGAATGGAATTCTAATGGGTATGTGGTTGGGTCGGATACCGATTCTGACGGGAATACTATTCGCCAGCGCCGACTCCTTGCGGAACCAAACGGTCATCTAACTGGGGAAGAAGGAGATGCTCGAATATTTTATGGTTATTTGGGATATCACGATCACTTATATCAAACTGATGTGCTGTTTCTCAATTCACTGATACATAACCGCCAGGGCCCATATGGTTGGCCTAGCTGGAAACAGTTGAGGGTGGCCCAACATCCTATTGCAAGAAAGCTAAGAGAAAACAATATTTATGCTCCATCGGTTGAGCAGATAGATCCCAACTCTCCAGCGAAGGCTTTATCTTACGAATCGAATAGGGGCGGTAATTATTCTTGGCCCGACTCAATTGATCATCGGTCTGCAACGACAACCAGGGGATCATCTGCTTCGAGATATAGACTCACAGAATCTGTAGTTAGTTCTAAGTTTGGACCGATAACACAACTTTCAGTTCTTGAAACTCAGGTTCTTCCCCCGATTGAGGAAAGGGGTACTCCCCGAGAGGAGTTCTTTGCTAGCAATCCTTCTGTTACTTCTGAGGCTAGAATAGAAGACCTTTTAGATACAAACGGGGCAGCCTCCAGAGGCTTGGGCAGAAGAGACATAAAAGAACTTCGCTTTACTTATGGCAACGCGCTAGCTAGTTTTTCCAATAAGCAAATGAGGCTCTTGTTTGGTATAAATGAAGGGAGGATGAGAGAAAGGCTTAACATTCCCATAACTAGGAATTCTGTACTTAACACTTATTTTGAGACAGTTTATCCACGAGATGAGAATTCTTATCTTAAAAAGGCAAGATCACGAAGTCAATTTAGGGTTGATTGGTGGAAGCAGAATAGGGCAGACAGGCTAGTGAGTCAACCTTCTGGTTCAACTTCTCGCGGCGAAGGTATAACAGGTAGTGTTTGGCCCCTCGATGCGCAGGTAAATTTCGGCACTGCAAATGAGATAAGCCTAGGTACCGATGATCCGAATACCTTCGGAGAAGGTCAGTTAGTTTCAAACATTTCAATCTTTAGATCCGGATCGAGAGGAGGCGGGTACCCAATCACGAGAATCCCAAGCGCCTCAGCCGTATATTCAAGAAAATTTCCAGAGACTACTTATCAGGTTATACTTAATTGTGCTTCTCACGTTTCAAACAAGAATCTGCTCTATGGAAGCAGTGACTCTCCTGGTTATAATACTGGCGATTATTTACTAATGTATCCACCAGCCGGCGATGCATTGCCGTTGTTTTTGTTCTTTTCCTCGAATGCGACAACTGGAAATACGCTAAAAGCAAATGTGTCTGACCCAAAACACTTGGTTTGGGTAGTTCCACTGTCTGGCACTGTTACAAATGCCAGTCAATTGTCGAAAGCTATTGTTGATAACTTTGCTGAGGCCCCTTCTGGGTGGAAAGACCTTGTTACGGTTCACCGTGATAGTAGTAACAATAAAGTGTTGATAAAGTTTAAAGGCGTTTGGGAAAATTCATATTTGTCCGGCCACTATCTTGGCGAGGACTGGGCAGGAGATTATCTAGGCAATCAGTTTGATGACGCAGATGCGCGCTTGACAAAATTATTAAGACCAACTTCAAAAGTGAGCCGTCACCTAGCGGGCGGAGCAAAGTGGCAAGTTGGCGAGATGTCAGGCAGGAATCCTTTTCCATACGAGGATTATGAAGATTGGCAACAAGTGATAAGGAGAAAAGCAAAAGATTTCTCAATTCTTCCTGAATATAGAATAAGCGAACACATGCCCTTCTATGTTGATAGTTCAAAAGTTGAAGATCCGTTCTTTACTTGCCATCCAGATGGGATTTTTGAGCTTACTGGGGCTGCGGATGATTTCACAGACAGCAGCAAGACGGACTTCTTTAAGGTTTACGGCCATAGCGACTTTTTAAGACATTTTGATGAAGTCACTGCAGATCAGGCTACTGTAAACAAGCATCCGGGAATGCTCACCCTGAGATGTAAAGCGATGAAGAAGTTTCTGCCATACGAGGGGTTCTACCCCGTTCAAAGAACGCTGCAGCTTGCAACTCTGATGAGCGAGTCCTATGCCAGAAAGAGTATAATGCCAGAAACTCAAGAAGCGGTAGATGTAACAGGTATCCGACCTATGTTGTCAGCATTTTATGCCCCTGGCATTTGTTATAACTCTATTAAGTCGGGCCTAGCGGTAGATTATCCTATTTTTGAGCCTGCCCGCGATCGGCCGTTTAATAAGTTCGTCACAGCCTTCGCCGACGCAGACGACAATTATGTGAATATTGGCATGTCTAGTGAATGGGCAAATCTTATGACGGGCTCTTTTGCAAAACAAACTGGCTCTGCTGGCGGCCTGTCAATTTCTATGTGGTACTGCGATCTCACAGGTGATCCAGATGCTGATGCCGATAATAAGACTTCTGGTAGCCTTCTTGTGTTTAAAGATGATGGTTCAAATAGTCAGACGGAGGGTATACAATTCACGAAACATGGCGGCCGCATTATGCTTTCGATGTTCAACGATAGCTCTAATTATAAAAAATGGTGGACAAAGCCGTACAAATCAATCACGACAACAATGAAGTGGTATCATCTTTGTGTTACGAAAAAGTTTGATGGCAGTGCCCCAAGCTTTTACATTGACGGTACAGCCGTAACAACTCAGGGTGGCACCACTGCTGCAGGTATTATTGGCTCTGCTAGCAATCTTGTAGAATTAGACCTCGCGATGGACTCAACAGGTTCCGAAGGTGGCGTAGGCTACCGCGGTAATTGTACGATCGGCAATCATCGCTATGCCCACACTCAAACTAATCATTCACTGAATTCGATGAAGTGTGGAATCGGAGAGGTGTCGATTTGGAACACAGATCTTAGTGTCGAGTCTGTCGCAGGCCTCGCAGGAGGAGGTGTCCTCCATCGCGGCCCCTTCCGACCAGATCTTTGCGTAGAAGATTCTGATGCTGGTAACCTAATCGGGTGGTACAGGATGGGTAACGACGCGGGCTATATATACACCGGCACCGGGTCTGTCCACATGACCAATAATTCTCCTTTGATTAATCATGCGATGCCAATGTACGAAGATGTGGGCCACGCATATGCCTCAGCCGGTGGACATCCCGAAGCCAAGTTCACCTCTGTAACAAAAGGAGATTTTGGAAACTTCTCCGATCTCTGGTCCGCGGCAAGTGATAAGGCTGCTAGTGGTTACGGAATTACTCTCTTGGGCGATGGCCTCCTGAACGGCGTAGCGGGTCGCCTGACAGGAAGTTATAATTATCCTTCTTGGATAACTGGATCCGCCTACAATGAAACAGCTGATGGTGGTATACCAAGAATAGGCTCTGCAAGTTGGGGCATCTCGGGCCCGCGGCGGATCCCCGGGGGTTCGGGTGGCTTCCATAAGGGGCATGGCGCTCAGAACTATTGGACAAAGTGGCACAAGGATAACGGCATAGGCGGAGTACAAAAAGTGCACCGAGTTCCCTTTGAAGCTTTGATAGATCCCATAAAGGCTTTAAAACCGAACAAGATAGACACAGTGGGGATGACCCCGAATCAAGCGAGAATTAGAGAACGATTTGCGTTCTATGATAACGAAGTTCATCCAAGTTCTAGTTTTAGTCCAGCAGGGTTTTTGAGATCAAAGATCCGCCCGGACGCTGATAAAGATGGCAAATATGATGTTGGCGGTTCTGACTACGATATTTTCTGGGGCACACCATGCACGTCTTCAGTCCTTAGCTGTAGTCTAGACTTATCGGTTGCCCGATCTTTGCCGTACACGACATATTCAAAAGCAGCAAATAATTTCTATTCTGAATGTGTGAACTTCTTTTTAGATGGAAGAGAAACAACGGTTATCGCATCGAGCGATCACTTACGGGAAATTGTCGACCATGGAAAAGTTTATAAGATGAGACTCCGGCTGACCCGACCATCGAAGCTAGACTTTCCAATTTATAATAGACCCTCATCTTTCGGGCCTCCCGTCGACGCCTCACCTCCGGACAATGTCTCGACGAGTGGTCTTTTCATGGGTCACGGGTTTGCTCCATATACTCCTCCCCATTATGATTCTTATGCAGAGGTGGAATATACTTTCAACCCAGGACAATCAACAGGGTCGACTGCCACAGATAGGACCAGCTTCGATACGATTGAATCAGTGTTGGCATCCATAACAGCAGATAACAGGTACCAAGAGCGGGGACCTTCTATAAAATATGGCAGATTCATTAGAGCCACGGGATCATACAATAAATCCTGGGGATCGGGCATGACAGACTCCACTCTTGCGCAAACTGCCACCGCCGGCGTGGACGGCGTCATCTCTACGGCGACCGGATCACTTCATAAAACTCATGCAATGCAATTATCTGCCAGTTTTTACGGACTAGATTTCAGCGAAGATAGTGCAATACCTATATATGAGGACAGAGAAGAGGAGAACAACGACCCTCGAAACCCAGTCAGGAGAGACATCATTAGAAAGTCTTGGGCAGTCCAGAGTAAATGGGAAGTACCAAATCTAGATTTTAGCAAGGTTACCCCTACTGCACCCAGACCGCACCATATCGGAACAGCTAAGGGGATGTGGCACCAGACAGGAACATATGATACTCCGGTGGCAAGAATAGAAATAAGGCCCCCAGAAGATCCTCAATATGGAAACTTAGCAAGCCTTTTGGGCATGCACTTCCAGAAAAAGGGATTGAAAGTCGGCGAAGATTCGGGTACTGGCCGTCTAATAACGAGGCCCATCGGCCAGTTGCCAGAACAAAGAAAGATTAAAGAAGCAGTCGTCGCGATACCTTTTACAGAAGGGGAAGGGAAAGCCAGATCATTTTTCAATCTGCCCAGGCCGGAAGTTTATCAGTCAGTTGTCAACCTGGGGCATGCCCAATATAAGAGACAGTTCCTGGAAGAGTCAAAGCAAGCTTATGTTAATACCATTATGCAAAATGGATCTAGCGACAATGAAGATATGAATAGGATCGTGAGAGAGTTCAGAGACAGCAATGGATTCACCGATGGCAACCGCGGAGCCTGGGATGCAACTGTCGACAGACTCATAAGAGTTGCGAATGAGCAGGGCATGCCAGTCAGAAGCAATATACAAAAGATGGTCAAGAGCATGATGAATTATGTTCTTCCTCCGAAATTTAACTTTCTCAAATACAACAATACAAACAAGAATTATGTCAGGCCCTTTTTGATGTATGTCTTTGAATTCGAACACACGTTGAGCAAGAAGGATGTTGCTTACATTTGGCAAAATACCGCTCCAGACTTGGCATTGAACATGTTCTACAATAATGACAGAGATACCTTGGTGACACAGGCATCAGTGACTCACGACCTATCGATGACTGGGGATGATATGTACGGTGGCACTTTCGGCGAAAATGTTAAATGGCTTGTTTTCAAGGTTAAGCAAAGAGCAGAAAACAATTATTTTAAGAAGATGAAAAGAGATAGATTACCAGCAAATCATCCCCATCGGGCCTTAAACGTGGAAGACGATATTTTTGAGTATGGTTATAACTGGCCGTATGATTATTTCTCAATGATAGAACTAGTTAGATTAGACACAGAAGTGGTGTATAATACGCCAGAACTTTCAGCACAAGGAACAACAGATTTGTTACAGGGAGTAAATAGAAAATATAGTGGTCTACCGGGAGGTGACTTCCAGGACCCCTTCGATGCAATCAACTATGGATTTCCTACAGGTGAGAGTGATCCCGACAGTGAGGAATAATAGTTGACTTTCTTTAATAGAAAAGAAGATGTTTTGGATTTGCAGCTTACCCAGTATGGCAAATACTTGGTATCAAAGGGCAGGTTTAAGCCGGCCTTTTATGCTTTTTCGGACGATGAAGTACTATACGATGTAGCATATGTCAGTGGATCAAAAGAGTTGGCTGCAAAAGCTCACGAAAGAATTCAAAACGACACTGTGAGATTCAAGGCTTTGTATGAAACAGATGGAATTGAAACTCGCGTGGCCCAATTAAACGCGCATATCTTAGAGAAACTGCCCGGTAACAACAACAGGAAGAGAGCGAACCTCAATCGAACTCCGGTTGATGATGTCTACGGTAGTGATTACGCGGACCATGTGTCTATGGCACCCGATGACAGAAAGATTATCAGAAACCTGATAGGCACCTCACAACTGGGTTCTCAAGAGGTGCCGTCTTGGAACATAAGAAGTCGAAACAATCAAAAGTTTATACTTCCAATTACGCTAAGTTCTTCTGCAGGGTATGGGCTTTCTAGGCCGCAATTATCAATGTCGGTTGGTCACTTGATCTTAGCATCAGAAGAAGATGAAGACGACCTCCCAGAATATGAATACTCATATCAGAACGGAACAGAACAGGAAATAACGTTCAGGGGTGGAATAAAACTGACCATGAAAGAAAATTCGATATTGCTATCAGTGGCGGAAGATAACGTGGATTTTGAAAACGAGAATTTTGATATCGAGGTTTTTGTCATCGAAGATGAACTCGTCGAGGCCACAACCGGACCATCGAGAAGAATGGAGACTGTAACTAAGTTGTATATTGCGAAACCGAATGAGTGGGATAGATCAGATAATATAAATACGTATCTTGACATAAAGTTTGATGAAAACATACCTGAAGAAATGTTTGAAGAGCAGGAACAGCCGGGCCTTTATGACTTCGGTCCACACGATGATGACATATGTGAAGATAGCCTGTACGAAGGTTTTGAAAGAGCAACCCCTGGCCAGGGAATATCAGAAGGTGATACTAGTTCTACTCTTGCCGGCGGTCCAGGGGATGATGATCCCGAAGGAGGAGAATATTAATGTCAAGAGAAGGTGACTTAATGTATCAGATCCTTCCTGCCGTCAAGATGAGGAGGGCAACTTTGGAGTCGGGTGCAAATAATAATATAATTTTGACACTTGATTATTATATTGATGACCATCTCACATCTGAAGGCGCTGGTTTTATTATGTCTCTTCCAAATTCTTTTGATGCTGATGCTGGAATGCCAAAAGAAGAGGAGTTCATGAAAGCTCTTAAGATTGGGATAATCATCTCACATCACGGCCGCGATACGTGGATAAACAGGCAATTCAACAAGCTTGCGAAATACAGGGTCGCTATCGACGAAGGAGCCTCCGAGCGAGACGTCTCGCGGCACCTCCCAGCGGGCATGCGTGGCCGCGCCGCCTCGATGGGGGCTTTCTTAGACAAGCTTAAAACTACCACCAAGAAGGGCTCTGCTCATGACAACTCACCTACCGGAGAGAATGTAAGATTTCACCCTTTTTTAATAAAGACTGAACCGGCAAGACAGGCTCTTCCTAATCAATATTTTGATGATTTTTCAGAACATTTCAGGGTAACTAACGTTGGAACTCAACCTGCGTTTTACAGAATTCCATATACAATTACGATAGGTAATGATCCAGAAATTCCAAATGAATTGATCTCTGGAGATACTACTGAATTGTCTGTTCATGCTTTTACATATTTAGATTTTTCTTTGCTGGGTCTTGATCTCGACCACTCAGATATTAAATATTTAAACTTACTTCACGGTAGAAAAAGTAAGGACACAATACTGAGAAGAGGTCGAGTCGACTCTTATACTATGGTATTGAGGGACAGCAAGGGAGTTCCTTATGGCGGTCCATACCATATGATGCCTCCCGAAGACGATCGAACAACCGTGTTTATGAAGGGGTTGAGGCATTCTGACGCTTCTGGTCCTGACGACTATCTAACAGCGATAAATGTACCTAATACGAAAATTCAAGACTTTAGAAAAATGCAGAGAACGAACGACTTGTATACTCCGCTAATGTTACCCAGTATAATGCAACAGGGTCAAGTTAGAAAATTTTTAAAAAGCAAAAGAGAAAAAAACTTCAATGCACAACTGTTTGTACATCAAAACCCTGATTCCGGAGTTGTTGATTATAAATTTATAATAGATCAAAAGCAAATTTTAGAAAAAGAATCGAGCCTGGGTCACCTGTTTAAGTATCTGCCAAATCTCACAAAATATGAAATTCTCCGGCCGAAAGTAAATTTCAAACTCTTAAATACAAGGGTGTTAAGAAGGAGGGTTACAGACAGAAGTATTGGAATTGATTCGCTTGGCTTTCCGGCAAAAGATCTTTTCGACAAAAACACCCCAGATTTTGTTGTAGCAGAGGCATCTCAAGAATGGTTCTTAAATCGGAACGAAAGGTCAATGAAGCGCGCTGGTTTACCTTCAGATTTATATGAACATGAAGACAACCTCGTCGACGCAATTTTACCCGCGGCATTTGCGGCCCCGCGGTTTCTTTTGGGTGCCAACGATAATAGTCGAGAGACCGGAACAATATCAGATTTGCTCGTGAGAGACCTTATGACTCAATTGAGAGCCAATTTCGATAACTTGAGTAGTTGGTTAACAGGCAACCCCGAAGATCCTATGCCAATTGACAACTCGTCAGAGTCCAGACTAGCAGGTACTCCCTTGTTTCCGTTTTATAGAATTTTCCATGGCCGCGATTATTCACTAATGAAAACAGTTGATGGGACTTATCAATACGGAATAGAGTTAGAATACGAAGATAGTATTTATGAATATTTCGAGCATGCACTCAATCGACTCAAAGAGCAAATTCTCCAATTGGAAGAATATTATAACCTAGCAAACATTCCAGTAATAACGGGAAAGTCCTTCAGGGAGACTCGCGGCAATGGGCCCTCCCGAGACGAAATTCTCAATGTTGATAGAGTTCGATTCACTCCGGTGGGAAATTACAACACAGCAACAAAAAAGTTTTCACCCTCTTTCGTAAGTGAAGCCATGGAGAGGTTTGATTTTGAAGCTATGCAGGCAGTTTTTTTTGAACTTTTGGGCTTGGTATACGCAAATAAGAAATTTATTATTTCGGCGTCTAAATTTGCAGAACACTTGACAGCACAAGGCGAAGGCGACTTTGTCGAAGCCGCGGTTTCGGAGGGCCTCTTCACCGTCGACTCTGCAATCTCACTTAGGGATGACGCAATGGTCGGCCTTGTCGCTACCCTTCTCAATCCAAACAATTCCAGACCAGAGCAAATTTTACAAATATTGAAATCCTTTAAAGACCTGTCAGCTGAAGTAGATAAACTTTTGGGCGGGGGCTCATCAGCAGATCAGTCCAGCTTGTCTTCCGAGATCGGCGGCAGAAGAAATCTCACGGCCGGAAAAAATAGAACATTGAGAGTCAAGAGGTGGTTCACCGGCCACAGAGATAGCGAACCCAGTTCATATTATGTCGACTGTAGCAAAAGAAAGCTCGACTCTGTTAGTTTTGTTGAACAAGAAAACCGGTGGCTAGCCGAAAATCAACGTCAAGCTGACCGTCGCGCCGCCGGCGCTAGGCTCCGGAGCATGGCAACAATGCCGACCATCCAAGACAGTCCGGACAACCCACAAAGGACAGAGACTCTTCAAGATTTTGCTACCCCAGGTTTCGAGCTTTCTGAAGATACATTTCTTGATAGGCCACCCACCACAGATCCGGTTCCCAGGCCTCCGCTCTTACCCCTGCCCTCACCGGTGACAACGGCCAGATCAGTAGCTTCTACCTTTCCCGTTATAACAGCGGCAAATCTTGCAGGAAGAATGAATACGGAAACTACACGTTGGGGTTCCTCAATGAGAAGTTATTTGGGTAATTCTGCCGTATTGACTTTTAGCTCTTACCGCGGCAATGCAACGCAAACGAACTCACATTTTACCTGGGGGGACAATATGACGACCCCGGGGTCTTTTGTGATCAATTGGCAAGCAGGTGCAGCAGAGGTCAATAGAGCTATGGATGTCATCAATATGTCTAGACAAGCTACACAAGATCCTGCAATACAGTCGTTTGACTGGGGAGATGTAAATGAGGCTGCTAGTCCAAATGATGGCCAAGCCGGCACAGCTAATCCTTTTGATCAACCCTCGACCGCCCTAAATACAATTACGGCAAGAATGGCAGCACAGCTTTCGTCAGTAACTAACTTTTCTGTTACGGTGCCATCTGAAATACTTCTATCTGATGACACACAGGCTATTCCTAATGAGGGCGAGTTATGTGGCGTGGGGAATGAACCAGATGAACCCGAAGGGTTTCCTTTTGATTGGGATGAACATTGGCGCTCTTTGGCAGGGGCCAACACTGGCTTTTTGGATTTATCGAGAGTTTTAGTAAGTGACATGGGAAACGTAATAAATCCGGACGTATTAACAAGCAACTTGGTGCAAGGAACGTCGGATGGCCTTCAGGGTCTAGGTCCAGGTATTGGTGGCCTCGCCGGCCCCCGGGGCGAAAGCCGTCCCGACCCGGTACCCTACCCAGCGGTTAGTCGTGCAGTTACTGACGCCGCAGTGGTAGTGGAGAGGATGGATGGTTTTGCCAGGGATGCAGATGGGAATATAAACTTAGGACGTCCAATTTTTAGCACTCTAAATCAAGACATGGTTGCTGCTGGTAGGGTATTATCCGGCCAATACAGACTTCGTTATGCTCAGGACTCTTCAACTGAGGCGGGAAACCAAACCGCTGCAAATTGGCGGCCATACACTGGAGAGGCGGATGGAGGAAACACTTCCGCTACTAGACCAGCGCAGGGTCAGTCATATTTTGAAGTCCCCGCTAGCCCTCCAAGTCGCAGGACTAAACGCACTCGCCGCAGGAATAGGAGGAGAACCCAAGCATCAAGGCAGGCAGCACCTCAGGAAGTATGTGGTTGCGGGCCTTACTATTTGTTCGGCACCAGCGATTCGGGAGACACTAGTGGCGTGACTGGATATTTCTATCCACTATACTTGACAAGTGTGTGTGAGCCGATAGAGGGCTTAGAAACCCACGCTCACACCTTTTTAGAATATCCAGGAATAGTATTCTACATGCCAAACGAGAGTCAGTATCATGGAGAGGAATCTCCCCCGCCCGAAGACATGGCGACACTGTATGATGAATGTTTTCCTGGCCCTGGCGGCGGCGGCACTCCACCATCCCCCGGCGGCGGCGGTGCACCGACTGGTGGCACTACAACATCTGGACCCGGCGGCTACGGTGGTTTTTGAGGAGTTATAAATGGCAGAAGAAAATGACAATATATTAGATCCATGCCTCGCTCCTCCGGTTTCTCGCGATGATGACCCATTCGAAGGTGATGGCGGCGATCAGAATACCGATCTTGATGATAATAATGGCCCTGGTGGGGATTCAGAGACAGGCATAACTGGGAGCGCACCAGAAGAGATCTTGCTCTCTTCTGTGTCTCCAGACCGGGAAGAGTTTGGACTTCATCACGAAGAGTATGCAGCCGGCAAAAGCGTTTGGCTATTTCATTCACATAATTTGGCTGGAGAGCCAACAGATGAAACGACCTATCTTTACTCTAATGCAAAGTTTGATCCATTGAACCCGGCCGGAATTCCTGCGAACGTCCCGGGCCCCGATGGCCGAACAATGATAGATAGTTTTAGATATGTGACAGGAAAGTTTTGGAAAAATGGAATACAAACATTTGTTCCGAATCTCATGGCTCAAGTTGAAGCAAATCGAAGGGACAGCATCTCTTTTCATAATCCCTCAGCTATACTTTTTCGTGGCCCCCAGGTGGACGACCAACTCTACGCCGGCGCTCCTTACATCGAATCCGTTTCCGAACAAAGCTTTCGCCAGCTTGCTGTCAATGATGGTCCAATCAACCCGACAAGGTTCTGGGAGAAGGAAGATTTGCTCGATCGACCACCGTTTCGCAGCGAAAGACGCCTAGGCCCGATCAGGTATGAGCCTTTAAAGTTACGCTTTCCGTATGTCTTCACTCCAGAACAGCGATGGCAATGGCCATGTTATTTGTATGGTCGACCAACTTTGCAAGAGAATGGTGATTTTTCTGACGGCACACCTCGTGAAATGATAGAACAAAATTGGAGAGAATTGAGAGACGAACATCGAAGAGCCCGATACGGCCGCTTACAGACATACACGAGCGATCATCAAAACTGGAGTACTCAAAGGTCCAACTTTTCAGAAAATTTATTTCCAGTTATACCGTTTTATGGTACCCCGGTTCCATGGCAGCTCGAATCACCCGTATCAAGACAACACAATGGCGTCAACTCGCCGGTGTATAATCCTCCATTTACCGGCAGACACTATTTTCACGATTATGCCACAAATTTTCCTATTCTTTTTAGCGAAAAAGAGACAGAAGATAATCAGCTTCGAGGCGCTCCTACGATTTCTGTAAAAGGGAAGTATAATTTTTACAGTAATCTTTACGAAAGTGTAGTTTTACAGAATTATGAAGAAAGGCAACTGCCAAATTATTATATACGACGCCCCGGGGCACACATAAGAGTAGACGAAGATGGCCACCTCACCGCAGAGGAAAGAATTTCAGAAGAAAATCTCGTAGAAGTCTTCGGTATATTGCCCGGCCGGTCTCCTTTCACATCTTCATATGGCGATCCTTCCTCAGAAGAATTCAGATCCGTTTACGAGAACGATCGGCCGTTTCTTCCGATGTACACCGATATTCAAATAACTTCAGTAGAGAAATCTTTAATAGCCCAGTCTCTGAGAGAAGGAGAAGATACATCAGCTATCGAGAATATCTTCGGAATTTTGGCTCGTCAAGGTCTCAATCGCAATCACAACTGGAATGCAGTAGAGCAAGTTGTCGAAAGCGCAGAAGATGTTCAGGAGTTAGTTCTGTCAAGAATTAGCAGCCCAAAGATCAGAGAAGTGTGGTTTGCAAGCTTGTTCCGTGATTGGTTCAACGTTGAGGGCAGAGATCTCCACCCGGTAGAGAAATTCAGACTACTTTTTACGAAGAATTTAATGAAGACAAGAATTAAGAATATCGTCAAGAGAAATGAAAGATCTTTCATGGATATTTTGAGAGGAAAGCCAGCACATTCAGAAGTCGTTGGTTTTAAGATCGAAAAGAAAGATGCAGAAACCGGAGAAACAATACAAGTAACCTATCTTGCAACAAATGATAAAACAGAAGTCATTAAAATGGTAGATAGTCAGGTGAAATACTCAAAGAGGTATAGGTACACAATTTATCAAGTGGTGGTTGTTGTCGGGACGGTATACGCCTATTCTGACTGTATGTCTTCTCCGGGTCTTGTTGATTTTTGGGATCCCACCGGCGCATCCCAGCGAGGATTCCAGGATTTTTATATGGGAGTTATTCACACTCCGTCAGTTAAAATATTGGAGTACCCGGTATATTCTAAAGAAATTATAACAATGGATAATCCCCCGATATCTCCGAATGTTGATGTGATACCTTTCAAGGGAGACAAGAAGAGGCTGATGTTCAATATGGACAGCATGACTGGGAATTTTGCAGCAAAGCCAGTAGTGTTGGAGCCAGATGACGTGTCTCAGTTTAGCTTGATAGCCATAAGTCAAGGAGCAGATCCCGAACTTGGAGAAGAAATATTGAATTCCGCAGTAGAATTCAAAAACGATGACCCAACTCAAGTATTCGAAGTTTTCAGGGTAGACCGAGAGCCAACCTCTTGGGGTTCGTTTTTTCAATCAAAAATAGGCAGAGTGGAATCTGACGCAACCGCGGGATCATTTATAGATAAAATAGTTCCGAATAAAAAATACTGGTACACATTTAGAACCGAGGATATCCATGGGCATGTTTCTAATCCATCGAACATATATCAAATTGAGCTAGTTAGCGATCTCGATGCGGTATATTTGAAGTCGGATCTTTTCTATTTTCCAAAAGAAGAAAGAAAAAGAACATTGTCCTTCAAGAAGGACATTCTCATAGAACCAGCATTTTCTCAGAAGATGCTAGACTTACCAGCAGACGGGTCTTTTAATAGTTGGGAATCAGCTCCAGGCAAGTCGGGCCCAGTTGGAATTTCAGATCACCCTGTGTGGGGAAAGCAATTTAAAATTAGAATTACATCTAAATCAACAGGAAAACAGATTGATTTAAATTTTAATTTTACAAAAGACTATAGTAATATAGTTGATAGATAATAAATGGACAAATAATTAGAATTTTATTTGATTAGAATCCTAATTATTCTAGTAAAAAAAACTAGGAGCATACAATATGGCGTTTCTTGATAATTCAGGAGATATCCTCCTCGATGCAGTTCTTACGGACACAGGCCGATTTCGAATGGCCCGCGGCGATTTTAAAATTACAAAATTTGCCCTTGGTGATGATGAGATAGACTATTCTCTCTTCAACAGAAGTCATCCAAGTGGTTCTGCCTACTACGATTTGGAGGTCTTAAAAACTCCGATCTTGGAAGCTTTCACGAACAACACATCTGCGATGAAGTCAAAGCTCATGACAATCACAAGAACTAATGCTCTGCACCTCCCCGTTCTTAAAATTCATAATGGAGGGTACAGGAAGGAGAACGTTGGTACTTCCGGTCAAACCACCGCAGCCGGCGCGAATGAGCAAGGCGGCGGATATTACATTGTAACAGTTGATCCGAATACGGAGGATGTCCAAAAATCCCTGATCAATGCAAACGTCAGAAGTAAGGGTATTCTGCTAGGGGCTCAGGCCCAGGGCCCAACTACCAATTCCATAATGATAGAATCAGGATTAGATACGACACAAATATCTCCGGCGATTAATCTCCCGATTGACTTGCAGGAAAACCAATTCATTGTTGAGATGGACGACAGACTAGGTCATCTTCTCGACCCTGCCGGCAGTCAGGTACCTGTTTCTTTTATTGACGATGATCAAATTGCTTCTTATTATTTGAGTGCAAATGCCGCCAATAATGGATTGATTGGCGACCCCTTCGACGGCATTCGCGGCACCGGCACCGACACCAGTGGTGCTCATACTAGGCATCGCATGCGTGGACCCCGAGGAAAAATGCTTAATTTCAAGATACAACCAAGCACCAATCTTCAAACTTCCACTTACTTATTTGAGAAACTTGGAAGTTCAAAAACTACAACCGGCGCTACCTCGGTCGAAGATACATCTGGCGCGTGCCCGGGTTTTCGGGGATCGAAGACATATCTCTACATAGACACGTACATTAGAATAACGGCAGCAACAACGGGGGCATCGATTGATGTTCCAATTAGATATCTTAAGAAGTCTGGAACTTCATAAAAAAGGACTGTATAAATGGCGACAACTTTCAAACCCTTCCTAAACAGTGACATCGTAACAACAAAGACTTTGTTGCACGAGGCAATACCGATTACCGGGTCTCTTGTTTCCGGGACTTACAACAAAGACGGTAGTCTTTCGACAGAGTTGAACATTAAGAATTATTCTCACAAAATGTTTCAAAGCGTATATGACTACCCTTATCTTAGTTCTTCCGCAAATCACATTTTTGATATAACTCTTGGGTTCAGTACAGGGTCGGCACTATCTGGTGTTCTTGCGGAAGTTGCAAGAACAGAGCAAGAAGAAAAGATAGCAATATACAATCAAATGGCTCAGATTCTTATGGGTCACGATCAGCACGGAAACGTTAGAGCGTTTGATCAAGACGGTGATGTTGTGGATAGTCAGAGAGGGAAGATCAATGAAGCATTTTTCATCAGTTTTGCAAGGCTTTTGGTCAAAGATGAAATAAAGAAAGGCAGCTTCAGCATGGAACTCGGTGTTGCGCCGAACTATGGTTCACCAGACTCTCCTTCAGAGACTAGCGGTGATTTACGAAAATATACTGGTCGAACAATCACTGTAAAAGATACAAATGCACAAAACGATTACAGGATCAACTCTCCCGCCGGTGAATATGGAATATTGTCAGCTTCTTCTACGCAAGCATCCGGCGCTATAGCGCATGGCGCGACAACGGGCTCTCTTCATCCGACCAAACCAGGAAATATAGGGTTGGTATTCTATCAGGCTGGCATTGTTGTTTTGGATGCTAGAGTTTTTGCAAAAGCTGCCGCCCCAACGGACCAGACCACTGGGCCCGGCTTCGGCGGTGCAGTAAATCGCTTTGTTACCGCGTCTACTACCGCCGGCGGAGGCCACCATGCCAAAGCGGCCGGAAACCCAACTGTATATGCTCTTACTGGAGGTATTCTCAATTCAGCAAGCTGCATGATGCACAAGCAAATTGTAGATGCAGCTGGTATTGATATCACAGCATTAGCTCAAGCAGATGTATACTCTATGTTGACGGGTTCTACAATTCAAACTGGTTGTAGCGCACTTAGGCGCAGAATTAAGCAGATCTCTTTCAACAACACGACAGAACTTAATTCAACAGTTTATTTCTGTCGTGCGAATCACAATGAGTTTAATTATAGTTCCAACCCAACTTACTTGACAGAAAGTAAGATAAGGGTAAAGAACAGCCCAAGCGATATGCCGGTATCTTATATAACTTCAGTTGGCTTATATTCTCCGGACAATGAATTGATGGCAACCGCGAAGTTGTCAGAACCGCTTAGAAAAGATCCAACAAACGAACTGACTCTGAGAGTTAGACTAGACTATTAAGATTTAAGAAATGCTATGCCACTTTACAAATTCAATTCAGAAGACCTGTTCTACAACAGAGTAAAAGCATATCCCAGAAAATCTTTTTTTATATACGATTCTAAAGTTTATATTGACGGAATAAAGACTAGCAAATCACTCCTTAGTAACGAGCTTGCAACTACACAGGGATATTTGAGTTTATATGAACTCAATATAGACAGGGTAATTGACCAAAGCACATCAGAACCTCCTGGTTCAGGTTCAATCTTTCCATTCGTAACAAAGAACGGCGCTCGTACAGCATTTAAGACAATAAGTACCAGTGAATTTGACTCTGCCAATCAGTTCAATTACGGGGATATTATAAAAAGTAATTACCCCCTTACGGCAAGTATAACCAGGACTCGTTTTGCGGTCGGCCCACCAACGGCATCGATAACAGACAGATTTGTGCAAGGTGAAGTCACCCAGGTTGCTAATAGTAAGAAAAATATTCTAGCTTTAAAGAACGTTTTCAATAGCTACTCTAATATCAGTAAACACTATTTGTTTTCTTCCTCATCGGTCGAAGCTGCACCACCTGATGTAAACTGGGACAAGGGCCGCCAGTTACTAAATCTCATAGAGATACCTTCGATATTTTACGGATCCTCCATAAGAAAAGGATCAGTATCTTTAAAATTTTATATCACTGGCGCTTTAGCTGCAGAAATTACGGACAAGAAGAAGAACGGCGAATTAATTCAGGTATCCGGCACTGCCGGGTCTTCTACTGCTTATAATGACAAAGTTGCTGGCGTTGTCTTGTACAATGAAGGTTTTATTGCACTTACTGGTAGCTGGAACATAAACGCAGATTTTCAAGATAAGTACACTGGCGGGGCTTTTTCGACTCCAAAGTGGACGGACTTTGGCGCAGGTGCTTTTGACGGTACAGCCGCCGGCGTAGTGACAGGTTCGGCATTCGTGCTAGAATATCAGGGAGTTAACTACATCCCAACTGTAACGATGATGGCTCATGCGGGCCGCGGCAAATTAAATAATTCAACAAATCCAACAGTAACGAGGTTCGATCAATCAAAAACTCCACAAACTTCTAGTCAACATTTTAAAGAATTTGACGATTTGGAGTTTGTTAATCTTAACAATTCTCAATATGTGGATCCCACAGGATCATATAAAAAAGAGGTTTACATTTCGAAGATAGGGGTGTATGATAAAGATAGAAACCTTATCGGTATAGCCAAGCTTGCTAAGCCAGTGAGGAAGACAGAAGAAAGAGAATACACTTTCAAGCTCAAACTGGATTTTTAATGCCCTCCGTGACAAAGCAAGAGTTCGATCTTCGGCTTTTAGAATTAAAGTTCTTAAAAGCAAAATTAGAAATAAATAGAGATCTAGCATCAGCTGCTTCAGCCCATTTTGCTTCGGCTTTTAATAATTTTATTAAAAACAACCTTTCAAAAGAAGATAGGAAGGTTTTTGAGGATATTACAAAGAAGGGGATGATAGACAATTCGAAAAAGAGAGCAGAGGAAGTTCAAAAAGAAGAAATAAAAGAAATTCAACCACCTTCTAGTACAGTAAGAAAGATATTCAGAAATATAGCAAAAGAAATCCATCCAGATAAGCTTGTCGAAATGACTGACAACGAGAGAAAAGAGAAAGAGGAATTATTTAAAGTAGCTCAAGAAGCCGCGGATAAAAAGAACTTGAGCGATCTGTACGAGATTTCGGAAAAACTAAAAGTTGAACTGCCACCGCCTGATGATAGCCAAATTGAAATCTTAAACGAAGAAATAGAAACACTAAAAAAAGAATTAAAAGGAATGAAGTCTACAGCCTCTTGGGAATGGTATAATGCAGATGATAAGGTGAAAGAAATACTAATGGTGAGATATATTCAATTTATTTATGAGACGTGCAAATGATATTGGGATTAGATGTTTCGACGAGCATAACCGGTGCCACAATACTAAACGAAAAAGGCGAAGTAGTTTTTTGTAAAAGTTGGGATACCAGGAACGCAAACAAGTTTAAAGACCTTTTTGAAAAGGCGGATTTTATAAGATTGCAAATATTTGCCTTGTCGCACAAGTTTCAAATAAAAGAGGTTTATATAGAACAATCACTTCAGTCTTTTCGATCCGGCTTTTCGTCTGCGCAGACTTTATCCACTTTATCTAGATTTAATGGAATTGTATCTTGGATTTGTTTTAAATCCTTGGGAATAAAGCCAGAATACATATCAGCCCCCTCCGCCAGAAAGGCTTGTGAAATAAAGGTTCCAAGGGGTTCGAAAGCAAAAGAAGAAGTTTTGAAACATGTACTTGACATTTTACCCGGTTTCGTTGTAGAATATACAAAACATGGAAACCCACGCCCCGGAGCTTTTGATAGAGCCGACAGCTGGGTCATAGCGAAAGCTGGCTTCTTAAAATGGAAAGAGAAAAAGTTGAAATCTTAGAAAGGTCTTTTGGAAGATTTTTTAAGACGGGTGAAGAGTATTTATTCAAATGCCCGAAGTGCGAACACTCTAAACGTAAATTATCTGTAAATGTTGATAAAAATGTTTTTAAGTGCTGGATTTGTGGATACTCAGGTATAGACATTTCTGCACTGGTAAAACGATACGCCCCATATTCTGAATATTCTAAGTGGGCTTCTTTCGAAGAAGTGGTCGACCTTGCTCGATTCGAAGATATCTTCTCAACAGAGGTTCAAAAAGAGGAAAAGTCAATAGTTCATTTACCGGAATCCTTTAAAACGCTGACCGGCAAGACAGGATCCTTCGGCGCTCGACATGCCTTGTCTTATTTAAAGGGCAGGGGTATAGATAGGGAGGACATCTTGAAATGGAAAATAGGATATTGCGATGCTGGAGATTATGCAAAAAGGATTTGTATACCTTCTTTTGATGAGAATGGAGATTTAAATTATTTTATAGCTAGATCTTATGCAGGTCATTTTCCGAAATATAAAAATCCACCTGTAAGTCGCGATGTGGTTTTCAACGATTTATACATTGATTGGGACGAGCCGGTTGTTTTGGTCGAGGGGGTCTTTGACGCAATGAGGGCGGAAAACGCAATTCCTATCTTGGGTTCAAGCCTGGGAGTAAACTCAAAATTATTCAGAAAGATTGTAAAGTGTCGCAAAGAGGTTTATATAGCTTTAGATTCTGATGCAGAACACAAAGAAAGAAAGATAGTTAAGAATTTGATGGATTACGATGTAGAAGTAAGAAAGATAAGTTTGGGTTCTTACTTGGACGTCGGAGACATGCCAAAAGAGACTTTCTTAAAACTGCAGAAAGAGGCGACTGTTGTTGACAATACTGACTACTTATATCAGTACTTAAATTTTTAAGGAGGCGCGAACATGGAAATCACTAGAGGTAGGCTTAAGCAGATCATTCGAGAAGAGATAAGCAGAATGGTGGAGACTGAAGAATCTAGTGCGGGAAGCGAAATGGCCGAAAATATTATTAAGGAATTTCGCAACCTTACACCTCAGGACCAGCAGGTCTTTCTAAATCGTTTTGTCGGTTTTCTAAACGAAGAAAACTCTTGACTTAAGAACAAAACTATCCTATAATAAATAAAACTATTTAGATACGGAGGCTATATGCGATTTGCGCATATTGCGGATACGCATATCCGCAACTTAAAATATCACCACGAATACCGGGAAGTATTCAAACAATTATATAATTCCTTACTAGAAGAAGAAATAGATTATATCGTTCACTGCGGTGACATTGCGCATACAAAAACGCAAATATCTCCAGAGTTTGTGGAGTTATGTACTGACTTCTTTAGGAATCTAGCAAACATTGCACCGACATATATTATTTTGGGCAACCATGATGGCAATTTAAAAAATAGCAGTAGGCAGGATGCATTGACTCCAATCGTGGATGCGATGAATCATCCGGATCTTCATTTGATCAAGAATTCGGGAGAGGTTCTTCTAGGTGATGACTTTTCTTTAAATGTTCTTTCCGTTTTCGATGAGGATGGTTGGATGGATCCAACTGATAGTGACCGCATCAATATCGCCCTTTATCACGGATCAATTTTAAGCTGCTCTACTGACATTGGGTGGGTGATGGAATCTGCAGATCATAAGATCGATATTTTCGATTCGTTTGATTATGCGTTTCTCGGCGATATTCATAAGACCCAAGCCCTAGATCCAGAAGGTCGTATTCGATATGCCGGCAGTACAGTTCAGCAGAATTTTGGCGAAACTTTAGATAAGGGTTATCTACTCTGGGATATTGAGGACAAAGACAGGTATTGTGTTGATCATATCACCTTCACAAACCCAAAGCCGTTCATTACTATTAACCTCACGCCGAAAGGTCGTATGCCGAAAAAGCTCGACATTCCGCTTGGAGCAAGGTTACGACTGGCATCTAAGACCAATATCTCTCTTGATAAGATCAGACGTGCGGTAGAAATTGCAAAGCACCGATTCAAGCCAGAATCTCTAGTGTATTTGAACAGAGCCTCCGGAAGAAACATCTCAGTTGAAGACGCAGCAAGGGGTCTCGTACAAGAAGACTTGAGAGATGTAAAGGTGCAGGAAAGTCTCATTCAAGAATATTTGAAGGATTTTCAAGTAGAAGAGGATGTGATGAAAAAAGTCCTACAGCTCAATAATAAATACAATACAATAATAGAACAGAGCGAAGAGGTGTCCAGAAATATTAATTGGAACCTCAAAAGTATTGAGTGGGATTATCTTTTTAATTATGGCGAAGGCAATAAGATAAACTTTGAAAATTTAAACGGGATTGTTGGTATTTTTGGAAAGAACTTTTCTGGCAAGTCTTCGATTATTGATAGCATTTTATACACAATTTACAACTCTACGTCCAAGTCAATAAGAAAGAATCTTAATATCATTAATCAACAAAGCGATTATGGTATAGGAAAGGTGACCATCGGTGTTGGAGAAAAAAATTATATCATAGAGAGGAATTCAGAGAAATACACCAAAAGGCTCCATGGAGAAGAGACCCTGGAGGCAAAAACTGATTTGGATTTCTACAGTGAAGATTTTGTAGAAAACAAGATTAGCTTTAACGGCTTGTCTCGGATGGATACTGACAAGAATATTCGAAGATTGTTTGGCACTATCGACGATTTTCTGATGACTTCTATGGCTAGTCAACTCGGTTCACTATCTTTTATTAACGAAGGTTCCACCAAACGAAAAGAGATTCTTGCAAAGTTCTTAGATCTTGAAGTTTTTGAAAGAAAATTTAGATTAGCAAAAGAAGATTCACAAGACACCCGCGGTGCCCTTAAAAAGCTTGAAGGCCGGGATTACATAGAAGAAATCAAAGAAGTCGAGGTTGAGCTAGAGAAGAGCTTAATAATGATGGACAGAAACAAGGAAAGGTGTGAAACCCTAAGGAAAGAAATCGAATCACTAGATTTTCAAGAGAGATCCTTACAAGAGGAAATAGATTCTGTTCCAGCAGAGATAATTGATATTATTACTACGAAGAACGACATGACTTCTGCAGAGAATATGTTCTCCGTTTTAGAAGAAAACGGAATTTCATTAAAGAAGAATATAAGATCAGAACAAGAAAGCTTTAAAAAGATAGACGACTTTTTAGTTAATTTCGATGTCTCTTCCTATCAAGAAAAGAAAGTGCTCATTGAGGAGCACAAGGAAGAACTTATTAAGTTAATACATGAGACAGAAAAAAACAGTGAGATTGTTACCACTAGCAGGAGAAAGCAGGATTTACTATCTGAAGTTCCATGCGGTACTCAATATCCGTCTTGTAAGTTTATAAAAGATGCTCATGCAGCATATGACCTAATTCAAATTACAGAGAAGAAGATGTCTGCCGATTGTGTTAGAACTAGCTCTCTCGGCGAGAAAATAAATAACCTCGAACCAACAAAGGTAGATGACTATCTTGCAAAATATGACAAGCTCGCTGAAAAGAAAGCTGTTTTGGCTACCTCTCTTGCAAGAAATCAAGTAAATTTAGAGAAAAATAAAACACAAATAATCAAGACAAGAATAGAAATAGAAAAACTGCAGGAAAAAATTGAAGAATATGAAAGCAACAGAGAAGTAATCGAGAGCTTAGAACAGCTTCTTTCGACCCGAGAACAAGTTCTCGACGAAAGATTTGAAAAGAAGCACGAACACGAGAAATGCAGAGAAGAGGTTCATTCTCTTTATAGGCAGCATGGATCTCTGGAGCATCAGCTTGAAACCTTAAAGGAACAAAAGGAGACGATCGCTGAATTAAGTTTGGAATATTCCGCCTATGATCTTCTGATGACCTGTTGTCATTCAAATGGTATTTCTTACGATATTATTAAGAAGCGTTTGCCATTGATCAATTCTGAAATTGCTAAAACTCTAACAAACATTGTTGATTTTGACATTTTCATCGAAAACGACGGAAACAAATTAGATATATCAATAAAACACCCCAAACATGATCATCGGCCTTTGGAATTGGGATCAGGTGCAGAAAAGACAATTGCCTCGATGGCTATCCGCTTGGCCTTGTTATCAGTTTCAAGCCTACCAAAACCAGATATCTTTATTTTGGATGAGCCAGGAACTGCCCTCGACGAGGAGAACATGGAAGGGTTTATCAGAATCTTAGATATGGTTAAATCTTATTTTAAAACTGTTATACTTATATCACACCTAGATTCGTTAAAGGACTGTGTAGATTCACAAATTATAATTGAGAAAAACAATGGATACGCACAAGTCGAGATCTGACTATTTATTTAAAAGGAGGGGCGCATGGTGACGCAACTTAAAGCATTCGCAGACAAACATGTAGAGAGATTTATATCTCGTAAATTTTTGGCCTGGGTTACCGCCACTGGCCTCTGCGCCTACGGTGTGGTGACTAGCGATAACTGGACAGCAATCACACTAGCATATATAGGGACACAGGCCTTAGTTGACATGGCCGTCAAATGGAAGCACGGCCCGTCTTGATAGGGAGTAGCACAAATGTTTTGGATTAGTTTCACATCTTCTATAAAGAAAACCTGGGTATGGCTTAAAGCCCATTGGCAGGTACCGTTTCTTTTGGTGTGGACTTTCGTTGTCTGGGTGCTAACGAGAAGAAATTCAGACGCGCTGGTTGAGGTTCTCAAAGCGAAGAAGACCTCTTACGAGAGTCAGATGGGGGTTCTCAAAAAGAGCCACATTGAAGAAATTTCCAAAAGAGACAAAATTATAGAAAAATATAACCAAACTATTGCTAAAATAGAGAAAGAACTAGAACAGCAAAATCGCAAACTAGATGAACAAGAAAAGGAGAGGGTGAAAGAAATAGTAGCTCTTTCGAAAGGAAACCCTAATGTTATTAGATCTAAGATTGAAGAGGTACTTGGTCTTACTTACGTTGATTAGTTTTGTTTCAACGGCAGCCTTTGCCCAAGAAACAACCGAAACCGACCATGGAAAATTCGCACAAGTAAAGAAGGGTCACTTGGTTCCTTTTGACGGCTGGTGTTTTGACGATAGGGCTACAGCAAAACTCCAAGCTAATCTTGAATTTGCGGAACAAAAGTGCGACCTTAGAGTGAAAAAATATCTACAAGGAGCGCAAGCAGCATTTGACATGCAAATAAGTAACCTTGAATTGAGAATAGACACGATCCTGCAAGAGACCACCGCCGTAATGAAGATAAAAAACAAAGAAATAGAAGACTTGGAGGCCGCCGCCCTTAAGCGTCCGAACGACTATGTTCACTTATGGGCCCTCGGCGGATTTACTGTTGGTGCTTTAACCACCGTGTTAACGATCGTCGCAATGGGGGCTTCATTGTGAAATGAGCGAAGACCCCAACTATACCGTAAAAGTAGAAAAGGCAATAAAAGAAAAATATGGAGAAGAAGCAGTTCAGAATCCGAGGTCTAGTTGGACAGACGAGAAAGAAAAACGCTATCTTGAAGAGTTAAAAGAGTTCTATAAAAAACATAACAGCTCAGAAGGGCAGAAAGAAAAGCAAAAGGGATTTCTAGTATCAAGGAAGTTTCTAGAAAGAGAAACAAAAAGAGATTGCCCGGTTTGCGACAAATATTCTTTCTCGCTAAAGGACGATCTTTATATGAATAAATTTAATTGCTGCCGCGAGTGTTACATTCAATATGTCGAAGGTCGCGAAAAGCGCTGGTTAACGGGTTGGCGTCCGGATAATACTAGGGCTATTATCAAATAAAACTACTATTTACTAGTGGACAAGAGGGTTTTTATATGGCAACTATATTAGATATCGTAAATGGAATATCGCAAGTGTTATCAAACACTCACGATGGCGCTATTGATTCGGAAGGTTCACCCGTGGAGATGGGCCTGCGCAGAGAAGAGGGGAATCCCCTGATAGACTCTAGACTTATAGACGGCTTTTCAGTAAGATTTAATAGGGACAAGATGATTGTTTCATATCAATATGACTGTAAACTCAAGCACGTACACGACAAGGGGTTTGAATCGGAAATTGAGTCGAGCATCAATGATGTCGTTAAATTTATCAAGAAAGAATATCGCAAATTGACAAAGAGTACACTCTCTCTGAAAGAAGAAGGGGAAGTGGATGTCCTAGTGCAATATGTTTCTAGAGTTAGGACCACGGTTACAGCAAACAAGGTTTATACGATCAACGGTGTTGACGGCCTCGACAAAACCGACCCTGAAGGTCTGAGGGACAATATTAAAAAGTTTTTGGACCAAGCGCCGGGAAAGAAGAGGCCCAAAAACGACAAGTCAAAGTCCGACAATTTTAAACAATTTGAGCCATGGAATCTTCAATCTGGCCAGAGAAACACTGACCTCAAATAAGTATGTACCAACTCACCAAAAAAGAGGTGATGAAAGAGATAGTAAAGTGCGGCAAAGACCCAGTATACTTTATTAATACTTATGCAAAAATCACACACCCACAAAAGGGTCTAATACCATTTCGTCTTTACGATTTTCAGGAAGATTTGGTGGAGTCCTTTTTGGATCACAGGTTTAATGTAATTCTCAAAGCAAGGCAGTTGGGCATATCTACCATTTCCGCGGCTTATGTTAGCTGGCTGATGCTCTTTCATCGAGAAAAGAATGTTTTAGTTATAGCAACTAAGTTCAGCACAGCATCAAATTTAGTAAAAAAAGTAAAAAGCATACTAAAGAATCTGCCAGATTGGATCAGGATTTCAGAGGTATCGATAGACAACAGAACCTCTTTCGAATTATCTAACGGATCTCAAATAAAAGCATCTTCAACTAGCGGCGATGCCGGCCGATCAGAAGCTCTGTCTCTCTTGGTTATAGACGAGGCCGCTCACGTTGAGGGTCTTGCAGAGTTGTGGATGGGTCTGTATCCTACTCTTTCTACTGGTGGTCGTTGTATCGCTCTTTCTACTCCCAATGGTGTTGGTAACTGGTTTCACAAGATTTATACTGAAGCAGAACAAAGGACAAACGATTTTAACGCGACAGTACTTACGTGGAACAGGCACCCTGATAGAGATCAAGAATGGTTTGAAAAAGAAACAAAAAACATGTCTAGGCGAGAAATTGCTCAAGAGCTTGAATGTAACTTCAACATGTCTGGGGAGACTGTATTCCACTCAGATGATCTGGACTGGATCTCGACGATGTTGTCCGATCCAAAATATAGAACCGGCTTTGATAGAAACTTGTGGATTTGGAAAGAGTTTGACCCCACAAAAGAATATATTATAAGTGCAGACGTTGCCCGGGGCGACGGAAGAGACTATTCGGTTTTCCACGTTTTAAACATAACAGACATGGAAATAATAGCAGAATATCAAGGAAAGGTAACTCCAGATATATTTGCTGGAATTCTCCATGATGCCGGCAAAGAATATGGTGATTGCATGATCATCGTTGAGAATAATTCTGTTGGGTATTCTGTTTTGGACAAGCTGGTAGAAAGAAATTACCCAAATATTTATTATTCTATAAAGTCGTCTCACGAATACATAGATCAAATTCAAGCGGAGCACAGGTCTAATGCTATTGCAGGCTTTACAACTTCTTCTAAAACTAGGCCCCTTATTATCGCTAAGATGGAAGAATTCATAAGAAACAAACTAATTAAAATATACTCCTCTCGTCTTTATAACGAGATGAAGACCTTTGTTTGGAACAATGGAAAGCCGGAGGCGATGAGAAGCTACAATGATGACCTTATTTTGGCTTGCTCCATAGGTTGTTGGGTTAGAGATACAGCGCTGGTGGAGAACAGCAGAAGCATGGAATATAAAAGGGCCTTTCTAGATTCGATGTTTGTGTCGAATACAACGATATCAACAACAATTGCTGGACAAACAAACTATAAAAGAGATAGCGTTTTTGATAAAATAAAAGAAACAAAAAGACAAGAACAGCAATTTCCTTGGCTTTTCAAAGGTTGAAAATAAAATATGGCAGCTAACAATAACAATAAAAACAACACAAGGAATCCCGACAGTGGTTTGTTCAAAAAGCTAACAAAGCTTCTTTCTGGTCCGCTGGTTACTTACAGAACACAAACAGCAAGAAGATTAAGAAGACGACAGCTAGATAAATATGCCAGAAGATTTCGATCGGCTAGTGGACAACAATTCAAGAAGACGGAATACAATCCATTTGATAACTTGATGGCCAATGTTATGGCCAATCAAAACCGGATGGAAAGGTATGTAGACTTTGATCAAATGGAATATACGCCGGAGATCGCTTCGGCACTCGACATATACGCTGACGAAATGACAACTTCGAGCCCTTTGCAGCCGCTTTTAGCCATTGATTGTAATAATGATGAAATAAAGAATACCTTAGAATCGTTGTATCGCAATATTATGAATATTGAGTTTAATCTTTTTGGCTGGTGCCGTACCATGTGTAAGTATGGGGACTTCTTTCTGTACTTGGACATAGATGAATCAATTGGAGTCCAGTCAGTAATAGGCTTACCAACTCAAGAGATTGAAAGAGTGGAGGGCGAGGACAAGACAAACCCGAATTACATTCAATATCAGTGGAACTCTTCCGGGATGACTTTCGAAAACTGGCAAATGGCCCACTTTCGAGTTCTTGGAAATGATAAGTATGCACCATATGGTTCATCGGTTCTCGAACCGGCCCGTAGAATTTGGAGACAACTTACGTTGTTAGAAGACGCAGTAATGGCCTATCGAATTGTAAGGTCTCCAGAGAGAAGAGTGTTCTATATTGATGTTGGCAATATACCCCCTCTTGACGTGGAGCAATACATGCAAAAGGTCATGACACAGATGAAGAGAAACCAAGTTGTCGACCCTTCTACTGGTCGAGTGGACCTTAGGTACAATCCCATGTCGGTAGACGAAGATTATTTCATACCCGTTCGGGGAGGAGTTTCTTCCAAGGTTGAGACTCTTGCGGGTGGTCAGTATACTGGGGATATCGACGATGTAAAATATCTTAGAGATAAACTGTTTTCGGCCTTGAAGGTCCCTGCATCGTATTTGATGGCGTCCACAGACGGCGGAGCAGAGGACGACAAAACGACTCTTGCTCAAAAGGACATAAGGTTCGCAAGGACGATCACACGCTTACAAAGATCTATCATAACGGAGCTTGAAAAAATCGGGATTATCCATTTATATGTTTTAGGCTTTCGAGGAGAAGACCTGACTTCTTTCAAGTTGGCCCTCGCCAATCCATCCAAAATTGCGGAACTACAAGAACTGGAGCACTGGAAGACAAAGTTTGAGACTGCGTCGTCGGCAACAGAGGGTTATTTCAGCAAGCGTTGGGTCGCAACTCGCCTGTTTAATTTGACCGAAGACGAATTCCTGAGAAATCAGAGAGAAATGTTTTATGATCGCAAATTTGATGCGATTCTTGAAGCCACTGCCGAACAAGCATCTGCAGAGGTTGCAGCTGCCACCGAAGCCGCCGCCGGCGCAGGCGGTGAACTCGGCGGTGAACTTGGTGGCGACCTTGGTGGTGACCTTGGTGGCGACCTCGGCGGTGACCTCGGCGATGACCTTGGTGGTGAAGAAGCTGCTGGCGAAGAATCATCCCTCTTGGCAGCACCAGCCAAGAGGGATGACGATATACGTCATTATGAAAAGGGCTCTTACAAACCGGTAAAGGTAAAACGCAACGACCGCGGCGCACGGGTTCGCTCACGGAAGTCAAAGTACGCCGATGAAAAAGCCCGAAATACCGACAGGACCATCAACCCGGGAATGACGAAAGGCACTCGTGGCTCTGGTTTTGATGATTTAATGGGTTTGAGGTCTTTATCGAAGGGCATTTATGAAGACAAGCAAACTAGTTACTCTAGAGAAGAGCGTCTAATAACAGAAATTAGTTTTGATGTAAAAAAGCTAATCAAAGACCTTGAAATGAGGGACAAAGATGAGACTGAAACATAATAAAAAAAGAAATACGGCTTTCGTTTACGAGGCTTTGGTTCGAGAATTAACCAAAAGTATAATAAAAAACAACACTTTTAAGAAAAACAAGATTGTTGAAATTATTAAAGAGCATTTTCCAAAAGATTCTAATTTGTTGAAGGAGTTGGAAATTTACAAGTCCTTGTACGAAACTAATGAACTGGATCTTTCGACCGCTGAAAAGCTAATGATGGAAGCAAAGATAGCTTATTCCAAGCTTGACAAGAAGGGGTTGTTTGTGGAACAGAGCGCCCTTATAAAGAAGATAAACAAGTCTCTGAGTGGCGTGTTCGCAAACTTTGTTCCAAACTATAAAAATTTAGCTAGCCTTTATGCGATATTCAACGATTCGGCAAATGTAAAAGAAAGGGTCTTGCTGGAACAGAAGTTTTTAAATAATTTAACAAACAAAAACTCCTCGCGAAAAGCGAACACTAAAGACCCGATAGATAATCTGGTTTTTAAATCGTTTGTAAAAAGGTTTAATGAAAAGTATTGTGACTCCCTGAACGAGGGGCAAAAAGAGCTTTTGACAAAGTATGTTGCATCGTTTTCTGACAATGGCTTGGCTCTCAAAATTTATCTCAATGACGAAATAGGCGCACTAAAAGAAAAAGTTAAAAGAGCTATTGGTGATCCGATAATGGAGCAAGACCAAGAAATGAAACTAAAAACCGAGGCGGTTCTTTCGAAACTTGAGGGTTACAAGAACAGCGGTATAGACATGATAATGCTAGAAGAGGTTATAAAAATACAAAGCCTTGTGCAAGAGATAGAGAAAGATGGCAATTAAAGTAAAGATAATTCCGACTGGTGTCACAGAGGGCCCGCAAGAAGAAGGGTCCATAAAGATAAAGATAGTGGCGGATCCCCCCGACGAACCTAAACCAGTCACAGTCGAAATGGTCGCTCGCCGGGCTCTGAATGGAGACATCATGATATTCGATCATGATCTAATAGATATAGTTGTCTCTCCGGGAAAAAGCAAATTGATAACGTTTCCGAAGAATTTAAAACAAAGAGAAGTTTATCCTACACAAGACAGGTTCTATGAGTTTATGGCAAAAAAAGGAGTCATAGAAAGGTCTAGTATTCAAGGCGGGAATGTATATTCTTCTTTGGAAGCGGAAATACATGAATCAAAAATAGAAGGCATTGATTCTGTACAGACTGCTATTTTTATGACAAGTATATTTTTGGAGCAAGAAAAGCCAGACATTTTTGCAAGAAGAGACCTCAAACAGGACATGTTGCAACACTTCGTAGATCCTGATGATGAGGATAGTACTGAGCTTGGAGAAATTCCCCACTCTGACAAAAAAGGCTCCCTTGATCACACGGTGCGCCCATACGGCTATCAGTATATGTATTCGGTTCTTAGAGAAAGCGAGGAGAAGTGAGCTTAATATATTTTGTCCTTTGTGCATACGGATTAACACAAATACTTGTTTATGCAACAATCTTAAAAAAAATACGACCAGCGAAAGGATCCCTAGGGAAGTTATTTAGCTGCCCAATGTGTATGGGTTTTTGGGTAGGTGTATTTTTGTGGGCCCTTAATGACACAACAGAACTATTTAGTTTTGATGAATCTTTAGTTACGGGTTTTTTATTAGGGTGTCTTAGTTCAGCAACAAGTTATGTTCTTAATATGTTGTTCGGAGATAACGGATTAAAGATAGAACACAATGGTGTTAGTTTTAAAAAGAAAACAAATTATAGGAGATGGAAATGAGACCATTCACAACCATAAGATGGTATATAAGACCTGTTGCTAATTGTTGTAAGGGATCTTAGATGAGGCGGGTGGCCCCCGCGTTGAGGATTAAAGATGAAACTTCTTAGAGAATTTTACGAACTTTGCGAAGGCGGAATATGCCAAGACCTTCTTACTGAAGACGAAAAACGAAAGGTAAGAGAGAATGGCGCAGTTTACTTGACAGGCATTATGCAACAGGCAAATGTCAGAAATGGAAATGGCCGCGTATATCCGTCAAAAACCCTGATGAGGGAAGTTAAAAATTATCAAAAAATCGTAAAGGAAAGAAGAGCTTTGGGCGAATTAGACCATCCAGAGACTTCGGTTGTCAACCTGTCAAATGCGTCTCATTTGGTCACTGAAATATGGGCAGACGGCGATAAAGTTATGGGCAAGATAGAAGTGCTCAACACACCTTCGGGAAAGGTGCTAAAAGAGTTGATATCGTGCGGAGTTAAGCTGGGAATCTCTTCTAGGGGCATGGGTTCTGTCAGGGAAGATAACGGGAACACCATGGTAGAAGATGATTTTCAACTCATATGTTTTGACATGGTTTCGGACCCCTCTACTCCTGGTGCTTTTATGATGTCGGAAGCCAGGGACCGATCTGCGGGCCTTACGAAGGCCGATAAAATAAATCGAATTTTGAACAGCATTATTGAAGAGGATTGATCCATTGAATAAAGAACAACTCAGCGAAATTATTAAAGAAGCAATTTTGGAAGAAGTAGAAGGTGAACCTGCAGCAGAACCCGCACAAAAGGAGGACCCGGAAAAGCGCCTTGCCGTATTTATTAGCAAGGCTTCCGGTGGCCGCAAATTTACTGGGGAAAGTCAAGCAGAATTTTTACAGCTTTTAGATCAAATATCTGAAGTCATAAGAGGGTTGGCAAAAGAGAAAACGGGAGAAGAAGTCTCAGAAGGCCTTCAGGGAGCCTGGGTCGCACTGGAGGCGCTCGAAGATTCAGAAATAGAAGCACGACTCCCAACCCCCGAGCCGGCCGACGATGCCGAGGCCCCCGAAGGTGATGAACCCGCAGGAGATGAACCCTCTGGTGTTTCCGATGATGACCGCCGTCGCAGGAGATTAGCTGCAGCTGGCGTTGAAGATTATGAAAGGTTAAGCTAACAGGAATGAAAAACGAAGAATTAAAAAAAGCCTTAAAGCCCCTTATCAAACAGTGTATAAAAGAAGTAATATTTGATGAAGGTGTACTTTCGGGCATAATTTCAGAAGTTGTGAAAGGTGTAAATGTTGGCACTCCGATAGTGGAGTCGAGACCACAGGCTACCGCCAACATGAGCCCGCCGCCTGGAGACCTTCTGAAAGAAAGACAAAAAACTAAAAGAAAGCAGTTGACAGAAACTAGAAAGAAAATGCTCGACGCCATTGGAGGAGAGGCTTTCAATGGAATAAACGTATTCGAAGGCACGGAGCCCATCTCTCGTGGCGGGTCTGTATCGGAGACCACCACCCCAAGCTCCCCGTTGTCTGACTATTCCCCGGGCGACCCGGGCATTAATATAGATGGTATTCTTTCTGTTGCCGGCGATGCTTGGAAAAAACTTATTTAAGGAAAGCGAGGACCCTAATGGCCAAGGCTATATATATCGAGGTGGAAGCGAATTCAAAATATCTCGACGAGAATGAGAGGTTAATAAAGAAGTTTGTCAAGAAAGTTAAAAAGGATGGACTTTTGGAATTAGTGAGGGAAAGAAGACATTTTCAAAGTGCATCTGAAAAACGCCGAAGAAAAAGAGAAAGAAAAAAGAGAATTTCCAGGGAAACAACGAAAAAGAACAATAAATAGTTCTATATATTAGAGAGCAAGGAGTTGCATAAATGGCGCATGATAACAAAGTATACAAGAACACTAGCTGGGGCAGAACAAGGGGACCGAAAAATCTTGCCAGCACGCGCGCGGCTGAGGTCAGCGTCGTACTGGTTGGTGCTCTCACCGCGGTGACCGATGGCTATGCAACAGAAAATCAAAGGTACCTTCATCTTTTGGTGGGTAACGGCTCCGCGGACGACGACACCGCCGGGGCCAGAACAATTACTGTATACGGGTATAACCATGCATTTGGAAAATGGTTTCCGCTATTAGCCCCTTCGGATGCTGGCGAGCCACCCACCGCCGTGACCTTGACCGCCCCGGATAATGATGGTACGGAAGCACTCGCTGGTCGGAAGGCCCAGACCTTTGAAATCTTTGGTGTAGACAGGCTTGCTTTTGTTGGAGTCACTGCCGATACTAAGTGTTGGGCCGCCTGCTCAACATTCTAAGGAGATTTAAGAAGATGGCCTACGGCAACGGAAACAGAAGATTCACAACTTTTAATCAAAGTGGAGTTTTAGAGACAAACATTGACGCTTCTGGTCAGCATGTTGTTTGCGGAGACATTGATCAGGTTCCTTTTATTTTGTTTTCTCGTGCAATGATTCGAACCCAGATGAACCCTAGAAAGGGGTTTTGTACGATACCATGTGATGATATAAACCTACCATCAGGCGGAACGATAGTTTCATAAGGAGTTTTTTTAATATGAGCAGTAAAAGACAAACTACAGACAATAAAATGCTTTGTGAGAAAATCCCCTCTGGAGTCAATAGAGCTTAAGGCGTAGAAAATGACAACAGCAGTAAAAGTTCGAACAGCTTTCGCGACAGCTGTCCCATCCCTAGCAGATGCTTATATCGGCGTTAGGTCTTGGGATCATGGATCTGTCACCCTTAATGATTCCGGCGCTGAATATGGTTCTACCAGTCCCGGGAGTGGGATTGTGCAATATAGCGGTGGCGCAAACATACGAAAAATAATGGCAGAACTATATGCGTACTTTAACGGGGAATCCCAATATTGGACTGTACATACAGGTGATTCTGGCTCAAGTAATGCAAATATGACTTTTGCAAATAACTCTCAGGGTACCGGTGAGCGGGGATTTATTGTAAAGTCTAAAACAGAAAGTACTGCCAATAACGACGCCCGATTCTTATTTATTAACGCTGCTCCCGCATCCTGGAGAAACGAGTTCCAAAAGAAGTTCAGGGACGTAAAAGATAAGGGCCACGACCCGGGCACTTATGTCACCTGTTCTACCTATAGGGACGTGTTTGTTGGTATGGATACTGCTTGTGAGATAACTGGAGTTCTTACAGCCTCAGCGGGAAATAGTAGATTTTCTGGCCTTTGTTACGACGTGTTTGGTGGTGGTCGTATGGCTGGCAGCATAGTGAAGCTCAAGATATTAGAAACTAAAGATTGGTTCTTTGTGCGGGCCAAAATGGACTATACCGGGTCATCGGATAACAAGGCCTACCAAACAGTCGTCACGAATCATGGTGCTGCTTATCGCACTGGGGTCTTTTGTGGAAAGATAGAATCTCCCGGTGTTAACACTACTAGGAATGTTGTTTGTGGTGGGAGCTGGTCAACTACTTACAGCGACGGCCGTGATTCTAACGGTGGCTGGGGAACTAGATTGGGAGTTCAGTGTGTGTATGAAGCCTCTGCCGGCCGGTTTGGCATAGGTAAGGCTCGACCAGAGGACGATCAAGGCGGCTTTTTGGACGCCGGCGGTTCTTACCCGAATCTTCCTACATCTTCTCACGATGGCACAAACTTTAATTTGCACAAGTGTGCCCTTGTTGACAACTATGGTCAACTGGCAACTACCAACAACTCAATAATGATCGGAACCTTTCCTTGTGTTTTGATTGGTCCCGCGGAACCATCGAAGCACTGTAGAAATATTGCAAACTCTGCCCTAATGAAGGATTCCAACAATACAACTTATGCTGCAAACATGTCAGGTAGCTTCTGGGTTTACGACGACGGGCAGGTGGCTGAATAATATGTCATTGCAGCAACCAAAAAAACTAACACCCGGGTCATCGACCGCAACTGATATTCAGTTTTCTGCGATATCGTGGACGGGCGCTTCTGCAACCTCGGGAGTAAGAAACTTTCTGGCAGCATTATATACTCATTTTAACGGTGTTTCTAAATATTGGTCTATCAAATCGGGCACCGCGTCAACCACTTCAGCGGCCGGCGATGGTGGGTTTATTATAGAGAACGCAACAACCGGTGTGGAGATATGCCTTGCAAATGGGTATGATGTCGGTAGTGCAATGAAAACAAACAAGTGCCCAAACGTTATGGGCGACACTGTGGGCACATACGGATCATCCGGCACCTATACTCAAAACGATGTACATCTCGCCATCGCCCCCGCCGGCGGAGTATCTTCGATAACAAATAGGGCTACTCAAATTGCGTCAGCTACTCGTTTTTCCGGATGGACCCGAGCCGGCGGCGGAGACTATGGGGGACTATATGCAAACTATAGTGGATATGCATATGCAAAAATAATAGAAACTCCGAATTATGTGTTTTTGAGAAAGCACTTGGTTTCAGGAGATAATAAATATTATGATGTTGGTATGTTCGCGGGTCAAATAGAATCCCATGGCAATAACGCATCAGGGTTTTTTATAGCCTGCTCTAAATTTACCAGCTGGGCCAATGTAGGTGGAACTCTTTATAATATTTTTCATATGAGATACGAATCCAGCAATAACGTGTGGGTTCCCTGTGTTGCTGGCCCTGCTGTCGCCTACAAGGGCTTTCAAAATCATGCGACATATACTCGAAATCAGCATCCGGGGAATGATGAAGAGTCTTCCGCAGCATACAACTTTTATAAGCTGGCCATTTTCGACAATCAATATCAAAACACCAGCCCCGATGACTGGACTTTTGTTGGTTATGTTCCTTGTATCCTCGTGGGTCAAGAAGGTAATTGCAACCCTAACGAGTCCGGAGGCCTTACAACTTTAAATTATGGCGGAAGCACTTTTGCACATTGCATGGGCGCTAATGATCAAGCTTGCTGGTACGTTCGAGACGACGGCTCTGTGACTGAGAATCCCTAGTCCTACCTTGTAAGTAATATTTACTGTCATTTAGCTTTTTGAATTACTAATTACTTGTGAGAAATTTTCTTTTTTAAGGGGTAAGTTTATGTCTTCACTTTTAGAACAAGCCATCGTTGATGCAAAGGCCTTGAAAGAGGCTGCGATCAAAAATGCCGAAACCATGGTCATCGAAAAATATTCTGATCAGATAAAAGAAGCTGTAAGCGCTCTTTTAGAGCAGGAGGATGAAGAGGATCCTCTCGCTGGATTGGAAGAGCCCGCAGGTGATGACCTCGCCGGCGGCCTAGACGATCTGGGCGGTGACCTTGGCGCGGAACTTGGAGGAGAAGAAGAAGTGGAAGAAGATCCATCCTTGGAACAAATTCCCTCCGCACCCGCCGACGATATTCCCGAACAACCCGCTAGCGATTCAGAAACAGTAACATTCGAACTGCCAGATCTGGTTCAAAAGATACAGGATATAGAAGCTGAAGAAGGCGCACCCCCCGCCCCGGAAGAAACTCATCAAGAACTTGCTGCCGATGATACTTTAGCCACAGCTGCAGAGACCTCTCCCGAAGCGGCCAGCACGATGACAGAAGACTTTGACCTTGAAGATTTCCTAGTAGACGAAATAATGGAAAGACTTAAAGTTGACATTGAGCCGGTAAAGACTGGTCATCTGGCAACTCCAGAGCCAGCACTAGATGAAGCTGAACTCCAGGCCGTCGCAAGAGAAAACGACGATGAGGTCAAAGAAGAAAATGAAGCTCTGCGCAATCGAGTCGCAGAACTCGAAGAATCAATAAAAATTTCTAAAGCATCCGAGAATAAGCTTTCCAAGCGAAATGACGAATTCCGGGATGCTGTCTTATTCTTAAAAGAAAAGATTGATAATGTGAATGTTTCCAATGCGAAACTTTTATATATTAACAGGTCCCTTGAAGATTCCTCCCTGAATGAGCGACAAAAAAGAAAAATTGTCGAAGCAATCTCCAAGGCTGAAACTGTACAAGAAGCGAAGGTTATTTACGAGACCCTTCAAAGCACGGTGGGAAGCACTGACAAGAAGTCATTGCCGAAATCACTGAGCGAAGCCGTTAGTAGAAACCCTTCATTAATTATTAATTCCCGAAGAAACGATGTGGATAACAACACTAGTGATATCTTCGCGGAAAGGATGCAGCGTTTGGCTGGCATCAAAAAGAACAAACAATAATTAGGAGGTTTGAAAAACTATGTCTGTTTTACAGAAACTTACAGAAGGCATCGTTCACCGTGACGTCCAGAAGGAAGGAGCAGCCCTGCTTAATAAGTGGGAAAAGACTGGACTTCTAGAGGGTCTTGGTGACGATCGCAACAAGAATACAATGGCCGTTCTCCTTGAGAATCAGGCTAAGGAGCTTCTCCGAGAAGCTTCATCGATGGCTGCAGGTGATGTCGAAGGCTTCGCCGCAGTTGCTTTTCCGATCGTTCGTCGTGTTTTCGGCGGGTTGATCGCTAACGATTTGGTATCGGTTCAGCCAATGAGCTTGCCGAGTGGCCTTATCTTTTTCCTTGATTTTACGCACACACATGGTAGAGCCGGGGTATTGCCCGGTGAATCGGTATACGGTGGCCACGTCGTTGGTCGTCAGATCACCGGTGGTGTTCAGTTAGGCCTGGATCCCACTCAGTCTGACCGGCAGCAGGATGGCGGCGGCGGCTTCTACGATTTGGGAACTGGTTACAGTTCACCAACAGGAAGCCACGTTGGTTTGGCTCAGACCTTGGGGTCAAATCCAATTATCGACGTTTCTGCTTCTGCCTTTACACAGGCTCAGAAGAAGCATATCCGGTTCGATCCTGATGTTTTGTCCGACAATTCCAATATGGTTACGGCATTGCAAATTAGTGCCTCTTCTTTTGCAAACGGCGGCGACCTTGCATCCCTGAATAGGAATGCACTCACTGCTATTTCCCAGGTTACTGGTTCATCCACCGGTGCAACCTTGGTCAGAAGACTTACCAAGTTCGACTCTGACGGCAACTTGCAGCTCTTTTTCGTCGGTCGACCCGGTGCAGCTCCTGATGTCGCCGGCGGCGATGGACAGAGACTCAACTTGTCATTTCCAGTAGCAGACAATTTCAATAATGCTAATGCTGGAAATGGCGGAGCAGATACGATTGGCGCAGTTGTAGGTGCTGATGTCTGGGGCCTTGAAGAGCCATCACCTTCCACAGGAGAAGTTGGTTCTTCCTCGGGCAAGCAGCGTATTCCAGAGATCGACATCAAGGTCGACAGTATTGCCGTGACGGCCGTAACTAAGAAGCTCAAGGCCAAGTGGACCCCTGAGTTGGGACAGGATCTCAACGCATACCACAATCTTGATGCTGAAGTCGAATTGACTGGTATTCTTTCGGAGCAGATTGCTCTTGAAATTGATCAGGAAATTCTTGGTGATCTTATCGTTGGTGCAAAGGCTGGTACTCGTTACTGGAGCCGCGCTCCAGGCCTTTTCGTTGATAGTAACGGAAGTGAACTCGGCGCTACTTCGGCAGCTCCAGACTTCACCGGCACCGTCAGCGAGTGGTACGAGACCCTTATTGAGACGATCAATGACGTGTCGGCTCAGATCCACAGAAAGACGCTCCGCGGAGGCGCAAACTTCGTTGTTTGTTCTCCAGAGGTTGCTAACATCCTTGAGTTTACTAGTGGCTTCCGAGCCAGTGTAACTGCGGATGCAGACCGCGGAACCGTTGGTGCAGTTAAGAGTGGATCCCTTAGCAAGAAGTGGGACGTTTACGTTGACCCCTACTTCCCTCGCAATGTGGTCCTCGTCGGCCGTAAGGGTGGCTCATTCCTTGAGAGTGGCTATGTTTACGCTCCGTATGTGCCACTGCAGGTGACACCGACCATTTTTGGTACGGAAGACTTCGTGCCGCGTAAGGGAGTTATGACCCGTTACGCCAAGAAGATGGTCCGACCAGATATGTATGGTCTTGTTATTGTCCGTGGTCTCCTTGGTGAGGCTGGCTCTTGATAGAGTCTGATAACTAACTAAAAAGATTTGGCCCCCTCATTCATTTGAGGGGGCTTTTTCGTTTGTGGATAACTATTTATAAGTGAAACCTATGATAAGGCGTTCAGGGCCTTGAAATATACTTTAAGGAGATTTAAAATGAGTAAGATAGGAAGAGCGGCCCACGAAGGGGCCCGAAAGAATATCAAAACGCTGGATGCAGACGCAACGTTAACACAGGGAGACTCTGGAAAGACACTGTTGTTAAACTCAACTTCAGCACTTGCAGTAACACTACCGGAACTTAGCACGGTTCAAACCGGAACGTTCTATAGGTTCGTGGTAATTGCAGCAAACAACAACGCTTATACGATCACTACAGGTGATACTGCCGACTCAGGCGGAGACGACTTCGTTGGATCTGTTATTTACGGCGAAACACTCGCAACCGGTGACGGCGCGGGCGGCGATACTGTGAATATACTCGTCCCGGCTACAAACGATTGCAGGATCACACTAGACGCCAACTTAGATCACAGTGGGGGCAACATAGGCACCTGGATTGAATGCGTCAAGATTTCAAACGACGCTTGGTTGTTAGATGGTATCATAATCACCGCTGACGCCAACGGGAACGGATCCGCGGTATTCACAGATCCGACCTAATAGTTAACTCGCCTTATCAAAGAATTAACCCCAAGCTTTATTGCTTGGGGTTTTTCTTTCTTTTGGTTGCTATTTACTATATAACCAGAAAGGAGTTTTCGATGGGAAAACGCAATAAAAGATTAACAATGGCTAAATTTGCCAAGAAATTTTCTTCTAAACGAGAAGCGTTGTTTGGTACTAAAAAAGATATAGAAAAAGAAGAAATCGTCTCACAACCTGAACCTGAACCAGAGGTGATAGTAGAGCCTGAACCTGAACCAGAGGTGATAGTAGAGCCTGAACCTGAACCAGAGGTGATAGTAGAATCCGAGTCTCCCAAGAGGCCTCTCCCTAACGCATTAAAAAAAACCTCCACCAGTAAGGCACCTACTCGTAAAAAAACAACGAGAAAGCGGTCGACAACGAGAAAGAAATCTACTCCAACGACGAACCCCGCGGCCACCGAAAAAACTACGAAAGAATAAAGTAATTTTTAAGTACTAGTGTTTTGCCTAGTTTAATACTAATTATTTAGTAATGGAGGATTCATGAATGGCTACACCAGTTTTAACTCCGGCTAGCAAAACGAGTAAAAGTATTTTATCATCTTCGGGTAGTGTGGGAAATGTGAATAAAAGCGTTCCATATGGCGTTTATTCTGCAACTAACTCAGCACTATTTGATCCTAATTTTCTTTCAGGCGCTGTGGATCAAGTAACCTATGTGTATAGGAAGCTTGGAGGTGATGTTCTTGATATTGAGTTAAATCCAGCAAACGTCTATTCAGCATATGAAGAGGCGGTATTGGAGTACTCATATATTTTGAATATTCATCAGGCAAACAATGCACTGCCGTCCTATCTAGGGGCAACAACCGGCACCTTTGACCACCTTGGGCATCTTAAGCCCACAGGCGAAGGCTCGACGTTATCTTCCTCTTTGGCCGGCACCCACACTGCTTTAAAGTTTCCAAAGTTTAACTTCGGGTACGCCAGAAGAGTGGCAGAGGGAGTTGGGGCAGAGGCTGGCGTCGGCCCGGGCAATGTAGAGTATTCTGCATCAGTGCAGCTTAAAACCGGTGTTCAAGATTATGATCTTCAGCAAGTAATCTTTAGTGGATCTAAGTTTTCTGAATCTTCAGAGGGTTGGCACAACAAGGTTAAAAATAAAAAGATACTAGTTAGGAATGTTTACTATAAAACACCCCAGGCCATGTGGAGATTCTACGGATATTACGGAGGGTTGAACGTTGTGGGGAATCTCCACAGTTATGGTCAATTTTCTGATACTTCGACATTTGAGTTAATACCTTCTTGGCAGAATAAACTGCAAGCAATGCAATTCGAAGATGCAATTTATACAAGAATGTCTCACTGGTCTTACGAATTGAAAAATAACAAATTGAGACTTTTCCCAATACCTCCAGGTACGACTTATCCGAGCAAAATATGGTTTAAGTTTTCTGTTCAGTCTGAACCATGGGAAGAAGACGAAGGCGCAGGTAAAACTGGTGTTGACGGTATTAATAATATGAACAATCTACCATTTGCAAATTTGCCGTACAGTAGTATAAATAGTATCGGCAAACAATGGATAAGAAGATTTGCACTGGCTCTGTGCAAGGAAATTTTAGGTCAGGTGAGAAGCAAATTTCAAAGCATTCCTATTCCTGGGGAATCTGTCACTTTGAATGGCTCTGATTTGATCTCACAAGGGAGAGAAGAACAGGACAAACTAAGAGAGGAATTGAAGACAACACTTGCTGAAATGACTTATCCAAAGCTGATGGAACAACAAGCAGCCACTTTGGATTCTTCTAACACAATTCAAGAAAAAGTGCCGTTAAATGTTTTTGTGGGGTAAATAAAACATGGCTGATAACAAATGGAAACAACCCGCGGCACCACCACCTCCTCTATTTCTTGGGAAGAAAGAGAGGGACTTGGTCAAACAAGTTAATGATGAACTTATAGAAAGAGTTATAGGTCAACAGGTCGTATATTACCCGATAAGCCTTGAACATACCAACTACCACCCAGTCTATGGAGAAGCGATTCATAAGACTTTTTTGAGCCCAATAAGAGTTTACGCTCTTGTTGAGTGGATGGGGTATGAAACAGAGACAACGAACTTGGGCGTCGATAGGAAGCCTAAAATAAACATACATTTTCACAAGAGAAGACTGACAGAAGATCAAAACGTCTTTGTCAGAGAAGGCGATTTTGTTTTTTATGGCGACGTTTATTATGAAATAGTAACACTAAACGAACCACGTCAACTTTTTGGTCAAGCTCAACACAAGATGGAAATAACGGCTGAGTGTGTAAAGGCCAGAGAGGGCCTATTCGATGCCAGTTAGAGAGAAATTGGCAAAACTAAAAGAGCTGTCTTTCCCAAGTTCAACTATAGAACACATAGATGAATCTATGTTGGACTACTTAAACAATCAAATGGATCTCAGAACAACTACTGGTAAGGGATGGAAAAAGGTGCCCGTGGTTTGGGTTGGCGCAGAAAGGGCATTTCAAAGCAAAGAGGATAAAGCAATAAGAGATCCCGATGGTTCTCTCATTTTACCGATTGTAACAGTAGAGAGAACTGGCATGATTAAGTCCCCCACCAAGAAGGGTTCTGTATGGGCCAATATCCTACCTGTAAGGGACGCAAAGGGTGGAGCTATACCCGTGGCTAGGAGAATCAAACAGGACAAGACAGGGGCCTTTGCTAACAGGCATGCTAAGAAAAAGAGGGGACAGATAAATTTCCCAACTGCTAATGAAAGAATAGTGTACGAAACGGTAACCATACCTCTTCCTGTTTACGTGACAGTCACATATGAAATAATACTATCGACGGAATACCAACAACAGATGAATGAACTGGTGTCGCCCTTCGTTACAACTCCTGGTGGAATAAATTACGTACTTCTGAACAGTAAGGATAATCATAGATATGAGGGATTCATACAAGAGAATTTTGATTACGACAACAATATCGCGAACTTCACCTCAGAAGAAAGGAAATATAAAACAAAAATTACTATTGAAGTTTTAGGTTATTTGATTGGCGAAGGTAAAAACCAAGACCAACCCAATATAGTGGTGAGGGAAAATGCGGTAGAAGTAAAGATCCCAAGAGAGAGAATTATATTTGGCGACAAAGCAGAACACGAAAGGGGCATTTACTATGGACTTCCTGGCCTGGAGGACATTGAATAATGGCATTTGCTATAGATACCGCTCCAGGCGCACTTAAAGACAAACCGATCCCCTTCGGGCCCTCGACAATAGAGAATGTCGATAAGGCAATGTTGAATTATTTAAAAGATTTAAAATTACATACAGACACAAAGGATGGATTCAAAGAATCGCCGGTAATTTGGGTTTCTCCCGAAAGATCTCTCTCTTCGAAGAGGGAAAGATCGTTTAGAGACAAGGACGGTACACTAATATTGCCGATTGTTTCCCTGGAAAGAACGGAGATGGTTAAGGATCCGAACAAAAAGGGTTCTCTTTGGGCAAACATTCTGCCAAACAAAGACGAAAGAGGCGGAACAATCCAGATATCCAGAAGAATCAAACAAGATAAAACATCAAACTTTGCAAACAGAACAGCAATGCGAAAGCGCGGACAATTGAACTTTCCGGGCATGCAAAATAATAAAATTGTCTATGAGTCAATATCAGTACCCCTGCCGGTGTATATCGAATTAACTTATAAGATCACTGTAAGGACAGAGTTTCAAGAGCAGATGAATGACTTGATAACTCCTTTTATTACATCCCCCGGCGCTATAAACTACATCCTCATAAGTAACGAAGGGCACAGATACGAAGGGTTTATACAGGAGGGCTTCACACAGAATCATAACTTTTCTTCGTTTACGTCCGAGGAAAGAAAGCTGGAAACTACAATACAAATAAAAGTTTTAGCTTATCTTATAGGGGATGGTAAAAATCAAAAGCAACCGAAGTTCGCCATAAGAGAGAATGCTGTAGAGATAAAAATTCCCAGAGAACGGCTTGTTTTTGGTGATCACCCCGAGCACGAAAGGGGAAGGTTCTATGGTCTTGCAGGAGTCGTAAAAGAGGAGACAAGAAAAGAGTTGCCATCCAGATTTCAGTTTGCAGGAAACGCAAAAGCGGGCCCGTCGACTTCGACTTCTTCTGGCGCGAAAGCGGGCGGGAATGTGATGACGACAGATAATTATGTTGCAAGAATAAAATTTAACCAATCTCCAAATGGCACTAGGACGTCCTTCACTACACTTCATACTTTCGTTGTGGGAACGGAAATGGTTTTCAGGGGTGGGCTTTTGATGACCCTTGGTGTCAACTTTGACTATACTGTTGATGATAACGGTACGACCATAACATTCACAGAAGCCCCCGGCGGTGATGAGAATCTTTTGATTAGTTATGTTATAACCGCCGGCAGCTGACTATTTATATTTGAATCTGTTTTATTCAAGGAGCATAATATGTCAGCGTTAGATAAATTAATAAATTTGTTAGAACACCTCAAGGAGACAAGTCCAGATATGCACGACAAGGCCAACAAGGCCCTGGACGTTCTTTTGGACGAAGAGGCTCTAGTAGAAGAAGTTGAAGAAGAGGTTTCCGAAGAGGTCTCAAATCCCAAATATGTAATAAGAGGTGGAAAGCTGATTTCTGGAGATTTAGATCTCGAACCAGAACCCGAGCCCGAACCCGAGCCCGAGATAGATGATTCATATTTTGAAATAGAAGAAGGGGATATTGATTTTATAATTTCCGTAAGGACAAGATTAAAAGAACTAATATCTTCGTTGGGTTTGCTGTTACAGGCTTATGAGGTGGACAAAGAGAGGCTTTTGGATGAAATAGAGCTAGCTCAAAGCGCTTTGAACAAAAAAATGGAAGAACTTCAAAGCGCTTTTCCTCTAGATCCTGAGTCTGGCTATACTCTGGTTTTTCCTAACGATAATCAAACAAAAGGTGCCTTCATAAAAAATGACCCTAGTTAAGTAAGAGTATAACAAATAGATGAGATGGGGATTTTAGAAGGTGTCAGAAGACAAAAGATACATTACGTCAGATATAGGTATAGCCGCTTATTTGCAGCTTAAAGGGGTATCAATATTGAAGTGTCATCGTCTTTCCACCGGCCGTTTCCATTTCGAATTCGATGATTCCAATTCTGTTTGCAGTTCCCTTTCAGTTGAATTCCTTAATTCTGATTTTTGCAAGTTTGATAATAATATTAGAAATTTAAAGAAAGTTTTGTTTTCCTGATAGTTTTTGTTTTCTTAAGGTTGTTCTTAATGGGTCAAAATGACCCCAACAACAACAGGAGATTATATACAAAATGGCAAGAACAAAGATAGATTCAAGGCTTATCGCCACCGGAGGCGTTAAAAGAGATGCCATTGCTTCCGGTTCGATTGAGATAGGTCACTTAAACTTTATAAAGACCGAGGGCGGCGGCCCTGCGTGGGGTGGTGTTATCGCTGATGGCGATATCGTAGCTCTTCACGACACTAGCGCAGATACGGTTAGAGGCATCGAAGCCGGCGACCTCAAAGCATACATAAACAGTGGTTCCGCTGTTGCAGGTACGTCAGGCTCAATTCAGTTTAATCATAATGGCTCCCTGGGTGGCCTGCTTGATTGGAAAACTGATGGACACAATTTGACGGGCAGCAACGGCCGCCAGCTTATTTTTCAAGCAGAAAATGTATCGGGATCAAACGTTCAGGTTTGGTCACCGGCCCAAGGCGAATTGAGAGTTGTATCTCATGGCCCGGGCAGTGGAGTCAATTCATCCATCAACCTTATTGCCCGCGGTCTCGGCGGCGGCAATCTGCCATGTTGGATTAACATTGGCTCAGGCTCCAATAGGGAAATAGAATATAACGTAGGTAGTACGACACAAACCACAGGTCACCAGTTCCTGGCAAAGGGAACCCACTTTATGACTCTCTGGCATGACGTTGCTAGCGATGATGCTGCACAGATTCAGAGTGAAGTTGGTGAACTGGGCATTAGATTGAAGACCGTTGATAACGGTGGTAATTATTATGCAACTGTCGTTAACATTACATCGTCGCACGGCCAAGGTGAGTCGGGCTTCGACACCAATACCAATAACGCATATGCTTTTGTCATTGGTGACAACTCGGGCACGAACTTATCCGGCGCTTGTTTGGCTATTGGTAGTGCTACCTCATCAGTAATTTACAACTCAGGTACGCCTGACAAGCCAATCCTCACTGTTAAATCAAAAGGTACTAGTAACACCAGAGGTACTGTGGCTCTTGACGCTCAGGCACTTAACTTCAAGATCGCGGGTACAAATTATTTTACCATGGGTGTGAAGAGTGGTGTTGGTGTTATTGGTCACGGTAAATCAGGCGTTGCAATTGGCACCACTGGTGCTTTCATCGACGGCGATGGCCGCGGCAGCATTCGCTTTGATTCGAATAATAGTGCTGACACTGTTACCATCTACTCTGGTTCGACTGCTATCTTTGGTGGTCGTAATGCAGACATGCAGGTAAGAAATGCTACTTCCAAGATTTTGCTTGGTGGCGGCACAACTTATTATGTTGGTGGTGCAGCAAATGCTGTTGCTAGCGTTTATGACGTAGTTGGATCAAACAGTGTTTCCGGTGCAACTGGTAACTTCCATGATCTTACTGGTGACGACGCTGTCTTCGGTGGAGCTACAGTCAATAGTTTGACAGCCTCAAACGGTGTAATGCTTGGTACTGCGGTCACTGACGACCTTTCAATCTTGGGTGGCTTGATCACAGATCTTGTTCCCCAGAACGATAGCAAGGTCGACCTTGGTACTTCTACAAAGCAATTTGCTGAAGCCCACATCGACACTGGCCATATCGATACAGTAACAGCAACTAATGTTGATGGTATTCTTGGTGCGAACACTGCTGCAGCCGCAACAGTCACCTCCCTGAGTGCAACTGGCGATGTTGACCTCGGTAATGCTACTTCAGATACCATTACTTGCACAGGTCAGTTTGATTCGGATTTGATTCCGTCTACTGATAGTGCGAGAGACCTGGGTACTAGTGCCAAGCAATGGGCTGAAGCTCACATTGACACTGGCAACATTGACACGATTGTTGCAACTGCACTGACGGCCTCTTTTGCAAAGATCACGTCTTTGGACGTTGATACGATTGTTTCCAGAACCGTTACTAAAGATTCGCTAGAAATCAAGGATAACTTGATTATTGCGGGTGTTTCCGGTTCTAAGGGAGGCGACTATGTCGGAGCAGGTTTTCAACTTGGTGGCAAGGTCGGTGTACAGGGAACTGGTTCTTCTCCTCTCATGTCTTTGACGTTGGGTACGAGAGTTGCAGCCACTCCTGGTGACGCATTGCTTGTCAACGTTGGCGGCCAGTCAGGCGCGAGCTTTGTTTCTGGTTCCGACACTATGGCAGCGGTTGGTACAGCCGGCATGCGCTTTGGCGTTACTGGTTCTGTTTCTGGTTCTCTCTTGCAAGCTAAGAGAGCAGAACTTGGCCACATTTCGACAGGTAAAGTTAGTGGTGTGAAACTTGTTGGCTCGACATCAGTTTCTGGTGCGTCTGGTACTTTCCACACTGCTACTGCTGACAAGGTTGTTGCCGGGCAGGTAACTATAACTTCATTGACCGCCTCCGGTGGTATGATGATTGGTAATGCACTAGCGGATGACATCGCCATTGTTGGTGGTCTCATCACAGACCTTGTGCCTCAGAACGATAGCAAAGTTGACCTTGGTACTTCTGCAAAGCAATTTGCTGAAGCTCATATAGACACTGGTCACATTGACACTGTTACTGCAACTAATGTTGATGGCATCCTTGGTGCTAACACTGCTGCTGCAGCAACTGTTACTACACTGTCTGCAACTGGTGATGTTGACCTCGGTAATGCTACTTCGGACACTATCACTGCTACGGGTCGCTTCGACTCTGACTTGGTCCCGTCTACTGATAGTGCAAGAGACCTGGGTACTAGTGCCTTGCAGTGGGCAGAACTCCACGTCGACGCTGGCTACATTGATGCACTTCACGGTACTGCTATTGTCACTGTGGACAACATACAGACTGGCTCAGTTACCGCGCCACAAATTGGCTCTTTGGCGGTAACTAAGGCGAAGCTTCATCAAGATATTGTTATCAATAAGACTGATGCAAACGGTGGTATAACCTTTACTTCTGGTCGACTTAGTGTTGGCTGGAGAAAGGATATTTTCGTCCGAGCTGATGGTTCAAACATTAGTGGCTCAGTGCCTACTAGTGGTATGTTTGCATCGAAAGCCGTTCCTACTCCATATCTCACTGCTTCCCTGGGTGCGCAGCCCATGTCTGGTAGTTTGATGGTGTACCTGAATGGTGTTCTTTTGCACGGAGACCACATTACCCATATGCCAGACAACCAATCCCCGGGTGCAGATTATCATTTGTCAACTGGTTCTGCTAATGCATATAAGGTATATCTCCATGATGACCTTGCATTGGATTCTGATGATGTCCTAACGGTGACTTATTTGTCAGGTTCCGGTACTAACAGCTGAGATTATAAATTTTAACTGTCATGGGCCTGCTGGTTTTTCCAGCAGGCCCTTTTTATTCGATGCGTTTTGGCTAGTTAAATACTATTTATTTATGAAGAAGTATTAGTGTCCATTCGACAGTGATCGTTTAAGGAGAATTCAACATGTCCGTTAGAAGATTTAAATTTGTCTCACCGGGAGTTTTCATCAACGAGATTGACAACTCTCAGCTGCCAGCCGTTCCGGATCCCATCGGGCCTTGTGTCATCGGCCGCTCCCTTCGCGGCCCCTCGCTTAGACCCGTTACCGTTGGCTCTATGTCCGAGTTTGTTGAGATCTTTGGTGAACCCGTTCCAGGCGGAGGCGGCACTAGCGACGTTTGGAGAGACGGCGACCGTGGCGCGCCCACTTATGCTGCGTATGCCGCACAGGCTTATTTAAGAAATTCTTCTCCGGTTACTTTTGTTCGTTTGTTGGGCGTGGCAGATCCGGCTAAAGTAACAAACGGCGAAGCTGGCTGGAAGACGACCTATTCATCTGTTGGGGGAACCCCGACTACCTCCGGTGGTGCACTCGGCTTATTTCTCTTTTCTTCGGGATCAACATCGGCAAAACGATACGACCGACGAGGCGCTTGCGCTTTCGGAAATCAAGTTATTACAGGCAGCCGCCAAACGACAGGTTCTCTGGCCGCGGTCTGGTATTTTGATGCAGGCGGCATTGCACTGTCTGGTTCGTTGGTTGGTTCCGGCTCTGCCACAGATAAGGGAAATGGCAGCAACATTGTTTTGGCCTCGGCCAACCATCCTACCGTAGCTTCGGGTTCGGTAACAGCTGTTAAGTCCACGGACACTGAAAAATTTGAGTTCACTGGGTGGCTTTGGGATAATACAGCCATTGGAAATAAAGAAAAGGTTGTCTTCAATTTCAATAGAAATAGTGATAACTATATTCGAAAGGTGTTCAATACTAATCCCGGCCTAATGAGTACGAATACGATATCGACTACAGCTCGCAAGAGATACTTCCTTGGAGAGACCTTCGAAAGGTCGGTGTATGACCTCCACAACAAGACTGATCAGTTTGTGGGCGGCACTGCGGGCGCAAGCTCTCTTTATGGTGTCATTATGCCACTTAAAAAGGGCACAGTCGACTGGTCAGTTAATCAACTAGACACACAACCCGGAAAGACAGGCTGGTTTATTTCGCAAGACATAACTACTGTTTCAGGTTCGGCTTTCGGCCCGAAGAAGCAGCCCCAGAAGCTATTCCGGTTTGTAACTTTGGATGATGGTACTTGGGGTTGTACAAATCTGAAAATTTCTATCAAGGACGTAAAGGCGGGCAATGATAACGACCCATATGGAACATTCACAGTAGAGGTTAGAAGACTTAGAGATAAGGACTCGGCCCCACAAGTCGTGGAATCTTATGGCAACTGCAATCTTAATCCTAATTCTAGTAATTACATAGGGATAAAGGTAGGGGACATGTACCAGGAATGGGACACCGCTGCTAATAGATATAGGGCCTATGGTCAATATCCAAATCAGTCCAGGTTTATTAGAGTTGTGGTAGATGCCAATGTCGACGAAGGCGCGACCGATCCACAGTTCGTCCCGTTTGGCTTTTACGGTCCTCCGAGATTTAAGACGGCAACCTTTGAAACCAAGGATTGGCAGCCATACCCGGGCAGCGGAAGTACGGCGAATAGAAATCCTGGTTCTAGCATCGCTCGAACCGGTTCATTGATGGCCGCTCCGTCTACCAATAACTATTTTACAAATACGGGTGTAGTAGTATCCCAGTCGAGTCCGGACCATTGGATATTCGGTATGGACCGACTCACAGAGGGAAAGATTGTTTTCCCATCACTTCCTTTGAGGATCTCCTCTTCGGACGAGGGCTTGTCCGATCAAAAGAATGCTTACTGGGGAATGAGCACTTACCGTGCACAGGCGAGTGACCGGTTTGATGAGTCTGTTATAGACATTGTCCGCGGCGGTAAGGGTTTGACTAACTCTGCACAGTACGATGCGGGGTCACTCACAGAAGATTCCTTCGTTTTTACTTTGGATGATTTGTGTGTCAACGGCGGTACCGCAGCGTTCGCAACCGGTTCGAGACCGTTCGAAGCATCGACTGCAGTTTACGTTTCAGGCTCTAGGGCCCTGGGCGCTTCTTACACAGCTAGAAGAAATAGCTGGAAAGATCTTCTGGAAACAGGTTTCGACAGATTTACATCTCCGATTTTCGGCGGTATTGATGGGCTAAACGTCAAAGAGAGGGAACCTTTCCACGGCGGCACTTCTGGGTTAGGTACAACAGGCTTGGCCTTCAAATCAAACGCTCATGCTCATTCTATTAAGAGGGCAATTGACTCGGTGTCAGATCCTGAAGTTGTAGAAATTAACATGTTGTCGGTCCCTGGTGTGAGAGCCCCGTTGATCACAAATCATGTTCTCAACACGGCAGAAGACCGAGCGGATTGTTTGGCAGTCATTGACCCCGAAAATGGTGGATACGCTCCTAGTACTGAAAACACGAATGACTTTAAGACAAGGATCACAAACAACAGTGTAAGAGATGCAGTCTCAAAGATCAAAAAGAGGGGCCTCAATAACAGTTATGGTTGTGCTTATTTTCCTTGGGTTAAAATCTATGATGAAATAAATGATCGCCGTGTCTGGGTACCGCCATCTGTCGTCGCAATCGGCACGTTTGGTTCGATAGAGCGCAATTCAGAGTTGTGGTTCGCCCCTGCTGGCTTTACGAGAGGCGGGCTCTCAGAGGGCTCTGCTGGTCTCCCAGTCCTTGGCGTCTCGCAAAGGCTTACGTCGAAGGACAGAGATGATTTGTATGAAAACAACATCAACCCTATCGCAACGTTCCCCGCAGAAGGTATAGTCATTTTTGGACAAAAGACTCTACAGACAACAAAGTCTGCTCTTGACAGAATCAACGTCAGAAGGCTCATGATTTACCTCAAGAAGGAAATTTCCATAATGGCAGCTAGGCTTTTGTTTGACCAGAATGTACAGTCCACTTGGAATAGGTTTAGGGGTCAGGTTGAGCCATTCCTTGACGGTGTCAAGGCTAGATTTGGCTTAACAGATTACAAGGTTATTCTCGATGAGTCGACCACAACCCCTGACTTGGTTGATAGAAACATAATGTATGCTAAGATTTTCTTAAAGCCAGCTAGAGCAATTGAGTTTATTGCAATTGATTTTGTTATTACAAGAACCGGTGCCGCTTTTGAAGATTAAGGTGGCATAAACGCATATCGCTGACTAGTTAGTGGTGAAAGAAGTTTTTTAGGAGGATTGTTCCGATGTCAGAGAGTTTTTGGTCAGATTTTACTGTAGAGCCAAAAAGAAAATTCAGGTGGCTCATGAGCTTTCGAGGCGTTCCTCAGTGGATTGTCAAAAAGGTTACAAAACCTAATGTGACTGTTTCCGAAGCTGAACATAATTTTTTGAATTATAAATTTTACTATCCGGGTCGAGTCGAATGGGCGGAAATATCCCTCACACTGGTCGATCCGGTCTATCCGGACGCATCAAAGACGATGATGGAACTTTTGTTTGATTCTGGGTATGACGACCCAGGCGATTATTTCGCCGGCGCTCCAAGAACGATATCAAAACAAAGAGCCGTCTCCGCTGTGGGCGGGAAGATCTACCTGCAGCAACTTGACGCAGAGGGCGTTCCCCTGGAAGAATGGCAGCTTTATAATCCTTGGATAAAATCCATCAGTTTTGATGAATTGGACTATGAAAGTGACGATCTCCTAAATGTAGAGCTTACCCTGCGCTATGACTGGGCAAGAATAAACTCCAGCGTTGGTGCTGGGGGTGTACATCACACAGCCAAGGGCGAACCCGACTTGTCGGCCGGCCGAATGCGTGGCGCAGGCGGTGGCGTCGGGAATATCTCCGGCGGCAGAGCAGTGGAATAGCATTAAATAGAATAAGACAATGCACAAAGAGAAAGTGAGGTAAAAATTGTCTGATAGAAATAGTTCTCGGCGCAAAATGGTTGCAAGCGCCGACGACACTCCTACCATGGTGGATGATCAGTCCGCGCCAACCAAGAATTCTTTATTAAGTTTCGCTACACCAACAGAAATTGTTGAGTTGCCATCGAGGGGTATTTTTTATGGCCCAGGCCACCCTTTGCACGGTAAAGATACTGTAGAAATAAAGTTTATGACAGCAAAAGAAGAGGACATATTGACTTCCCCGGCCCTTTTGAAAAAGGGGCAAGCTCTGGAAAGGTTGATGCAGAGTATAATGATAGACAATGTTAATCCAGCTGATTTGCTAATAGCGGACAGAAACGCCGTTTTAATGGCGGCTAGAGTTACAGGATACGGGGCAAATTATCCTGTCACAGTAGTTTGTCCAGCTTGTGAAAATTCTTTTGAAAACGAATTTGATCTTTCCAAATATGCGGAAGGGTATGACTTCGAAGATCCAGAAGAAAGTCTTTTTAATTTTACGAGAGAAAAAACTTTTGAAATTGAACTTCCAACATCGAAAGTTCTAGTAGAAATAAAAGCCATGACCGGTCGCGAAGAGAATTTCTTGCAAAAAGCAAGAGATATGAAATCGAAAAACAATCTTCCAGAGACGAACCTAACAGACCTTTTTAGATCAATGATCATAAAGGCAAACGGTATCGAGAATAAGTCTCAAATAGCAGAATTTATAGATAACATGCCAGCCATGGATTCTAGATACTTAAGAGTAGCATACACTAAAGCTATGCCAAGCGTGAATTTCTCCCAGGCCGCGGAGTGCACCAATTGTGGAAACGTTGCGGAAACGGAGGTGCCCGTCACGGCCGAGTTTTTTTGGCCTAAGCAGTAAATACATAGAATCAGTGTATGAAGAATTCTTTCTGTTGAAGTACCATGGTGGATGGGGATTCACAGAAGCATATAATCTCCCGATTAAGATAAGGAGATGGTTTCTTCAGAGACTATCTAAACAATTCGAGGACGAGCGAGACGAAATAGAAAAGTCTCGTCGTAAAAACAAAAACAAATAGGGTCGTTTTCACGGCCCTGTTTTATTTTAAAAAGACTAATTAAATTAAGTATAATTATTATTAGGTATATGGGGCATGTAAATGGATGAAGAAATAATAATTGATTTGTCGTTAATGAATGAGTCGTTTATGACTCAATTTTCGACAAAGATAAGATTCATACTAAGGGCTCTCATGACGGGCTCTTACTTCCCCCGTGTCAGAGTGAAGGGTTCCCCTCTTCAGTTAGACCGCTTTTCGCGGGCCCTTGCGGCTGAAAAGAATTATGTAACAGCCTTCAATCAATACGGTTTAAACAATCCGGCTACTTACAAGAGTAGATATCGGCTTAACTCTGCTGTAAGTAAGTTTGAAAGAGACACAGGGCTGATCTGGCCTTTCAAGTAACGAGGGTTTTATAAGTGGCAATCTCAAGAGAACTACAAGCGATCCTCGAAAAAATCAAGAGCGCAGCAAACTTAACTGACGCTGAACTCAGAGCCTTAAAGAAAGCTTTTGCATCCAGCGGCTCAGACGGCGTTCAGACACCTACTGGGGATATTTCCAGAGCACAATCAGATCAGTATATAAAAGATCTCGAAGTTGAGAAGAGGATCCGCCAAGTTAACCTTGAGATGGAGATGGAGCTTGTCGCTATTCGCGATACGAACCGATCCAGAGCTAGTATCGAACGACAAGCTGCAGAAAAAGCCGCACGCGAAGAAGAAGATCATCTAAAAAAGAAGATCGAAATACTTGAAAATGTAACGGGCCTGAGTGAAGAGGAAGAAAAGAAACACCAGAAGCTTCTCAAGACTCTCAAAAAAGAACTAGACGCCCAGAAGAAAAAGAACGCCGCACTTGAAAGACAAAATGAACTTTTAGGTGAAGCCGAGAGCATGGGCGAAGGCATGGGTAAAACCTTCGCCGGCCTCTTCGGTCTTTCGACTGACGGCCTCGGCGGGCTGATGGCCAAAGCCGGCGAAGCCGGTGGTTCCATGAAGATGTTGGGAAGTATCGGCCAAGGCGTCGGTGCTCAGTTGGCCGCGGCCTTCAACCCTTATGTCATTGTTGGTGCTCTTCTTGCAAAGGTTGTGGAAACTTTTCATGCAGTCGATCAATTAAACGAAGAACTCTACACAGATACGGGAATAGAAAACCTAGGTCATAAGGTATCTACATTTTCTCAAGATATAAAGCTTTTGGATAATGCGTCAGAAGAAATGACAGCAACTCTGAAATCTATGCAAACAGAGTTTCAGGGCTTTTATGACTTATCAGAAGAGACCCAGGTGAGCCTTGCGCAGACTTCCGCCATAATGGTCAAGATGGGTATCGACGCACAAGCCACTGCTCAGTCTACTGGCTTCCTTATAACATCGCTTGGAATGACCGCAGAAGAGGCAGACAGGACAAATCGAGAGATGGTCACTTTGGCGCATTCCCTCTCTCTCCCGCCCGCACAGGTAATGGAGAGCTTTAATGCTGCTAGTAAATCTTTGAGCAAGTACGGCGATGGTATGACTATCGAGTTCAAGAGGATGCAGGCGGCATCGAAGACCTTAAACATGGACGTCGGCAATTTGATCGAAACTATGGCCGGCATGGACACATTCGAAGGCGCAGCCAATATGGCCGGTGATCTAAACGCAATGCTGGGTGGCCCATACTTGAACTCAATAGAACTTCTAGGTCAAACAGAATCAGAAAGGCTGGTGACCTTGTCCAGGACATTGAAAGCTCAAGGCTTAACGTTTAAACAGATGTCGAAATTTCAGAAAGCAGGCATTGCAAAGACTTTGGGCATGGACATTGATGAACTCGGCAAACTGATGGCAAAAGGCCCAGAAGAGCTTGAATCGGCCATGGCCAAAGCAGACAAAGAGGCAAAGTCCCGGGAAGAGATGGCGAAGAATGTTGAAAACATGATGGGTGTGTTTGCAACGTTTATGATGGAAGTTAGAGCGATTTTTAAGGAGGTGTTTAAGGACATTTTTGGCGAAGGTGAATCTCTGGTGTTTATGAAAGAATCACTTATAGCCCTCTTGAAACCCATCGCGATGGTGGTTAAGATTATGGCCACTTTAGACGGTTACATGCGCGACTTTTTTAAGCTTTTAGGTTTCGACGGCCCTCCTCAAATGGTTATTATGGTGAAAACGCTGGGCATTCTCACGGTCGCACTTAAGAGCGTAAAGTTTATCGTAGACAAAATCGTAGCCGGCTTTAAGTTTATGGCTCAAGCTGCCGGCATAGCTACCAAAGCTACGGAGAAGCTCACCACCCAAGGAACTCAAACCTCCTCCAGCAGCGTTGCATCAAAGGCCGCGGAAGCTGGCAAAGCCGCAGCCGGAAAAATCAACATCGGCGGAAAGAATTTCAGCGCCAAGCAGATCCAAGCCGGCTTTGCCGGCAAGGGGGCTAAGGAAGCTTTGGCCGCGGCCGGAGGCGATATTACGAAAATGTCAACAACGAAAGCTGGCACCGGCCTTTTCTCGAAGATAGGGGGAATGCTTTCTGGCGGGAAGGATTTCGTGGGAAAGCATCTGGGAAACATGTTAGGCAAAATTCCCGGTGGTGAGTTGATCAAAAGAATGTTCGGAAACATGGGGAAAATACCTATTGTCGCATCTTTGCTGGAGGGTATATTCGCTTTTGGTGACATTAAAAGCATTATGTCGGATCCGAGCAACACCCCAGAGGACATGTATGGTCCGATTGGTGAGCGCTTTTTTGAAGCCATTGGCGGTGTCGGCGGCGGTGCTGCAGCAGCAGCGCTAGTGACTGCGTTGACAGGTGGTGCCGGGATACTAGCTAGTACGGCTGCTTATATGGGAGGGGATATTCTTGGTCGAATGTTATCGCGAGCTTTGGAGCCCGTCCTACCCACGAAAATGGTCGGAAAGGCGATTTACAGCGCAGCCGGTCCTGGGTCTTCGCCAGCGCCGACCCCGGTTAATGACTTTGTGGTTTACAGGCCGAGTTCGTCTGACGAAATGGTCGGATTAAAAGAGGGTGGAATTCTCGCGAAGAAGCTAGATAAGATTGCAGACCTTTTGGTCGCACTGGAAAAGAAGACTGGCAGCACGGTCATAGAGTTAGACGGAAGAAAGGTTGGACAATCAGTTGTTAGAACTATAAATAATGATTTGTACAGTATAACATAAGGAGATCACAGATGGCAGACAAGCACGGCCCGAAAGCAGATAAGCACGGCCACAACGCCAAAAAGCACGGTTCGCACGACGCCGGCTCTTGGGTGGCCGCGGCCCAAGATGGCTGGGCTAATTATCAGGGGTGGGTAATAGACTTCTATCATGTGGCAACGGGCAAGTGTGTAAATTTTAAATCTTTCATAACCACCTTCAGCGATTCTTATAGTTCGAACTGGACAGAAGAGCAGGTTTATGGTAGAATGGATCCGATAGCGATGTTTCAAGGTACGACTAGAAAAATTACTTTTGGCTTTTCGGTTCCCGCAGAGTCTGAAGTCGACGCTCGAAAGAATTTGCACAAGTTTGAACATCTATCTACCATGCTCTATCCCACTTACAAGGTGGCGGATAATATAAATACGTTACAAGGTCCTCCACTATTAAAAATTAAGTTTACAAACCTGATTAGTGACGCGGTACCGGCACCATCGTCGCCTAGCGCCTTCGAGAACGGACTGCTTGGCTTCATCGACGGAATAGATATGAGCCCAGATTTAGACCTGGGCTTTTTCAACCCCGAAGCCGGCGTGTTACTTCCGAAGGCTTTTGAAATAAATTGTAATTTCACTGTTCTCCATACACACGATCTGGGATTCCGGGATGGCTCGCCAAACGGACATTGGCTTGGTCAGGACAAAAAGCACGCAAAGGGATATCCTTATGGGATGCATCAAATTACTGGCATGAAGTCGATGTGCGGAGTTAAGGGTGCTGGTGGTAATCTGGCCTACTCCAAGGGTAAGCCAAAGAATTCAAAAATCAAGAAAGCGCAAGAGAATAAGGTCATAGGGTAATATCGAATGGATAGATATAGAAAAAGAGATGTGATCTTAAATGATCTAGAAAGGTATAAGGATTTTTTTAAAGCGAGAGGCATAAAAAATATTCACATGTTCAGAAGTGCGGATTTTCGACATCCCACTGAAGAAGAGATAGAAAAGTTGACACTTTATCCCCATCGTTGGACTTTGGGGGACAGATTTTTTAAACTGGCTCACGAATATTATGGTGACTCTAGTTTGTGGTGGGTCATTGCTTGGTTTAATCAGATGCCAACAGAGGCACACATCGTTCAAGGAGATCTGATTTATATTCCCTCGCCCTTGGATCAAATCACGTCTTATTATGGAGTATAGTCATGTACGGCGCACCCGGATCGAGAGTCCCATCTAGCCAGACGGCTCCAAAAGAAACGAACAAAGAAACAGAAGGTGTCGACACCTCACCCGAAGCTCAAAAGGCCCGGGAAGAAGCCAACAAAAAAGCAAGACAAAGAAGAGCGGAAGAATTTAGAGAGCAGTGCTATTTGACTTCTAAGATGGAGCATTTGGCCCGTGACAACTCTTATACTGGTACAAAATATAAGAATTTTACAGTTATCGCGGGAAACGATGCGAGCCCAAACGCAAATATAAATCAACTTCTTTGGTACAAAGATCAGCAGCTGTTAATGTCTCTCTCTCCTGCTCAAATGGCACTCTTAGTACCAAAGATAAGAGTGTTCGTGGTTACTTACAAAGGTGATGTCCCCAAACAATCAAATACAACAGAAAAAGAAGTAAGGCTTCAAGGGACTTCATACGATCTGGAAAAACTACTAGCGGACCCGGCATCTCGCGGCCAAAATTTAGGTTTAAAGAGCTTCACATGGCAAATGAATGGCACAGATCCCTGGACTGCAACTAACTTGTTTCAAGCGAACATGAGCCTGTGGGGAGATTCTTTAAAAGTTTTTGAAGATCCACAGTACGAGTCTCTCCTTCTCCTCCCTCAGCCTGGAAGATTGATAGAAATAAAAGTTGTCGTTGGCTGGAACGTTCCCACAAAGGTTGCTGGTTTATTGAGTCCAGCCGAAATCAAAGCCATCAAGGATCAATCGATGAATTTCTTGCTTACCTTGACAGAGCATGACTTTGATTTTCAACAGGACGGTTCATTTAATCTTACTTTGAAGTACAGGGCTAGACTTGACGTTGCATTAAGTAAGGTGGATTTGTTGGGCGCTTCAGGCCCCGATGAGCGCCGAACCGATTTAGCCTTGGCTGGGGTGAAATCTAGAGTCCAGACAACAAAAGTGGCACAAGACTTTAAGGAAAGAACGATAGGCCTGTTCGGTTCCTCCTGGCGCTCTACTGAATCGGACAAGAGAAGAGAAATGGCAGCTCACTTGGCCGAAGGCGATACCGACGCGCAGAAGTTAATTCACGAAGCTCTTGACAACGAGAATCTTGATCCGAGTGAAATAACCTATGACTTCATAAAAACAAAAATACTAACTGGCCGCGGCCACGAGAGGATGAGTCGTATTGTACGAGCGATCGAGAACATAGGTACAGATGATCGCGACCCGACCCACAAGTCTCGTGTGTATAACGTCAGGGTCAGTGCTGAAGACCTGGACGCGTACTTTGATAAGTATGGTGGACTATCAACTGTCGACAGAGAAGGGGCGGAAAAGAATAAGAAGGACAAAGAAGCTCGTGCAGCAGAACTAGAAAGAGCCAGAGAGAAACGCAAAAAGTTAGTAAAAGAAGGAATGTCAGAAGAGGATGCTATAAAGAAGGTTCCAGGCCCCGAGAAGAAACCGCCTCCAAAGAAGCCGAAGAAGACACCGCCCAACAAGAGCACAGGAAAATACAATCGATCGTTTAAGTTGGAGAAAATGATAGATCGAGCACATCCCGGCCAAGGAACGATTGTCATACCGTTTATTTTCCTAGGAGACTTGTTAGAGGCTGTTTTGGGAATTTGCAAGTTTCAATTAAGATCTTCCAGGGTTAATTTTATATTGGGTACAATGATTTACAACAATCCCATTACACAAAAATCATCAATAATAAATTTAGTTGATATACCCATTTCTTTGAGGCGCTTTTCTGCTTGGTTTCACAAAAAATACAATGAAAGGCCAGTAAACACAATTCCTCTTAAGGATTTTCTCCAATCAGTGATGGTCGAGTTGATTCGTCCAGGATTGACATCTGAGTGTTTCCTTGGTGCCGATATGATAGGCAGGGATCTGAACAGAATTGGAGGAATTGTGGTTACAACCCGCAAAAATATAAAAAAGGGCAGGGTCACCATTGATCAATTGGTTTCTGAAAAGGGGGGCTTGTTTCATTCCCCGGGTGGCGAAACTTCGGAACCTCTTTATAATAACTTTTTGTTTACTTCTATGATGGACCCGAACCCTCCAACTAGTGGAGACCAATATAAGGACTCCGAGAGGGGAATTATGCATTATCATTTGGGAAGGGATAAGGGTTTATTAAAGAGGGCAAATTTTGCTAGAAACAATGTTGCTGGCTTGTCTGAACATCGTATGACTCGTGAAGTCGGAGCGCCCATTGATCGTATGCGACAGCCATACAACGTGGACCTAGAGTTGGCAGGAAACACGTTTATGCGCCCAGGGACAATCTTTTATATAACGCCCACAGTTCCTGGCCGCGGCAGTTTACAAATAGCTGATCGCTTGGGTCTGGGTGGATACTATGTAACACAAGGGGTTGACGCCACAATCTCTCCTGGTTCGTTTTTAATGAATGTGAAGGGGATATGGAACAATGAATCCACTAAGTCTCAAAAGAGGGCCACCGCAGCAAGACAGGCGGAAGAAGAGAAAGAGTATCAATCTCTCGCAGATGAATCAATAAAGGCAGAAAAAGAAAGCAAATAAGGCGAAACAGAGGATTAAAAGATGGCAAAAGAAGTGATTCATACCCCGGCACTCAATAAGTCTAGCCCAAAGCACCTGTTTTATGCTAGAAGAGAGTATAAAGTTCGCGCTCTAGAAGAAATAGAACCAAAACACAGAAGAAGATTTCAGGATTTTTGGTATTTGAATAGTATCTTCGGAAAAGTCGATGGCCATGGCAACGCAATTTTTCCTTTGAGTACTGGTATGTCAGCTTTAAATGAAAATAAGCCACATTTTGCAATGGATTTTGTCGTGGATGCCTATACTGCTTTTGTGAATTACTATGAGCACGCCATTTCGAAAAGGAGAATGAGGGGACTACTTGGAGTTGTGGATGGTAGTTTTCCACGCAAAGCCCACGTAGATCCAAGGGGGTTACATCAGAGACATCTAGATGAAATGAAGACCAACTTCTTGGAATCTTATTTATATAGGTATACTGATCAGATTGTGAACTTTTCTGATTTTATGAGATTCTACAGACTGTTTATCAGAAATCATGTGGCTGATTTTCCATTAACTTTGACCGGGTTTATATTATCCAACGAATGCCCTATGAGGTGCTCTGGCTTGATTATAGAATTGGCAGAAGCAGAACATGACAAAGATAAAGAAAAAAATGATATTTTAAACTCAAGAGATTTTAAAAAGTACCTCGCCATGGCAGCTAGGTTTGGCTTTAAAGTAGACAAGAACGCCCCGTGGGCCCTCGTCGCGGACTTGTCGTCACCTTCAATGCATCATTTCATGTCGAAATACTGCATAGATGGAGATGCCAAAAATATTTTTAGCGCATTTTATTATCCGTCTTACTTGAAAGACCTTGACATCCTAGATGAATTCATGTTAGACTGCTATTATACTTTTATGACGAATCATCCCTACATTGTGAAGAGGGGAATATGCGATGGCAAACTTATAAAGACAAGGGTGAAAAGAGAGGTTCTAATGCCAGAAGAAATTATTAGAGAATTCTCAAACAGGCAGCGCCTTGATGTTTATATGAAAGCTAGATTAATTGAGTGTGGCTACGGAAGGGAGAAGACCAACTCACCTGAGTGGCGATCGGTTCTTGACAAGACCATGGTGGTTTTTAACAGGCTGGGCACATCCCATGGTCTAAGGTTCATGAACGATCATATTAAAAAGGCAGATCCAAGAACTTCAAAGTTTCAAAAAGTACCAGGGTCACCTCCCGCGGGCCATACTGGTCCGATACCACCTGCATCTGTTGACAGTTCCCTGACGATAGGTCAGACTGCAGATTTTACTGAAGAGGCCGCCGAAGCTGGATTCACAAGTATCGCAGCAGAAGAAGAAAAAAGGTTGCGTCGTGCTCAAGAATATGTTGAACTCAGGCAGCAAGCAGTCACAGCCGCTGGTGGGACTTATACACCGATGCAACGACAGAAAGATATCGTCATCGGTCAATTCCAGTAATGGCTTATAGGAAAGAGTGTGTATTTTCAAAACATCGACGATAAGAGAGAGTGCGCCGGCGCATTTTTTGACAGCCCTTGGGGTAGGGAACTCGTTTTCGAAAAAATCAACCTAGAAGGATTCACAAGGACTTGGAAATATTCAGAGTCGTTGCGAGAACACGAACATTTAGAGTTTGCTTGGCTTTACGTTGCGGGGAGATCTTTGGATTCAGTTTGTCCGGATTCTCTAAGAAATTCGTGGGAATCTGCGACTAAGAAGCTGGAGGCATACAAAAAATCCTTAAGTACTGCAAAGGTAAGCCTAACAGAAAATTGTATTTTTGATATAATTCCAAAGAAGTTTTTACTGAACTACCTGTATTTGAAAAACGAAATAACAAAAAGCGTGTTTGAAAATCATTCCAGACCTCAAAATTATGATCACCTCCTAGGTGCTCACAGGATGATAGAGGAGATAAGATTTCAAGCCGTTAGTGTTGACCGCTCAGCCATGAAGGCAAGATTTTTTAAAAAGAAAGTCCGACACTTTATGAAGGATTTAAATAAAAAGTCGTTATCAATACGTTATAACCTGTTTGGAACCAAGACCGGCCGTTTGACAACTGAGCGCGGATCCTTCCCGATCCTAACTTTGGATAAAGACTTGAGAGAATTCATAAAGCCGAATCACGATGCGTTCTTAGAGATTGACTTTAATGCCGCGGAATTGAGAACTTTGTTGGCTCTGGTTGGTACCGCCCAGCCCGAAGAAGACGTTCACAACTGGAACATCAAGAACATTTTCGGGCCCTCCACGACAAGGGAGGAAGCAAAGAAGAGGGTTTTTTCTTGGCTGTATAATCCAGACTCTAAGGATTTTCTGTTAAACCGCGCTTATGACAGGGTTCTCATCAAAGAGAAATACTGGGATGGCCAGAACGTCACCACACCCTTTCTCCGCGAAATAGAATCAGATGAGTATCACAGTGTGAATTATATTCTACAGTCAACAACTAGTGATGTGTGTTTAGAGCAGGCATCAAAGGTTCATAAGTTTTTGAAAAACATGAAGAGCAAAATAGCATTCATTATGCATGACTCCATAGTTTTGGATGTTACAAAAGAAGAGAAAAACAAAATCCCAGAAATAGTAAGCCTATTCGAGAATACTAGGTTCGGCAAGTATATGGTCAATGTTAAGTTGGGAAAGAATTTTGGCGATATGAAGGAAATAAAGTGGATAAGATAATTTCTCTTGGCGGCGTTGCAACAAGGGTTGCCAGAAGGTTCGAAAAATATCCTGAGTATTCTGTCTTTAAAATAGATACAGAAGAATCGGATGAAAAGAACTATCTACAAATCGAGTCTCACCCTTCTCCAGAAGGGTATGAGAAAGACCCCCCCAAATTCAAGAACTTCTTGAAGAATGTAAAAGGGGAAGTTTTATTTATAGTTTCCGGAGCAAGCATTTGCTCCGGAGCTTCACTTTTGATCTTGCACTACCTTCATAGCAAGTGCAGGATCAACATCCTTTACATTCAACCGGACGTTTCTCTGTCAAGCGACACAAAGAGGCTTCAGGAGCGAACTGTATTTAATGTGTTACAACAATACTCTCGTTCTGGAGTTTTTGAGAAGATGTATTTAATATCTAACGAAGAGTTGGATCCCCTAGTGCAAGATGCCTCAATAATGAACTATTACGATTCCTTAAATGAAGTGATAGCTTCTTCTTTTCATATGATAAATGTTTTTAACCATTCTGAATCTGTAACGGATACATTTTCAGACCTTATGGAGGTTTCTAAGATTTGCACGATAGGTCTTTTCAATCCGGAAGATGATTCAGAAAAATCATTTTTTCCTCTTGACATTGTCCGGGAAACCAGATATTATTACGGTATTCCTGAAGAAAAATTAGAAAAAGAAGCGAACCTTCATCGAAAGATTGTAGAACAAATGAGATCTCGTGCACATCAAGACGAAAACAAAAAGATAAGTTACGGAATCTTCTCCACGAGCTATGATTATATTTGTGGGTACGCATTATATTATTCTTCCGCAATTCAGGGCGATACTGAAAAAAATAGTTGACATTTTATAAATTTTATGGGATACTGTCTATAGCAAGTCGGGAGATTTGCCGACTTGACTTTAGCTAATTGAGCAAAAAAACTAAGGAGAAACCAATGGCTCTTGATTTAGACCGCATGCGTGCAAAACTTAATAACGTTACCGGAAAAGGTGACGGAAACAGAACTGATTTCTGGAAGCCCCAAGATGGGGAAAACAACATTCGAATCGTTCCCACTTCCGATGGGGACCCTTTTAAGGAAAAGTTCTTTCACTATAACGTGACACATGGTGGCTTTCTATGCCCCAAGAAGAACTTCGGAGATGAATGTCCAGTCTGTGATTTCGCTACCAAGCTTTGGAACGAAGGAACGGAGGATAGTAAGAAGATGGCCAAGGGCCTCTTCGCAAAGCAGCGATTCTTTTCGCCCGTACTCGTTCGGGGAGAAGAAGAGCAAGGTGTTAAGGTTTGGGGTTACGGGAAGATGGCTTATGAAAAGCTTCTTACCATTGTTCTCGATCCTGATTACGGCGATGTTACTGACCACGAGGATGGTAATGATCTCAAGGTAATGTATGGTAAGCCCCCGGGCGCTTCCTTCCCTCGCACGGATATCCGACCCCGCCCACGCAAGTCTCGCTTGTGCGACGATGCAGTTGGCGGTGATGATAGGTGTGCAGAGTTGTTGGAGTCAGTACCAGACTTTGAAAGGCTCTTCGAACGCAAGGCAACGGAGGATGTCCAGGCACTCCTGGATACGTTTCTTGACGGAGACAGCACTGACGGACAAGTCGAGCGGTACGGAGACACCAAGCCGGCACCCCCAACGGGAACAGATGCCGTGGAAGCAGCTTTCAACGATCTTTTGAATACTTGAGGTACATAGATGGCAAAGATTGCTAAAATTAAAACTGGAAAAATCTCAATGGATGAGATGCGACGTATTATCAACAAGAAAGCAGGTAGAGATGTCGCACATAGTCTCTCCGGAGAGAATCCGACAGAAGTGAAGGAGTGGATTCCAACCGGCTCGCGCTGGTTGGACTCCATTATCTGCAAAGGAAAGCTAGCAGGCATTCCGGTTGGAAAGATAGTTGAAATAGCAGGGCTTGAGGCGACTGGGAAGTCTTACATGGCTACCCAGATCGCTGCCAACGCACAGAAGATGGGGATTGATGTGGTATACTTCGATTCTGAGTCTGCAATTGATCCGAGCTTTCTAGAACTAGCTGGCTGCGATCTTGAAAGCCTGATGTATGTTCAGGCTGAAAGTGTAGAGTTTGTCTTAGAGACAATCGAAGAGCTTTTGGACACGGGAAACAAGTGGTTGTTTATATGGGACTCCCTTGCTTTGACTCCCGCTATTTCAGATGTTGAGGGCGACTTTAACCCACAGTCTTCAATGGCAGTGAAGGCTAGAATTTTGTCGAAAGGCATGTCAAAGTTGACCGTGCCAATTGCCAACAGCAAAGCAACCCTTCTGGTTCTGAATCAACTTAAAACCAATATTACTCGATCTCCATCTGAGGCCATGACAACTCCGTGGGTAACTCCGGGTGGCAAGGCTATGCACTACGCATATTCTTTGAGGATTTGGCTCACTGGCCGAAAGGCAAAGGCATCGTTCGTAACAGATGAGAACGGTTTCAGGGTTGGGTCCGAGGTAAAAGTTAAATTAGAAAAGTCTCGGTTTGGTACTGCAGGAAGACATTGTAACTTTAAGATCTTGTGGGGGAATTCAGATAAGATCGGAGTTCAAGATGAAGAGAGTTGGTTTGATGCAGTTCAGATCTCTGAAAACTTTAAACAGTCTGGAGCATGGTTCTCTATCATTCATGAGGATGGTACAGAAGAAAAGTTTCAGCGTAAGAAGTGGCTAGATAAATTGGAAAATGAGAAATTTCGTGAAAGAGTCTTGCAAATCATTGATCAAGATGTTATAATGAAATTCGACAATAGAACAGGAAACGCCTCTGACTATTACGAGAAAGAGGACGAGATCCCACCTGTCAAGGAATAATAATCCTCCCTAATTAGGCCTTGACAAACCTTAACACCCCAGGTATGATTATACCTGGGGTGTTTTTTTAAAGAAAGAAATGCAATTATGTTTACTTTAACACAATATATGCTGGATGAGCGATTGATGTACGGCGTTCTAGCCGACATCTTGTTTTTTGGATCTCTTTGGTGGGGGCTCTGGAGAATAAAACAGTGCAAAGTTTTGGGCGATGGAGATAAATAATGAGTAACAAGAGATTAATGGTTGTCGATGCGCACAACCAATTTTTAAGATCTTATATAGTGGACCCTAGTTTGTCTAGTGATGGTGCTCCCATTGGGGGCTCCAAGGGTTTTCTAAAGATTCTAAATAAACTTTCAAGACAAATACGACCGGACATGATCGTGGTTGTATGGGACGGTGAAGGCGGCTCGAAGAAACGCAGAACCGTTAACAAGAATTATAAGGCAGGCAGGAAGCCAATTCGCCTGAATAGATCATCGAGACACCTAACAGAAGAACAAGAAAAAGATAACAGGATCTGGCAACAGATGAGAGTAGTTGATTATCTTAATCAGACACCAGTCGTACAGTTCATGGAACCTCACGTCGAAGCTGATGATGTGATATCCTACGTGGTGCAAATGAATGAATTCTCAGATTATCAGAAGGTTATCGTGTCCAGTGATAAAGATTTTATCCAGTTATTGGATGACAAGACGTTATTATTTCGGCCAACACAAGATGAGATTTTGAACAAGAACAAGGTGGTTGAAAAGTTTGGCATTCATCCAAGGAACTTTGCTCTTGCCCGTGCTATGGCAGGCGATAAAAGCGACAACCTTCCTGGTGTTCAGGGTGTGGGTCTGGCTACCGTGGCAAAGCGCTTCGAAGACTTCGGGGAAGATAGGGACTTTCTCGTAGAAGATTTGTTCAATGCCTGCCGGGCTGTAATGGAAGAGGAAGATAACAAATTAAAAGTTTTCGAAAGAATTTACGAGAGCAAGGAACTTGTTGAGTCTAATTATAAAATAATGCAACTCTACTCTCCTTCTATCTCCACTCAGGGTAGGACTAGAATCAGGCAAACTTTTGAAAACTATGAAGCAGAACTCAATAAGACAGGGCTTAGAGCCTTGATGCTTCAAGATGGCATCGGGGAGGTGTCATTGGATTCCTTGTTCGAAAATTTTAATCGGATGGTCTCGCCTTTTTAGTTCCTTTTCTAAGGAATGTGTGGTAAGATTATAAAATAGGTGGGAACTTAATGAAACAAGAAAAAGAAGATTTTTCCAAATTCGGAAAATCATTTCAAGAGGATCTTTGTAAGCTTATCCTGACAGATAGGCCCTTTGCGGATCAGATTTTTGAAGTTTTGGATATAAATTTCTTGGAACTAAAGCACCTTAGGGTGTTTGTGAAGAGAATAATTGGATACAGAGATAAATATGGTATCCACCCCACCGAAAAGATAATGAAGTCCATAATCAGGACTGAACTTAAGAGTGAAAACGAATCAACACAGATCAGTATTAGAGATTATTACGCGAGAGTCTTAGCTTCCACGGAGAGCCTTGAAGGTTCTGAATATATAAAAGATGTTGCTCTTGATTTTTGCAGAAAGCAAAAACTCAAAGAGGCCTTGATTAAGTCTGTCGATCTTATTAAAAGATCATCGTTTGATGAAGTCAGTATGTTGATCAACGAAGCAATCAAATTGGGCAGCGATAATAATTTCGGATATGATTATCTTGCAGACTTTGAGTTAAGGTTTCAATTAAAGGCCAGAAATCCCGTCACTACAGGCTGGCCTCAGATTGATGACTTGATCAAGGGTGGCCTAGGCCGCGGCGAACTCGGTGTTTGTGTAGCTCCCACAGGCGCAGGTAAGTCTATGGCCCTAGTTCACTTGGGGTCTCATGCTTTGAAGGCTGGTAAGAATGTTGTACATTATACTTTGGAATTAGCAGACACAATCGTCGCTGGTAGGTATGATAGCTGCCTAACGGGGATAGAATTAAAGAACCTTTCTGTGTTTAAAGAGAAAATCTTTGAGGAAATTCAATCGGTGCAAGGAAAGCTGATAGTTAAGGAGTATCCAACTCGTTCAGCGTCCATTCAAACTATCAAAAGTCACTTAGAGAAGATGAAAACAAGGGGGTTTATTCCAGACCTGATCATAGTCGATTATGGCGACTTAATTAAACCAGTTTCTTCGAGAAAAGATGAGAAAAGACACCAGCTGGAGACTATTTATGAGGAGTTACGAGGGATAGCACAGACCCATGAATGTCCAGTCTGGACAGCCTCTCAAACAAACCGGTCTGGGTTAAATGCCGAAGTAATTACAATGGAATCTATATCCGAAGCTTTCAATAAATGCTTCGTTGCGGATTTCATCTTTTCTGTTTCGAGAACCGTAAAAGACAAGAACACCAATGGTGGTCGTGTGTTTGTGGCCAAGAATCGCAATGGTCCGGATGGACTAGTGTATCCAATTTTCATGGATACCAGTTGTGTAAAAATAAAGGTGTTGCCGCCGACTGGAGATACTGTAGATGACATTGTCGAGAAAGCGTCGAAGGAACAGTTTAAGAATTTGAAAGAAAAATACAAAAGTTTTAAGAAGGAGAAACAATGATGGAGCTATCGAGTAAAATTTTATCAGACATAACTGTTTACATGAAGTATGCCAGATTCTTTCCAGAAAAAGAAAGAAGGGAAACTTGGGAAGAATTGGTGACGCGGAATATGAATATGCATATTAAAAAGTATCCCAAGCTGGAATTGCAGATACGAAAAGCATATAAATCAGTCTATGATAAGAGGGTTTTACCATCGATGAGGTCTATGCAGTTTGGCGGAAAGCCAATCGAGGTCGCTCCTAACCGTATTTTTAATTGTGCCTATATGCCCGCAGATGACTGGCGTTCTTTTGGCGAGACAATGTTTCTCCTTCTCGGCGGTACAGGCGTCGGCTACAGTGTTCAAAAACATCATGTTGAAAAGCTCCCAGAAATTACTCGACCCAATTTCAATAGAACTAGAAGGTTTCTTGTCAACGATTCAATTGAGGGCTGGGCCGATGCAGTTAAGGCCCTCATGAGGTCTTACTTCAACGGTGGTTCCAGGTTACGATTTGATTATTCGGATATTAGGCCAAAAGGGGCCAGATTAATAACTTCTGGCGGCAAGGCACCCGGGTCACAGCCCCTGAGAGAGTGTCTTGTTAAGATCGAGGGAATGCTTTCGGAGAAAGAGAACGGCGATAAGCTTGAGCCGATCGAGGTCCACGATATTATCTGTCACATTGCTGATGCAGTTTTGGCTGGCGGAATAAGGCGCGCAGCGCTCATATCTTTGTTTTCTGCAGACGATCATGCAATGCTCTCCGCAAAAACGGGAAACTGGTGGGAGACGAACCCTCAGAGAGGCAGGGCGAACAATTCGGTGGTCCTATTGAGACACAAGATCGACAAAGAGTATTTTATGGACCTATGGGAGAGGGTAAAGGCTTCCGGCGCAGGCGAGCCAGGGTTTTACTTTTCTAATGATAAGGACTGGGGTACCAATCCTTGCTGTGAGATTGGTTTAAGGCCTAACCAGTTCTGTAACTTGACAGAGGTTAACGTATCTAATGTTGAAAGTCAGGAAGACCTCGAAGAGAGGGTTAGGGCTGCTACTTTTATTGGCACGCTACAAGCAAGCTATACAGACTTTCATTACTTGCGAGACGTATGGAGAAGAGTCACAGAAAAGGACGCCCTTATCGGCGTATCCATGACAGGAATCGGGTCTGGAAAAGTTTTAGAATTAGATATGGTCGCAGCCGCGAAGGTTGTAAAGCAAGAAAATGCCCGCGCAGCAGAGCTGATAGGCGTCCGTCCAGCGGCTAGGACAACTTGTGTCAAACCTGCAGGCACTACTTCACTGGTGCTGGGTACATCCTCCGGCATCCACGCGTGGCATTCTGAATACTACGTTAGGAGAATAAGAGTAGGAAAGAATGAACCAATTTATAATCACCTATTCAAGTTCCATCCAGAATTGGTAGAGGACGATTATTTCAGGCCACACGACACAGCTGTCATTGGTATCCCGCAGAAAGCACCAGAAGGTTCTATCTTGAGGACCGAATCGGCCCTGCAACTCTTAAAGAGAGTTAAACAAGTCACTGATGGTTGGATTAAACCGGGGTTTAGCAAGGGCCAGAACACACACAATGTTTCTGCGACAATTTCAATAAAAGATGCAGAATGGGTTGACGTGGGGGAATGGATGTGGGACAATAGAAGTCACTATAACGGACTTTCGGTGTTGCCTTATGACGGTGGTACTTATGTTCAAGCTCCGTTCGAGGAGTGCTCTAAGGAGACTTACGAAGCAATGATGGACTCTTTGCGAGAGGTTAAGCTTGATAAAATAGAGGAATCAGACGACAACACTGATCTCAAAGGCGAGTTAGCCTGTGCTGGCGGTGCATGTGAGGTTAAATATTTGTAAATGATAAAGCGAAAACGTCATATCGCCAAGGCCATAACTTGGAGAATTATAGGCACCTTAGACACGGTCTTAGTTGGGTGGCTTGTATCCGGCGACATTGCCGTTGGGGCCTCCATCGGAGGCCTCGAATTATTAACCAAGACTCTTTTATATTATTTTCATGAAAGAGCGTGGTACCGAAGCCGCTTCGGTGTAGAAAAAATATAATTTTCTTGACAATTGAGCGTTAATTTTTTATACTATATATATAAATGAAAGGAAGTATAATGAGTTCTGAAAACACAGGTAAGGAAGAGCATATCGTTAATTATGTGAAATCTTTTGTTGCTTTAGAGGAGGCTATGGAGCCTTACAAAGAACAGAAGAGAGACTTACGCAGCAGTTATAATGAAAACAATTGGCTGACACGAGATGAGATGCGCATGGCTGTGAAGGCATGGCGTCTTATGAAAACTGATACGGACTTCGAAGAACTGACAGATATCTTCAACCATGTGAAAAAAGGATTTAGAGGTGCCTAATAGAGTATTATCACTCAAGCCGCTAAACCGGCATCTGGTTGTGGTGCCGCACTTCAAAAAAGAAAACAAAACAGACCATGGAGTTTTGCTACCAGAAGATTATAAGCCGGAACAGGAGAGGTGGGTTTCTGCTACTGTAGTAGACGTAGCACCTGACTGTACGGAAGACATTCGTCAATTACGTCCAGGCTTTAGCGAGGCTACAGACATTCTTGTGGACAGATCCATGATAGAAGAAATAACACACAAAAGAAAGAAGTTTTATGTAATTTTGGAAAATTATGTTATGGGAATTCTCAGAAGTTGATAAAAAGCCTATTTTTGCAATCCTAGAATTTTTTCGTAGGTAATTTTTCCAGATTTGGAAGCAGTATCATGAACAAAAAATTAATCAGCATTATTACAGTAGCATTGTCTATTTTTACGCTATCTTGTGAGGATAGGTCCGCATCACCATGGTCTTCGGGCCCTGATCTTTTTTTGCCTTCACCAGTAAGAGATGCATCCAGCGATCCGGACGCCATTGTTGATGCAGGGATACCAGAATGGGATGCTGCAGTAGACGCAGAAGTAGACGCAGAAGTAGATGCTGGGCCTCCAGTAGTCTGTACTCCCGCGGGAGCTACGGATCCGTGCCAGATCGTGAACCTTCAGGGCCCATGTTCCTATGGGGAAAGAAGTTGTTTAATTACAGAATGGTCTTCTTGCCGGCAAGTAGTAAATCCTAGGATGGAAGTATGCAATCGTATGGACGATGACTGCGACGGTAGCATAAATGAGGCTCCTGGCACTAGTCAGAATAATACGCTTTCTCAACCTTGTTATGACGCGCCCCTCGAAACTCTTAAAGTTGGTTTATGTGTAGGCGGCACTAGGACCTGTGAATTGGACCAAGACTTTGGGTGGGGCTATCACCGCTGTGTTGGCCAGCAAATGCCGAGAGACGAGGCTTGTGATCTCTTAGACAACGACTGTGATGGTAGCACCGATGAGGGTGTGACCAACGCCTGTGGTCAATGCGCTCCCCTGCCAGAAGAAGTTTGTGATAGTCTTGACAATGACTGCGACGGCCTGACCGATGAGGGCCTACTTAATGCGTGTTTCCGTTGTGGAGAACTTCCAGATGAGACTTGTGACGACATCGACAACGACTGTGATGGTCAAGTAGATGAGGGTTTTCTGAATGCGTGTGGTTTGTGTGGAGATCTCCCGTCCGAGTTGTGCGACTATATCGACAACGACTGTGATGGTCAAGTAGATGAGGGTCTCGGGAACTGCGAGTGCGGAAACCCAACTTACGTCCCTCAACCAGAGGTTTGTAACGGTATTGATGAAGACTGCGACGGCCAAATCGACGAAGGTCCAAATGGCGGGCCCTTAACTACACTATGCGCTACAGATGTACTTACTGGCGAAATAAACACATTCGACAGGAGAGAGGATGGCCCACAGTACGTTGGAAATCATTGTAGGGTCGGTCTGGCCTTCTGTGACGAGAGGCAGGATGATGAAGGTGAAGCTGAGTGGGGGTATTTCGAATGCTTACAAGAAATACTACCAGCCAACGAGAGATGTAACGATATCGATGATGATTGTGATGGTATTCCAGACGAAGGCTTTAATCAAGGTACCGTCGCAGTCATGGTAGTTATGGACATATCAGGATCAATGCAAGCAGATGAACTTAATGAGGCCTTTACATCGATCACCAATACCATACAAAACTTGTTTGACGAAGGTGCAATGGACATATGTTACTTGCTAGCGGTCGTGGGCAATGACCACCAATTTGACCCATATTTGTCTGTCCCGGCCCATACTTGCGTCCCCGGCTTTGATGCGTTTTCAAATGATGACATGTCAAACGCAGTGTCAATCTTAATGACCAACCTTCGAAACGGAACGATAAACCAGGGAGGAAGTTCCGAGAACACTTTCGATGCAATGGGCGACTTTTTTACAGATGATTTAATTGACTGGGACCAAGACGGCACACCAGATGATATAGTGTGGAACACCAATGATCCCAACAATCCAGTGCACTCTATTGATCTATCTGCCATGAACCACAGAATAGTTGTGGTCATGGGTGATGAGCCCGCCCAAGGAGATTTTTGGGATGAAGCTGAAGTTGTCGACGCTATGAGGAGATCGCAAGGGATGGCATTTATAATTGGCACACCAGATCAATGGGTACGAGATAGCTACCAGAACCTCATTGCTGCAGGTGCGGAGTACTATTCGGCAATCACCAGACGCGCCGGCGCTCGAAATGAGAGGACCATTTCCGAGGCTGTACAAACCGCAATAGATGAGGCGGCATGCCTTCAAGAAGATGATGAAGAGGAGGGGGAAGAGCCTGAAATGGCATGCCTTGGCCCAGTTGATAAAAAGCCATCACTATATAAGCGGGTGATGTGTATGATGACAAAAGATAATCTTTGCATATGAACCACAGAAACATAGTAATAGGGAATGGCCTTCCCGCTATTTTGTTTGCTTATTTAAATGATTACACGATTCTCTTACCATCTCACCGCGGCCCGTTTCGATTCGACAAGCTCTCAAAAGACGTAGATATAGGGAAGATTAGTGTACCAACACGCCGAAAGCGCACAATATGGTCGACTCTTTTATTCGAGATGGGTATGAACGGTCTCTCTCCTTATGGCAAGGACGTCAGTTCCATTCGCATCTCAGGGAATAATATAAGTATTACAATTAGAGAATCTTCTGTGATAAAAAATAAATTTGATAATTGTTTTATTTTTGACTCGGACAGTGTACAAATACAGGCAGAAATTGTAGATCCCCTGCCAGATCAACCAGATAGATACAGGGTTTTAGATTGGGTAAATGTTAGATCTGGGTCGGTGCACGATATTGAGATTATAGACACTAGTGACGACTTCGTAAATAAGGTTCACTTTTACAAGTCAGAGCGCATTGACGGTAAGCACAACAAAAAGGATCTCGTCGCGGTTTCTTATTTAACAAAACAGCAGATTTCGGATTTTAACTACTCTGATACGATGGTGAAATTTAAAGTAGAAGATCTAATGAGAAGGAACGGAATCAAAGGAGCGAAGAGTGGTGTCAATCCGGGTGATAAACCGAAAAGATATAGCGTGAAGGTTGAGCCCTCTTACAGGGAAGTTCTCAAGATTTCAAAAACAAAATATAGAGATTTAGAAAATGTTAAGTTTTTGGACTTAACAGAAAAAGAAATAATTGAAAAATATGCTGGAGCCCGGATCTGAAAACATAAAGGCTTTCCATTTGGCAGGAATTGTTCCAGTTGCTGGCCAAAAGCTAGATTTTGATTTTCCCTGGCACGACTGCATGCAGCCGATTAATGAAAATTACCTCTTGGTTGAACGCGCCATTATAGAGTGTGCCTATGCGGGCTGCGAGACGATATGGGTTGTTTGCAACGACGACATGCAGCCGCTCATTAGACATAGGATGGGTGACTACATAGAAGATCCATATTACCTATCAAAGTCGAATTTTGTAAAATTTCCCAGCGAACACAGAAGGCAAATTCCCATATTTTATTGCCCGATTCACCCCAAGGACCGTGACCGCCGAGACAGCCTTGGGTGGGCTGCGCTCCATGGCGCTCTTAACGCATTTGTAATTAGTAATAAAATAAGCAAGTGGTTAGTGCCAAGCCGATATTACATAACTTTCCCATACGGGGTCTATCCACCGGAAACGGTCTCTAGCTACAGAAAGCAGATTTCCCATAAGGATCCTTTCTTTTTGTCTTTTCAGGGCAAGACTGTAAGAGATGGGGAATATTTAGGCTTTACGATGAGTGGAGAGGAATACAAAGAATACGTGAGGTCGATAAAGGAAAGTTGTACATTGGGGGATAAAAGTCTCCCGCCAGAAGAAAGATGGTCTTCTAGGCATTTTACACTTGACAAAATATTTGGATGTGGTAATATTGTAGAGTCTAAAAAGCTTGAATTGCCTTGGTATCACAGGACAGATACATGGGAGGGTTTGAAGGACTTCTGGAAAAGTTCAGAAAGCGACAAACTAAAAAGGCCTTCAGCATCGATGTTTAAAAAATCAAAATATAGCAAAATTGGAGCACCAATTGAATAACAAGGTGGAACGTAAAAATTCAAAAATTCCCTTCGTGGGTTTGCATGCACATTCAGTCGCTGGGAGTATTTTTGACGCCCTGGGATATCCTGCAGAGCATATGGATTTCGCATATGGCAACGGAATGGATGCATTAGCACTAACAGATCATGGCAACGCAAACGGACTTGCATATCAAGTTCTTCACGCAAAGAAGATGAAGAAGGATGGTAAGGAGTTCAAGCCTATTTTCGGTGTCGAGGCCTATTTTATTCCCTCTATCTCTAACTGGAGAAAGGACTATGAACAGGCAAGAGAAAAGGCAAAAAACAAGTCATCCCTGGAAGACACACAGTCAGGCGCTACTGTCGAAGACGAAGGATCTAAAAAGGCGGTTAAGAGTCTTCTAAATCGCAAAAGCCACTTAATCTTGCTAGCTCAAAATCCAACGGGATTAAAGAACATATTTAAGCTTATTTCCAGCAGCTACCAAGCGGAGAACTATTATAGGTTTCCCCGGGTTGACTATGCAGCCCTTAAAAGGCATAGTGAGGGTGTAATTGCCGCTAGCGCATGCTTGGGCGGCGTCTATGCTGTCGCCATGCGGGAAAATAGAGAAGACGGCGAAGACGCAGTTCTGAACGCGATGAGACAAACCACTCAAAAGATGCAATCAATTTTTGGCGATAGATGGTTCGGAGAGTTGCAATGGAACAATATCCCGGAACAGCATGATCTAAACAGGTATATTATTCAAATGCATCGCGAGTTTGGCGTTCCGCTTATCTCAACTGCAGACAGCCACTATTATAGTCCAGAAGCGTGGAAAGATAGGGAACTGTATAAGCGCCTCGGCTGGCTTGGCAAGCGCCCGGAATGGATGGGTAATGAGCTTCCAATCGATGTTGAAGAGATCGGTTATGAGCTTTACCCCAAGAACGGGGATCAAATGTGGGAATCTTACAAAAAGTATTCTAAAGACTGCGAAGAAGAATACGACGACGAACTGGTCCTTGATTCCATAAAGAAGACGCATTTCATAGCACATGAGATGATAGAAAGCTTTATGCCAGATAATACTGTGCGTTTACCTGACTTTGTTGTACCTGCCGATACAACCCCGGGAGCAGCCCTTGCTAAGTTATGTATGGAAGGTGTTAGGACTCTCGGGTTGGGAAACAATTTAGAATATGCTTCTAGGCTAAAGAGGGAGATCGAAGTCATCGACGGCCGAGGGTTTAGTAAATATTTCTTGACAATGAAGGCCATTGCAGACCGGGCCACAGAGAAGCAATTGGTTGGTCCAGGCCGCGGCTCTGCAGCAGGTTCACTAGTTGCTTATGTACTCGGAATTACACAAGTCGACCCGATTAAGTATGGCCTTCAGTTCGAGAGATTTTTGACGGTCGGCGGCTCGGGCTATCCAGATATTGATTATGACGTAGCAGATCCGATGTCCCTCAAAGAAGAACTCATAGAGGAGTGGGGTGATAACACTGTGGTTCCAATTACCAACTGGAACACACTGCAACTTAGGTCTCTTATTAAGGATATCTCCAAATTCTATGGCGTACCTTTTGTTGAGGTTAACAGCGTAACTGGCAAAATGATGTACGAAGCTACGCCCCTTGCAAAGAAAGCCCACGGTATTACAGCAGGAGTGTACGTTCCAACTTTTGAGGAATTAATGCTTTACTCGGAAAGCTTAAAGGCGTTCTTGAAAAAGTACCCGCACATTAAAACACACATAGAGGCTTTATACGGTCAAGTAAGATCTGCCAGTAGGCACGCCGGTGGTGTTGTTGTTGGAGAGAACCTTGACGAGTGGATGCCTTTGATTAACAGCGGTGGCATTCGACAAACCCCTTGGAGTGAAGGCCAAAATGTTAGGCACCTAGAGCCCATGGGATTTATCAAGTTTGATATCTTGGGCTTAGCTTCTCTTCGAATGATCGAGGGTGCTATCAGGCATATTCTAAAGAGACATCATGGAAACGACAGTCCTTCTTTTGCAGATGTCAAGAAATATTATGACGAAAACTTGCATCCTGAAGTTTTGGACTTGAGTGACAAGGATGTCTGGAAGAACATATTTCATGATGGCAAGTGGGCAGGCGTATTTCAGTTTACAGAAACTGGAGCGCAATCCTTTTGCAAAAGGGCAAAGCCTAATAATATAATTGAGTTGGCTGCCATTACTTCTATTTATCGACCCGGACCACTGTCCGCGGGAGTAGATAGACAGTTTATAGACGCCAAGAGGAGCCCCCTGGAAGTAGAATACTTAAATGATGTAGTGAAGGATGTAACCGGTGAAACCTTTGGTTTCTTGATTTTTCAAGAGCAAATTGCATTACTAGCCCACAAACTAGGAAAGGATCTTTCTCTAGATGAGGGTAATAAATTAAGGAAGCTACTAACTAAGAAAGGCACCGGAGCTGTTCAGGAAGAAAAGGATAAGATCTATTCTAAGTTTCTTGAAGGTTGTTTAGAAAAAGGAATTAAAAAATATGAAGCCAAGGAATTATGGGAGAAGTTCGAGTATTTTTCTGGGTACGGCTTTAACAAGTCTCATGCTGTATCATACTGCATGCTTTCTTATCAGTGTGCTTGGTTATTAAACTATTTCCCTTCTGAGTGGGTCGCAGCATTCTTAGATAAGGAGCCAGACTCTCGCAAAGAAAAGGCAATAAATGTTGCCAAGAGTTTTGGGTTCGACATAGAGCCGCTGAACATAAATACTTCTGGTGCGGTTTGGGAGATCTCACCCGCCGGCGAGACTTTGATCCAACCCTTGACATCAATAAAGGGTCTTGGTGAAAAGGCGATTGAGCAGATTATAAATAATAGGCCGTTTAATAAAATCGAGGAATTTCTCTTCAATGAGGAGATAATTTACAGTAAATTAAACAAGAAGGCCTTGGACGTCCTGGTGAGGTCTCAGGCACTAAACCCCTTGATGGATGAGAGGTTCCAGGGCCTTAAGCACTTTTGGTCTGCCGTCGCAGTCGATCGACCGAGGAAAGAAAAGAACCTGACTGACAATATTGAGAGATATGTCGAAGAAGGAGACTTTACGGAAGAAGAGAAGATTGAATATTTGGTGGATTTGACGGGTGTGTTCCCGATGAATCTAGTCATGGACGAGAACCTGCGCCGTCGCCTAAGCGAGCTTTACGTGCCTCCTATTAGCGAATATGATAGGGATTTACGAGTCGTATGGTTCATACCAAGAGAAATTATTAAAAAGAAAACGAAGAATAATAAAGATTATTATATCGTAAGAGTTATAGACAGCAATAGCGAAATCAGGTCTATAAAGTGTTGGGGCGTTAGGCCAGATAAGGACTTCATTCATATCAATAGGCCTTACATGGCAAAGCTGAGTTACCACCCTCAATGGGGATTCAGTTCTAGAAAGCTTTCTTCAGAATTTAAGTTATTGGCATAGGAGCAAAAGATGAAACTAAAAGTTTTTAAATTGAGAACAACGGCAAAGCTTCCAGTTAGGGCCTACCCGAGTGATGCTGGCATGGATTTGTTTTACTGTCCAGACAGTGAGAATAATAACAATTTCAACAAAAAGAATGAAATTAGAATTGGCCCGGGATCTGGATCCCTTATTCCGACAGGCTTAAAGATAGGTGTGCCAGAGGGCTACATGCTGGAGATTAAGAACAAGTCTGGTGTAGCTACAAAGCAGAGGCTAGTTGTCGGTGCTTGTGTCGTCGACAGTGGCTATGACGGTGAGATATTTGTTAATTTGAACAACATTGGTACCACGGTCAAAGCCATCGCCCCCGGGCAAAAGATAGCTCAGGCTGTCTTGGTGCCTGTTGAAACCTGCGGAATAGAAGAGATAAAGCAGGACAATGTTTATGGTAAACAAACAAAGAGAGCTTCAGGTGGCTTCGGCTCAACTGGTGATTTTTAATGTCATCTGCGAGTCGAAAACTCCGCCGCAATAAGAAAAAGCAAGCGAAAAAAGATATGCAGGAAAAGCTAGGCCTTTTCGAAAAGATTCCAGACAATTGTTCAGCATGTGAAAAGGCATATGATAAGAAAGATAAAGAAATGGTCATGACATGGAATGTCGTGGTGAGAGAAAAAGAAGAGATTGTTAGACTGTACTGTCCCGAATGCTGGTCCATGGCTAAAGATCTCATAGAAAAAGTGATAAAGGATGAAACAAATGTTCAAGAAGACGTATAGTTTTGATGATGTGTTATTGGTACCTCAAGCAAGCGATATCAAGTCGAGGACGGAGATAGATATCGGCTCCACACTGGGAGGTCACAAATTCGTTTTGCCAATCATCTCGGCACCGATGGACACGGTGACTGATCACCATATGTCACTAGCCTTGAGAAATCAGGGAGGCATGGGAGTTGTCCATCGCTACAATTCGATCGAAGAACAGGTGGAGATCATAAGTCGAGTTGAATTCGGATCGAAAGAACCCGGCCCTTGGGTTGCTGCAGCAGTCGGGGTGTCTGGAGATTTTGAAGAAAGAGCATGTGCCCTGTTTGATGCCGGCGCTCGCGTAATCTGTGTCGATGTTGCCCACGGACATCATACTCTCGTTAAGCACGCGCTAGAAACTTTAAGGGGCGTTTTTGGAGAGTCGATTCACATCATGACTGGTAACGTTGCAACTCTTGAAGCGTTTAATGATTTGTCTGACTGGGGCGCAGATAGTATAAGAGTTGGCATAGGTGGCGGCTCTATTTGTTCAACAAGAATCATGACCGGCCACGGAGTGCCAACATTTCAGTCTGTTTTGGATTGTGCAAAATCAGATAGAAACGCCAAGCTAATTGCAGATGGCGGGATCAAGACTTCTGGGGATATAGTGAAGGCCCTCGCTGCCGGCGCAGATTTTGTGATGCTAGGGTCAATGCTGGCAGGGACAGACGAGACCCCAGGCGCTATATTGCAAAAGCATGATGGGACGACATATAAGATATACAGGGGAATGGCTAGTAAAGAGGCCCAGTATGATTGGCGCGGAGAAGCAAGGTCTCTAGAAGGCGTATCAACTACCGTCCCGGGCCGCGGCCCAGTTAATAATATCTTGAAAGACTTGGCTCAGAATATTAGAAGCGGATTATCCTATAGTGGAGCAAGGAACATTAGAGAGTTGCAAGGAAAATCTGAATTTATTATACAAAGCGGGGCTTCTCAGATCGAAAGCGGAACACACATCTTTAATGTCAGAAAATAAATATAAATACGGGAAAGAAGGCAAAAAGATTGTCTTTCAGGATTCCGACAAGAGACACGCGGATTTAAGGATAAGACTAAGATATGATGGCTTGACTCAGTTGCAGTTTTTTAGAGCTATGGTCACAGGGTATTTATCTAGGGATCCTCGAATACTTGATTATGTAAATGATTTAAAAGACGTTGTGGCGAAACAAGGTAAGAAGAAATTAGAAAAGAGCAGGGAGCTTGTCGCCCTAGGAAAAGAGACAGAAAAGCTTTTTAATCTTAGTGAAAAAGAAGCAGAAGACTTATTTGATTTAATAGCAAAGGAATTACCAGATCTATGAGACAGTGTGCAAAAGAGTGTGTTAAGGTGAACAAGCCTTGCGAGCAAAAAGACTGCCGGTTGTGGATAGATTACAAAAAAGAGTTGAACTGTTGTTTGATTTCTATTGAGGAAAGTAGAACGGGCCGACTCACTCTACATGAAGTAGGTGAAAGGTTGGGTTTCAGTTTTGTAAGGATTCGCCAAATAGAACAAAAAGCTATTCAGAAAATGTCTAAAATATTTTTAACTTTTTAGCTTTAAGAACACTATTTACTTGTGAGTAATACCAATTCTTATTCTTTCGGCTAGCTAGGAGTAAACAGATGTCTAAGAAAAACCTTTTAAAAGAAGCGACAATTCGGCGCTTTGCAACGCTTGCGGGAATCCCAGTCCTCAGAGAAATGGGCTTTCCTGGTAGGAACGACGATTCTTCCATTGAAGAAGACGCTCTTGAAGAGGAGACTATCGAAGAAGAACTTGAAGAAGAAGATCCTTTAGCAGTCGAAGAAGAGCCCGGTGAAGTCCCCGCCGAAGAGCCCCTCGGTGATGAGGAGCTTGGCGGCGAAGAAGACCTCGGCGGCGAAGATGTTGAAGCGGAGGTTTCAATTCCGGAGTCCGATGTAGAGGCCCTTCGAACAGCTAGAGATGTCATCGACCAAATTCTCGGCGCTTCAGATGGTGGCGAAGAAGACCTTGGTGGTGAAGAAGACCTTGGCGGCGAAGAGGATCTTGGTGGCGAAGAAGACCTTGGCGGCGAAGAAGACCTTGGTGTCGAGGAAGAAGAGGAAGAACTCATGATGAATGAGTCGGCCGTAAATTCGATCATTGACCGAATCACCGAAAGAGTTTCTAAGAAAATTATAAAAGAGGCATTAAATCGCCAAAAGAAGTAGTTTTCTGTTGACTTTTCCCTGAATCTAGCTTAATATATACATATGTTGACTTACGCATTATGGTTTTTTCTCGGGGCCTTCGTTCACAAGCTCCTATCCTTTGCCCTAAGCTTGGGGCACAATCTCATAATTTTTGAAAACACTACAGATTCAATCTTATCCATAATGGATGCAGTTTCAGAAGATGTTCAACGTGCAGCAGAAATGAAGCACAAATACATCAGGGGAACTGAAATTCCTGAGAAAATAATCAAAAACATTGAAGAAAGTGATAAAAACTTTCTCAATGACTGGAGAAGCGTTATAATTAATAAGATGCTTGCGCACACGCCGCAAGCATTTTATAGATACGTTAAGTACACTACGTGGGAAGAGGCACAGCCTCGTGTAAAACAACTGAGAATTAGAAGAAGGGAGGATCAATAATGAGCATTGTCGCAGTTGCATGGTCACAAAAGAATAAGGTATCCGATAATAAAGAAGAGTATTCTTATATGATACAAGCCTCGGGCTCGGGCAAGAGGGATATCAACAAGATCATAAAGGAAATGAAAGATTTCCGCGTCGTGGGAGATGGTTATGATTCCGCCCAAGACAGGATGATTGTTCTCTTACAAAGAACTTTCGAAGAAAGGGAAGATTGGGTTAGTTTTGCGAACACCCTTTCTTTTGAGTTATCTGACATTACAGGAAAGAAAGAAAAGGTATTTAATGCAAAAAAGTGAAGTTCTTTCGGATGATAATCAAATTGTCATCATCAACAATATGGAGCCTCCTTCTCAGAAGGAGGATGAACTTAGAACGATTTCGATCTATGGAGACATAGAGGAAACTAAGTGCTCTGAGGTCGTAAGCGTCTTGATGTACTTGAGGGACACGGCGTTGGTTCCTAAGCTTACAGATCCCGAAAATCTAGAGTCTGAAATCGTTTTTGACAGTAAGCCGATAAAAATGATCGTCTCTACTTACGGCGGATCTTCTGCTGAGATGTTTTCTGTTTACGACACAATGAGGTCGGTTAAAGAGACTTGCGACGTCGAGACTATCGGCCTAGGCAAGGTTATGTCAGCTGGTGTTCTTCTCTTAGCAGGCGGTACAAAAGGCAAGCGAAAGATAGGAGCTAATTGCAGAGTGATGATTCATAATGTGATGGGTGGATCTCACGGAATGCTGTCAAATCTCGAAAACGATATAGAAGAAATAAAATGGTCTCAAGCCAATTATATAAAGTGTCTCGCCGCCGAGACAAAGCTAACCCAAACCAGATTAAAAAAGATGCTGAAAAGAAACATGGATGTTTATCTTTCTGCCGAACAAGCAGTTGAATTTGGCATAGCAGATGAGATAATTTGATACTAATTATAGTAGAGGTGTATAGATATGTCTGATTTTGATAAACTTACCAGTCTTTACGAAAACCCATTTCACAAAATGTTGTTTGAAATGGTGGAAACAGTTATGAAAGACAAGAGCTTCGAGGGTGTCGGAGTAATAAACGAGGAGGACTTGAAGTATCTGGATCAATTTGCAGAATCTTTGAGTAAGTTAGCACCAAAAGAAGTCATTTCAGAAATGTCAGCCAGGGCCCGCAGAAAAGAAGCCGAGGAGTTCTTGGTTTCGCTTCCGGCGTTCATACCAACAGAGGCGTGGGGTGACCCCAACAGCGTAGACAGAAAGACCATGAACAGGATATTCTCTGTTGTAGGTGGCGGCGCAGATGTTGCGGGCAAACTGGCATATCTCCAGAGGCTTTCGCACCCGAGTAACAGGATTACTTCGCCTCGCAGAATTATATCTACCTTAATTATATTAGAGGCACTCGCAGCCTTAATAAAGAACTTCAACGAGGCCTCCGCGGGATTTGTATTCGAGGGCTGGCTTTCAGCTTTACTTCATGGTCGACAGGAAGCCGAAAGAACTGAAAAGGGCAACCTTCCGATACAGGATTTGGTAGCGTTTACTGAACTTCGATCAGGCGGAGGCGAGGTGCCTGTAAGTTTGAAGTTGTTAAGTCCGAAGACTTTAGTTGAAGGTAGCTTTACAAACCTTGTCGATGCCCTCTTTGACGAGCCAGATTTCGGGGGGAGGATGCTTTACGTTGTAGCTAGAAAGCTTGGAGAGTCTATCACAATCGAGGCCTTTGAAATAAATCAAGAAAACTTTATTGATATGCTTACCCTAACAGCCAGAGAGGGAGTTAAGCAGACAGGATCTGAACTCTTTCAGTTGCCGCCATCCGTCCTAGAGAAATATCCCGAAGCCGAAGGGAATTCTATTGGCTTGATAAAGTCGACGAAGAGCGCGCCCGAAAGGTACAAGTTATTGCGTATGACTGCCGGATACAGGATCCGTGGGCAAAAGTTCACACCACCAGCTGAAGATTCACCCGATGTCAGCGAAGGTCTTTTAAATGAGTCTGCAAACACACAGTGGAGCCTGAGTGTTCCCCAGATAGAGAGTCTATCCGCCAAGGGATATTTTAAACTGCAGAGGCTTGGAGAGTTACCTTCTACCAGAGATGCAATAATTGATGTTGCGGCTATGCACATGGATAATATAAGAGATGCGTTCATGGCGCTCTTTGCGGCGTTCAAGGATCTGAACGAGAACATAAACAAATACATCACTTACGAGAAAAGAAATGCTGCGATCAAAGCCGGCGAGAAGGCCATAGCAAATACCACCGTTATCGAAGAAGAAATAAGAGATAAGGTTGCTGACGATAAAGAAGATCCAAACGCGCCACCAGCCGAATAAATTACTTGACAACCCCCGCCGGGGTGTTTATAATATATAATGTATAATTGAAAGTGAGATTTTAATGTCTAAACAGTTCAGTTCTCGTGCAGAACTACGCCAAAAACTAATTCAAGGGGTCGATACTTTGGCCACCCATGTTGCGTCTACGTTAGGTCCACGCGGCCGCAACGTCATTTTGCAAGAAAAAGGCAAGATGCCAATCATAACGAAGGACGGTGTAACGGTTGCCAAGTTTGTTGACTTGGACGACCCGATTGAGAATGCGGGAGCACAGCTTGTAAAGCAAGCTTCGGCAAAGACCAATCTCGATGCAGGCGATGGCACAACAACTTCAACTGTTTTGACAAAAGCCATTTTTGATGAGGCTGGAGAGTTCTTGGATGATGACAAGAATAACCCAGTTGAACTCAGGAGGGGTATTGAGAGGGCCGTAAGGGAGGTTGTAAGGCAAGTAGAGCAGTCGGCCCGGCCCATACAAAGCGTCGAGGATATAGCTCACATAGCATCGATTTCTGCCAATAACGATAGTACGATTGGAAACCTTATCGCAATGGCTGTCGACAAAGTGGGGAAGGATGGATCCATCACTGTCGAGGAAGCTCGATCGATCGAAACTACACTTGATCTTGTGGAGGGTTTTAAGCTCGGATCTGGCTACGCTGCGACGGCCTTCGTCACAGACGAAAGAAGAGGTTCAGTTAGGTATGAGAATCCGATATTTCTGATCACGGACTCTAGGCTTGAGAGGGTTGAACAAATCCTGCCAGCCCTTGAGCTTGCTGCGAGAGAGAGTCGTCCATTTGTCATCGTTGCAGACGAAATCGAAGGCCAAGCTCTCGCCGCGTTGATCATGAATACCATAAGGGGAACTATGAAGGTGGTTGCGGTGAAGGCCCCTCTCTATGGAGAGGCCCGAAGAAGTTTAATGAACGATTTAGCCATAGCTACAGGTGCCACCTATTTTAGGCGGGAAACTGGAGTTGATATTAAAGACGTTAAACTTACAGATATGGGGTCTTCTAAGAGTGTCGAAATTCTGAAGAACCTTACGACCATCGTTGGCGGCGCATGCGACCATAAAGAGGTGCAAAGTAGGATCGAAGCTCTGAAGGCAGAGATTGAGCAAACAGAATCATTGCATGAGGCAGAAACCATACAGGAAAGAATTACACGCCTTGCTTCCGGCATTGCTGTTATTAAGGTTGGTGCCGCCACTCAGGTGGAGATGATAGAAAAGAAGCATAGAATTGAAGACGCCCTGGAGGCAGTTAGGTCTGCACAACAGGAAGGAGTCGTTCCAGGTGGCGGCATGATGCTCCATCGAATATCAAGTTCTTTAGAGGTGCAAGTGGAAAACGAGGATCAAGAGAAAGGAGTAGCAATAGTCAAGCGGGCCTTGTCAGCTCCGTTATTCACAATGGCTCAAAATTCAGGCATTTCAAAAGAGCAGGTTTTATCTTCCCTATCCGATTCAGGCTCCAGAGAGGAGGGGTTGAATTTTGCGACGGGAGAAGTTACAAATCTTTTCGAAGCAGGAATTATCGACCCAGCAAAGGTAACTAGATGTGCGCTCCAGAACGCGGCATCAGTAGCAGGGACACTAATAACGACAGATAGCGCCATAATTCAGGTCGATCCAAAATAAGTTCACTACTTAATAGTACACTGATAGTTTACCATTGGGGGGTTTTTTTGATGTCTGAAGATAATGGTTGTCCCAATCCGTTACTTAAGTTAACAATTGATATTGAAAAGGTTGTTAACTCTGTCGAGGTTCTTCACAGCAAGCACGATTTGGTTGCTGACGACATTACCAAGATAAAAGAAGCCGTTTATAATCCTGACGAGGGCCTTTACGCACGAATCAGGGCCCTCGAATCATGGAAGGCTACATCGACCAAAATGATGTGGATACTCTTCACTGCGATGGTGGCCACGATTGTTTCTACGATAATGAAAATTTTTCCTTGATTTTTCATCTTTAATTTGATAGAATGTATTAAGAAATGGGAGTGAAAAGATTTCTGATCGGAAGAAATATAAAGAATCTATCGAAAGGGTAGAGGGTTTTCTACTCGATAAACACGGCGTAGAAGTGTATTACGATCAAGAATACGAAAACATATACTGTCAAGACTTAAGAAGAATAGAGATGAACTCTCACCAGAATTATCGCTCTAGGTTACATACACTGCTTCACGAAGCTGGGCATGTCTGTATCAGATCAGAAGAATGTGGCCTGAATTCCTTTGAGAATAGATTTCCCTTTATGAAAGCTCCTGGGTTCAGAGCCCGCGCCAACAAGAATCACAGAATAGATATATTGAGAGAAGAGGTTCTGGCCTGGGAATCTGGCAGGGAATTGGCAGAGGCACTAGGAATACAAATAGAAGGCCCGTGGTGGTCTAAGCATCGCAACGACGCGCTGAAGAGTTATGTGGAGTGGGTATGAAGGTAAAGGTAAGCTACACGGTAGACATGAAAGAGGTCCCGGAAGAGGTGAGACTAATTTTGAGCAAGGCTGAGTCTAAAGTGGGAAAAGTAAGAAGAGCAATAACTAAGTTAACAGATGTAGAATCGTCTATTTTGGAGGGGGAGGTACAACAAGCCATTTCAGATATTGAGGCATTGCGAGAAGATCTCTTCTCGGCAGACATTCTCTTAAGCGATTCGGAGTCTATTTTGAGAGGTTATCTGACAGAAATGATATCCCCGCCTCAGTCACAGCCACAGGAGGAACAAAATGATAAGACAGAAAACTAGAGAGCCAGATCCACAGACTGGGTGCTTGGTATACGTTCCATCGGAAACATACCTCATTGAAAGTGAAGACCCATTGGTGACGACAACTATTCTTCGACTTGATGAGCCAAAAGTGTTTCTTGTACTAGAACAATCTGAGAGCAGTTACAGAATCTTACACGATGGTCAAAAATGGTTTGTGTCGAAAGATAAATCTTACGAGGTAGAAAATGATTCTTAAATTAAAAGAAGTGTACAGGGACAAGAGAATGTCCAACTCTCCAACTCAGAGAATGAGATACTCAATGAGGGATATTTTTGTAAATGCGGAACTCATCGTTTTCATTAGGCCCAACGAGAACATGTCCCAAATTCTATCAGAAGGCTTAATTGACGGCGTTCCCACCGCGTCCGATGCAGAATTTTGCACTATTTCTCTCGCGAGAGGTAGTGGCGGGGTTGATGTGACTGTTTACGGCTCCTTAGAGGAAATAAACAAGAAAATAAATACAAATAAAAGAGAGGTTTTACATGGCTAGTCGATTTATAGTTTACGGGAGAACTAGTTGTCCTTTTTGCAGAATGGCGCTGGACACATTGGATCATCTTGGTATGCAGAAGGTGTTCTTTGATTTTACTGATGACCAAGGTGCGATTGAAGATGCTAAGAATTTCTATAACTGGAACACAGTTCCGATGATCCTGGAGAACAACACAGAAACAGGAGAGACTAGGTTTCTCGGAGGTTGTGACGATCTTAGAAGGAGATTTCGACATGAACTTTGATGAATTGGGAGAATTTTGTAAACCTCGTCCTTTGCGAGAGAACTCAATGTCAAAAAACCCCAAGGAAAAAGATGGCCGGTATCATTCTTCTAATTATTGGGATGTCCCGCAATACGGAAAAAAGAGGTGGGTCGTGGGAATGAACCTCGACGTGGATTTTTCTAAATTTGATGGTATGGATCTTTCTGCGGAAGAAATCGCATCTTTGTGTATTGAGTCTTTGAATATTCCACCCCCGCGCAAGAAGTATGCCAAGAAAGCCCCCAAGCCAAAGTACGGTGTTTTAAGACTACATAAGGCAAAACTGATTGATAGGGGTGACGACAAGTACATTTCAATGACCGTAATCACAGAGGAAAGAAAAAACAAGCTCTTTTGGGGCAAGGGCCGCCATGTCAACTAAGGACAAGCCGAAGTTTTTTCCACTGAAAAAAGCCGAAATTGAATCCATGCTCTTGATAGCAGAGGAATATCTTGCCAAAACAAACGATATTTTACGGGACCACTATACAGACATTAATCCTATCGGTGAATTTTCTCTAATGAAGGTGGGGATGGTACAGTATTACTGTCAATCATTGAGGGCTTTCATAGAAAAGAACTTTGACCCACAGCTACTAGAGGAAAACGAAGCTTTCGAAGCTTACCCTCGAGAAGTACAGTCAATGGCAAAAATTATTTTAACGGTCTCGACCGCAAAAGCGGAACTAGCAGGTCAAAATGTATTTTTGGAAAATCAGTGACAGAAAACCACAAGATGGTATTGGGTGTTGCGATGTTCGTTTCAGGACAGATTCTAGGGTGGTTCCAGTTGAATTCCCAATTGATGTGGGATTGGTGGTCTGATAGGCCTTTCACATCGGCCCTGATTTTTGGGATCCCAACTAGCGTCTGCTTCTGGTTCGGTTGGAAGTTCCTATCTGATTCAATGGGTTCTGTTTGGTCTGCTCGCTTCATTGGTTCATGCATTGGGCTTTTGTTATTTCCTATTCTGACTTGGTATTTTTTAAATGAAAGCATGCTCACTTTTAAAACAATGAGTTGCTTTTTTCTTTCAATAGCTATAATTTTAATTCAAGTTTTTGCTTGACCCTTTACTTTACAAAAGACTATTTATTATAAAAGGATAACATCTTCTTATGGACTTTCACAGGGCTTGGAAATCTTTTCTCAAAGAGGACATTGATTTAGAACTTCAATTACTCATAGAGAGCAAATTTAAGGACGCTAGGAAAAAATTCAAAGAACTGGACGAATGGGGTTACGTTGAAGACCTCAAACGCCTAATCACTGACCGTCTTGGACCACGCGCAATCCCAAAATATATCATGTGGGCCGCAAAACAACTAGATATTCAAAGGACGCAGGAAAATGCTGCTCATAGTTTTTTGCAAAGTCAAGCACTTGTCATTGCTGACGCGCTCGGATTCTTCGAAAACAATCAAGATAGAATGCCAGAGAAAGACATCAATAAATATAAGACCTTGGCCAGTCTGGTGGCAGATGTAAGAACAGTGGGCCCATCAGCATCAGAGCTTAAAAAGCAAGAAAAAGAAACAGCTGTCGAGGGATCTGAGATTGTATATGATCAAGACGATATATTCGCAGTGAGACCATATACTGAGGGCGCTTCCTGTTATTATGGTAAAAATACCAGATGGTGCATCTCTGCTACAGACACTAAGAATTATTTCGATCAATATACTTCTGATCGCAAGGCTTTCGTTATGGCTAGGCTTAACAACATTCCAGAAGATGCCCCAGAGCGCCGCTTTGCTTTAGTGTATGACGACCACGGCGACCTTGAAGAGGTGTACGACGCCACCGACCTCGAAGTTGGCCTCGACGTGCTTCGAACGGCTGTCGAAAAAAACAATCGCGGCACAAGCGATTCGGATGACATATACGAAGAACTTGTAGACTCGGGAGCAGCCAATGTTGCAAACAACCCACCAGATCCGTCTGCTGGCTTCGAGGCTCAAGCGGAAAAGGTGGAAGAAGAATATAGAGACTCTATAAAACATGCTTGGTACAGTTATGATATCGATGAGTACATGTATTTTAATGGCGGTTTCGAATTTGAATTTGATTTAGATCGCTTCGAAGACGCAGAGTACCAATTGCCAAACTACTTTAGTGACCGTGAATTGGAAGATGCACTGAGGGAGGAAGGAAACCTCTACGGCATTGATGAAGTGGATATCACCGAGACCGGCGGCACAGTAGATATAAGAGTACACCTCAATGCACAGGACTACGAACCCAATCCCGATGGCTATGATTCATTCTTGTCTGAACTCTCAACAATGGATGATAACTATGTTGACCTGAAAAGAATAGTCGAAAAGTATCTTGTCAAAGAGGGGTATATGATGCCCTCAGCATTTGATGCTGCTAGTGAAGAGTTGACTGAATTTGCATCGACCCTAAAGAACTACGAACTGGCCAGCGACCTGTCCAGTGAAGATCGGATGGTCTTTACCAATAGCAGTGTTATTCCTCTTGATTTGCCAGAAGGCAGAGATAGTATGGGTACCCTCGGCCATGGCGGAATGTTCAACAAGCTGGATATCAAAATAAGCGGAAACCCCACTCGTCGGCCTGCATATCCCGGCAACAATGAGTTTCTTAAGAGGCTCATGAAAGATCTGCAGGGCTTGAACAGACAGTTGATGATATTGATGCAAAAACAATTACAGCTTCCGATTGACGATCTGCCCCCGAGAGTCATCGAGGAATTATCAATACCAGACAATCTGGTGGTTACTTTTCACGGCGACCACACCGGCATGAATCGTACCATTACCGCGAGAGTTGCGTTCTCTTTGGATCCAGAAGTGACGCGAGAGGTCATTGATGCATCGATGGCAGCGATAAAATTTATGGACCAAAGCTATAAAGGGATTGAAAAAGCCATCAGTAACGTGTTAACAGAGATGTGGAGAGAGTGGGAAGCTAATCGCGCAAAAGCTGACGCAGCGAAAAAGGAACTCGATAATCTCCCCGATGGTACAATCCCGGCCACCCTTGGTGATCCACAGCCTGCACAAGAGGGTGCACTGGCACAGGAACTATTAGAGTACTTTGGAGGAGTCTCCGAGGAAAAGGGCAGAAGCCGCCAGAGGGGAATATATAAGTTCTACTGTATGGTCGGTTATAACATCACCACAGGGGATTTCCAGCGCGGCCTCGACGACATTCTGGCAGATATCCGGGCGTTACCTAATGTGACCATTGTTACAGTCGTAATAGGCAACAGGAGAATAACAGAAGAATCGTATATAGCTGGCCTGAGTGTCAAGTTTATTCCAAGCATCCCCGGCCAATTTGCCAATCCGGAAAGCGTAAAGTCGACCATAGTAAGAGGCGTTAAGAAAGTCAAAAACATACAAAGGATATTTAAAATTTCTTCTTCACTTGAAAGAGTGGAGTAGATTAAATGCCAATAAGAACGCCAGAAGAAAACACAAGAGACAAGATTAGGCAAATCATCAAAGAAGTGTTGAAAAAAGATTACATAGAATTGTCACCCAAACAGGTAACGGCTGCAGAAATATTCGCTGAAGACCAGACGGTAGTTTACTGTGAGTTTTTAGAGAGAGCAGAAGGAAAAGAAAGATCTTTAAAAATGGAACGTCGCGGCCATGGTGCTATCGACGCTATTTGGCAAATGTTGGTAGAGCACTATTCAAAGAAATACAAATCGTTAGAAACTCTGTCCTTTAAGGGGCTTGATATCGATACTCAATCGGGAATTAGGAAGTCAAAAGGCTCGGGCTCAGATGCGGAAGTTTCAGTGGGTTTGAGATTAACAAACCCAGATAAGAAAGAAGTGACTTTTAGGAGTGGTAGTAGGTCTATATTAGCATCATCGGTAACTGCAGCCTTCTCTGCGGCTGAGTTTTATATAAATTCTGAACTCACATTCAGAAAATTAAGAAACTTGATAAAGAATTCCACAAAGAGAAACAGAGGGGACCTCACTGCTATGTATGTGTATAAATTATCAGAAGTTGTTTCAGTGACATCATATGACAAGATTACGAAAGATGAAAGACTGGAAGATTAAGGTACTAGCTGTCTTACTGACGCTAGTGGTCTTCAGTATGAAAGAGATATACGATGATAAGAGGCTCAAAAAAGCGACTGAGGTAAGTCAATGTGAATGATAAAATAATGAATGTGATGGTGGGATTATGGATAGCTGCAATACTTGCATTGGCTGTTGTCTCTCATTTAGCCCAGGAAGATATTGACAGGGCTCAAACCGAAAAAAAACAAAATTTTTAATTTTTTCCTTGCAAAAAAGTTCAATTTATGGGAAAATTTAAAAATAGAGAATTATTTGCCCCCGTAGCTCAGCTGGATAGAGCAGCGGACTTCTAATCCGAAGGTCGCAGGTTCGAATCCTGCCGAGGGCGCTTGAAAGGAAAAACAATGAGTGCTTGTATATTATTTATCTTTGCTAGTCAGTTAGCGTGGGTGACACCTGCCTGTTATGTTGACGAGGTCACGATGATAGAACCATCAAGTATCGTATACGTTACTGAGTATGACTATCTGAGCCCAGACTTGAAGCGAGCCCCACAAACTTATCATGACTACTGGAGTTACAACGGCATTGATCAAAATTGGGATCCAGACGTATATATGAAAATTGACCCTGCAGGTTTAGTCTTCATACATGAGCCATGGCGAAATCCCACTATAAGGATTAGGCTCGGTCATTACGACAGATACGAACGACACCTCACTCGCCGCGGCCACCGTCACCTCCGCAGTTGGAGAGAATCTAGACAAAGGATCAGGAGTAATCGGCGCACGCACAAGAGGCTCCGCAAGAAGAATAGAAGAATGCACAAGCGTCTTCGTAAAGAAGCTCGAAGAAGGAATAAGCGAGTCTTTAATCACCAACGTCCACGACAGAAGAGTACAGTCAGAAAAGATAGACGCCAGCAACGTCGCCAAGTCCGTTCTCATCGCAGAAGTGAGAGAAGGTAGTCCAATATCGGTAGGTGATCTTGTGACTCACCTGGACTACCCTGGAGTCTTGGTTGGATTGGTGACCAAGTGCAACTGGGAAACAATGGGCAGGGTCACAGTATTTTGGCGAACGTATAATTGCTACAAACTTGTAGAAACTAAAAAACTAAAAAGGATATATTATGAGTGATTCAAAAGTTCAACTAGCATCGATATCGAGGATATTGTTGGGTGCTCTTCTTGTTGTGTTTGGGTTGAATGACATTTTTGGATTTGTTCCACAGCCAGCCCCCGCGCCACAAGCAATCCATTTCTTGACGGGACTAGCCACTGCGGCGTATTTTTTCCCGCTCCTGAAGTTGGTGGAGATTAGCTGCGGTCTGCTGCTTTTATCTAATAGGTTTACAAACTTAGCAGTTGTGGCACTGGTTCCAATTACAATGAATATATATGCTTTCCATCTATTCCTTGACCCAGGGGGCATTCCCGTAGCCACCGTGCTGGCGCTTTTGACAATCTACTGCGTCTCTGTCAGGTCCGAAGATCTTGCCGTATTGTTAGACTAACATAGTTTGTGGGAGGTTGAATGTTTAGTTATATAATGTTGTCACTTGTTGTGCTTTTGAGCCCCCTGAGTATAAACTGGGACACCATACACAGTACTCCGATAAAAATTGAAAGCTTCAAATACCACCTGGGAGATACAAAGTGGGGCCTCGTTGTATATACTGGCGAAGATTTGGGTGAAATGGAGACGGAACTACAGTTGACATACTCCTCAAATCGTTTGGCTTCTGCGCTTTTAATTTTAGGTCCGATAGGGTTAAATGAAGACAATTGTTTGATAAAGTACAAAAATGTTATAAAAATGTTAAACGAGAAGTACGGCCACTTCACCTACCAGAAAGAAACAAGGGATCCCCTTTCTGACGACTTGGTTGTAAAAGAGTATTGCAACTCTACGAAACTAGGTTTACATGAAGTAGATACTGTCTGGAAAAAAGAAAGATTTAAGATCGAGGCCCTCATGATAGGTGACAATGATGGCTTGTATATTCATATCACCTATTCCGACACCAAACTTAGTCACAAGTTTAAAAAACAACAAAGAGAAAAGATTTTAAAGAGATTATGACGGGGTGTAGCGCAGTCTGGTAGCGCATCTGCTTTGGGAGCAGAGGGTCGGAGGTTCAAATCCTCTCATCCCGATAAACTTTTTGCAAAAAGGAAAAAAATGAAAGCAAAAAACGGAGATACCGTTAGTGTACATTACAAAGGGACTTTTCAAGACGGAACAGTGTTTGATAGTTCTCATGATAGAGGAGAGACGATCGATTTCGAAGTGGGCGCTGGTCAGATGATCCCAGGCTTCAACGATGCGGTAGTCGATATGAAGGTGGGAGAAACAAAGACTGTCACAGTAGCCCCAGAGGAAGGTTATGGAGAAGTAAATCCAAATGCCCTTATGGAGTTTCCCAAGACAGTTTTTCCCGACGATTTCGACCTTAAGGAAGGCGAAATGGTTCAGGGAAATTCTCCAGCAGGTCAGCCCATGATTGGTAAGATCAATGAGATCCAGGAAGAGACGGTCGTTGTTGATTTTAATCATCCTATGGCTGGCAGGGAACTTAACTTTGAAATTGAGTTGGTTGAAATCCGTGACGGCGACACCTCCGACGCGGAATAAAAGAAGTGAGGCCAGCGGGAAAGGATCCTTTCCCGCTGGCTATTATTTAGGGAGATTTCTTCTTAGTTTCCCTCTATTTATATAAAGGAGAAACAATATGTATAAGCTAATAATGGAAAGTTGGAGGCGGTTTGTTAACGAGTACTCCGTCGAAGATCGCCGCGACCATGGTCAAGCCATGTCTGAAGGTGATTTGCTAACGAAGTTGGCGTTCAAAGTAAGGAGCGTTCTTCCGCCAGAAGAAGTTCGAGATATGTCAGATGATCAGCTAAGGGATCTTATGGTAGACTTATATAGTCAGCATTTTGACCCCACAGGCGAGGGCTGGGAGCCCTACCCAGAGGACATTCAGGCAGTTCGCGATAATCTGCTTCCACCAGATGATGAAGAGGGCGACCCAGGTCCAGATGAGTTTTTTGAAAATAAAAGCTAAGTGCTTGAAATCATTGGGTTTTATTTTTTGAATTTTTTTGAATTTGGTTCGTCGAACTATTGTTCGGCAAATTCGCAATTTTTTTTCGAGAATTTTTTTATAGGTGAGAATGATGAGGATTGAATCAATTTCGTATGTGGTCGATGACAGGAGAAAGAGAATAAAACCAGATGCTTTGGGAAAGTTTAATATATTGGTCTCTGTCCAGAGGGCCACAGGATTTGCTACGAGATCAAAGTCTCTCACGGCGATGCAATTCGTACAGCATCCAAGAATCAAGGACAAAGACCCCGTCATTACCTTGAAGACGGGCGATAAACTCAGAGTATATACAGGGGGGGATCCTACGAGTTTTGTCGTACAGTCTCAGTCGAATCTTGAGTTGCATGATGAAGAATCAATCCCACCGGCACCTGTGTTAAAGGGCAACTCTTTCGTTATAAGAAAGACAGAGAAAAAGAAGAGAAGAGAAGAGCAAACCACGGCTCCAATGGCCTCACCCAATCCGTTTTTTTTTGATGACCTAGATGAAAATGAAGACCCATATGATCCGTAAAAAAGTATTTGACTTTTGAGATTATTTGTTTTATGATTATAAAAAATGGAGAATTAAAATGAAATTTTTAATGTTACTGCTGTCGTTGAGTTTTATGGGTTGCACCATACACGCCCGTCCGCATCGACTCGTTGGCCCATCGGTTGTTATCGATTCGGGCGTCGATGTCGAGGTCCGCCGCAGAAGAGATTGTCGCACTGTCCGACAAAAAAAATGTCGTTATAATCGTTACGGCCACAAGATTTGTCGCATCAGCCGCGTCAAAAAGTGTCGATGATAGCGGACTGTGGAGACTTAATAAGATCAGTTAAACCGTGGGCACACAGGCACGATCCAATGATAGTAATATCGGTTCATGCATCTGGAAGTCCCGCGATTATCGAACATAAGTATTTGGCATACAGTCCAGTAGAAAAGAACCTACTCTATGTCCTAGCCAGCGAATGTGAAATACTAAGCAAAAAATAATAACCGCTACGGCTGGCTGGTAGTCAGGAGGCGTCTTATAAGCGTCTTTGAGCAAGGTTCAATTCCTTGGTAGCGGACCAAAGAAAGAGATATCTTAATGGCAAAACGAAAAATGCCTATAAAATCTAAGATTGCAAAATATTGGCTTGATAACGTCGACGCTCATCACAAGATCTTATTACAAGAATCTTGCGAGCCATCATGTTGGGCGTGTGATTACCATGAACATATCCCTGCCTGCTCCGGCCTCGGCAGTCCGTACAGCCGCTGGAATAAGGCAAAATTTCTGCAAAGATGTCATATTGTGCCTCGCTCTCTCGGCGGATCTGATGAAGTTAATAATCTAGTGCTAATGTGTCGTCGATGCCATGACGCCAGCCCGGACTGTCTAAATCCAGAAATTTTTTGGAGATGGTTTGAGAAGGCCCCATCCTGTGGCAGGCAGTGGATAGAAGAGATCCGCCGCGGCCAGGAATCACTGGGTATAAAAGAGGAAGATTGGAGCAAAATTGCACAACAATTTTCTTCTTTAGAGGAGGTAAAAAAGCTAGTGGATGATGCATATGAATCAGTAGGCATTCACAAATATCAGACCGGCACAAAGACTTCGGGCTTCAAGAGAAGTTCGGTCGTCATGCAGGTTTTATTCAACGCACTAAAAAAGGTCGAAAAGAAGAAATGAAAACACTAATCTTAACACTAGCAATTATGCTGGGTGGCTGTTCCCTAGCAACAGTCAATACATACAAGACACACAAGAGAAAGTGTACGACGCATTATGTCGCGCCTGCTGTCGACACATTGTTGGTAGTACCCCCTCTTTTTGTTTTGGGAGTTTTACCAATGGCCATGGCCGGATGTTGCGGCGGGGGGAATGGTTCACCGTCAGCAACATCCGGCGATATTATGCCCATCGCGCTCGGCGCAGCTGCCATGGCAATCGTCTCCGGATTTTCAGCTACTCACGGATACAGGGAAGTTGCTGAATGCCGGGAGAGAAAAGGAAAATGAAAACATTAATTTTAACACTAGCAATTATACTTGGGTGTGGTTGTTCGCTGGCAACAGTCAATACACACAAGACGCACAAGAGAAAATGTACCGAAAGCGAAGTAGCCCCGGTGATTGACTTCGCCCTGATGGTCGCAGCTTTAGGTTTGAGGTTGCATTATAATCACGAGAACAAGATCGAAGAAGGATCGCGTTTTGACCCATTCGCAGCCACTCGCCATGTGATGATGAACGGCGCTTTTTATAGTGCTGTTGTCATAGCAGGAGGTTCAGGTATTTATGGAACATATCATATCGGTGAATGTCAAAGGAGATATCATTGAAAGTTGTAATTTTAGCATTTGCCATAGTTTTCAGTGGCTGCTCCCTCACAACAGTAGCCGCAAGAGACTCGATTCCATGCACCAGAAGCTATGCAGCACCCATCACAGATGCCGGTGGCGCAGTGGCCAGTGCAATTGGTACGGGCGTCATGGCCCATCGAGCAGAGACTGGGGCAGAAAAAAGAGTCGCGCTCACACTGGCGATATCTTATTTGATATTCGGTTATTCAGCCTATCGTGGAGTCAATTCGGTTGATGAATGTAGGTACAAATGAGAATTGCAATGTTGGTGGCGGCACTGCTATTGGGCTGTGCCGAAGACGTTACGCCTCAAGGCTGGTACTGCTGGAAGCCTGAAAGTGATTTACATAATGGTCCTTGCGTTGATGAATGCATGGAACCTGGAGACCCTCGCTCTTATTGTTGGTGCGAGATTGGATGTTTTGGAGTAGAACAAGATGATGAAATTTCTAGATAGAATAGCAATCGGATTGCTGTTAGCTTTGGTTGGTGTTGGGTTTATGATCATGCAGAAGACGGTAGAGTCAAACGCTGTGACAGCCGACATTGCATTGATCCAGGCAAAGAACAAATCAAAGGTGATACAGGAAGTTGGCTTGCTGACAGCGGAGATGAGGATGTTGCAAAGAGACTTGGAGAAAGTCCGCGAAGCCCTGGAGAAAAAAGAACGAGCAAAGCAGAATAAATGAAAAAAATTATTCATGTGAATCAGCACAAAATACGCGCCAACACCAAAAATGGTACAGATGATCCGGTCTTGACAGTGAAGACATACAAGGAGAACAAGTATGCTCATGAGGCGATCCTCAAAAAAGATGGCGCTGTTATAGGTAAAGTTGTGTATAGCCCCCACAAGCCACTGGGCTGTGGTGCAAGGGTCTGGATTGAATTTGACACGGACGAGATAGATGTTGATTTAGTGATTCGCGACGGGGATATGGCGGAACAGAATGAAAAAAATTAAACTATGGGAAAATAAAGATACACTTTCTGATCAGGTTGCCCTTATTGACGATGAAGACTACGAAAAGGTGATGAGTGCTCTCGGCCCAAGATCTAAGTGGTATGCCCACTGTCCCCCCGGCGCAACCCATTACGCCATGGCGTGGAGCCATGTGACGACGCTCATGCACAGAGTTATTATGGATGCCCCAAAAGGCATGGACGTTGATCATATTAACGGCGATACCCTAGACAACAGAAAGCAGAATTTGAGGCTGTGTACGAGATCTCAAAATTGTATGAATAAGAAGTTGCGCTCTGATAGTCAGTCGGGCTATAAAGGTGTGTATGAAGTGAAGAAACCATGGAAACAAAAATACGTTAGTAAGAAAACGGGAGAAGTCACTTACCACTATTGGCTGCCAAAAAAGCCATTTCAGGCATACATCGCAGACCCAAACACTCCTGCGAAAAGGAAGAGGCACATAAAGTTAGGGTATTACGCCACAAAAGAAGATGCAGCCAGGGCATATGACAAGAAAGCAAAAGAACTACACGGAGAGTTTGCAAGGCTAAACTTTCCAGATGAATGAGTTATGGGGATATGGCGAAATAGGTAGACGCAGGAGACTTAAAATCTCCCGACTTTGGTTGTGTGGGTTCGATCCCCTCTATCCCTACCAGACATAAATACTTGAAATTATTGAAGAAATACGATTTTTCACTTTTTTTTGAATGAATATGCGCTTCCGGCGTCAAAATACGTGAGACAAAAAAGAAACTTTTTAGGAGAAAAAATGAGGTCACTCAAAATTATTTTACTTGCCGCGATCATGGTGGTTCCAACCTTCGCAAGTGCTGAACATGCAGTCGGCATGAGTGTAGGCATCACCAACGGCATCGGTATAACATACAGGAATATCAACGAGGATACTAGGTTAGGCATCAAGGTAACCGGAATCCCTGTGGTTGCTGAAGATTCCGGGTTCTTGTCTGGCGGCATTCAAGGCATGTATTTGCTGAGTATGAACCGTACAGGGAAAGCCTTCGTTACACTTGGGGCAGGGGTTATCCACAGTTGGGAAAACCGGGAATTCGGAGAAGAAGAAACAGGCACACTAATAGGTATCGGCCCTGGAATTGGGTTTGAGTTTCAGGTAGCACCGAATGTGGGGCTGTCTTTAGAGTTGCCCATTGCTGCAATCTTTGGAGCGGAATCTGTCACAGAAAATAATGTTAATAAGGTGAAGTTAGGGTTGAGAGGCATTCTTCCTATCCCTGGCGCGTCACTGGTATACATCTGGTAAAGGAGAAGAAGTTGTTTAGTAACGTAAAGAGTGTATATGTTGCAGATTCGACAGGTGATCACCTGTTGGTGGAAATCTCAGAACACATGGGGTTCGTGACAATAGAGGTAGGAGATAAGTTCAAAATAGCTATCAGTCCCGATGATGCTTTCGATGTCGTCGATGCACTCACTATGGTTGCGAATGATGTCTCCTCCCACATCGGAGAAGATTAGTGTCAAACTGGAAAGAAGAGAAGGTACCGGGCGGTGTGCGATGGAGCTTACACTCTGTGGCACACAGCTACTGCAATCCGAAGGTCGAAGTCTGTCTCGGTAGAGAAATATCCGGCTTCACTCCAGATTCTAGAATCGAAGAGGAAAGAGCGAAGCAAGAAGAATCTCGTGATAAGCTTTTTGCAGAAATTTGGGAGGTCTTATCACAAAATGAATCACTTAGTATGGACGATGAAAACGACCGGCTTATTTTGTGTGACAAGATTGCTGACTGGGTTGAGCAAAATAAGTAAGACTCCTCTTTCCAGAAAAGAAAAGAATCCAGCAGACGAGTATTGCCACAAAGACGCATGGTAATTTTTTAATACGTCGATACTGTGCAAACGCGAGGTTGCAGTATTGATTAGCTCAAACTAGAAACGGAGGATAGATGTACGAAGAGCATCCTGGCAGATTGCATATTTTGATATACGATTAGCAAGTGTTATAACAAGAAGGGGAAACCCAAAAAAGAATACTGGAGTGAAGGATACGCACTAGAAGACGCTGAATTTCAAAGGCGTCGATGGGGCACGATCCTCGCACCTTATCAATGTAGTGAGTGCCACTGGTGGCACCTTGGACCAGACACATTTAAATGTGGGTGTACGAAATCTAACGGTGATCTCAAAGACGCTTATAGATCTGAAGAGGCCGCCGAACAAGTAAGTAAGGGCCACTATCGCATTTATAGATGTCCGAATACCGATGGCTGGCATATGACTAAATACTGATAGTCAGCAAACACTACATAAGAACCTTATAAATTTTATGTGTAGAGAAGATGGTTCCTGGGAAGGCACTCGCGCCCACCAGCGAAAGCGGAGAATAGGCCTTGGAGGTCGGAGCGAACTATACTTCTCTTATCGTAAGTGTCCGAAATTATTGAGCTTTTCATTTTTTTATTTTTTTTTGAATTTAATCTTCTCTATTCCGTCTAATTTTCAAGTGAGACAAAAGGCAAAAATCAAATGTTGTTGGAAAAAATTGTAAGAGACCTCTCCGCAGTGGGAGACGTGTTTGTAGCTCTGTGTATCTTGTCTGCGGTAGCTTTTGTCGCAGGCGTCGGAATTGCACACATGAGGAGGAATAGATAAATGTATTCTTGCATAGGCAACTTGGAAAAGAATCAGGCAGCGATTGTTACTGCTATTGCAGCGGCATACGAAACAGGCCAGCTCGAAGACCCTCATCATGCTTCAACTTTTATTAACATTCTCGCCCTTATTTGTGAAGACAAGGTAGAAGGGAATGTGGGCGAAGATGGAATTCATAAATGGAGGCTGACCGACTGGTACGCCGACCAGATTGATAGTCTCTGTGGTTACGACGGTGTTGGATATTAAGTATGTATAAAAGAGGCGATGTAGTTGAGTATAGAGGTGGAAAGGGAAGGATTGTAGGATTTTACCCGAAAACTCAAGATGTTCTCGTCGAGGGCGAAGACCACTCGACAACCATAATTACACAATCTTCCATTATTAAGGTACTCAGGGATGAAAAAAAGACAACTCAAAGCGGGTGATCTTGTCTATGTTCCGCCTCGTCGCGACGAAGTGGGATTTAGGCAGGGAATTTTTTTGAGGAATGTTGGAAAGCCACTATTTAACGATGGCGACTTTATATGTCACGTCTACACTGGGGGCGAGGTGTTAAGCACTATCGACTCAAGATTGAAACTAATGGATAAGCATGGGAACCTGTTACCGTGGAAAATTTTCTAGAGAAAATTGACAAGACAACCGGCCTGATGTCGAAATGGCAGAATGTGCCAGACAAACACAGAGATTTCCTTGAATCTATTAGGGGGCAGGTAATAGTTAAAGGAAAACTATCCGCCGCTCAAGTTAAATGGCTGGAGAGCTTGCAGGAAAAATACAGTGAAGCCTCGCTACTGGACGCACAGAAATGGATGAAACAGTTCGACGAAGAGTGTCGAATCAATGTTATCAGGCTCATGAAATACTATGAAGCCAACCCGCCCTATTATGGGGATATGGCCGCTCGCATTCTAGCCGACCCCGAAGGGTTTACTATAAGTGCGGATGCTTACAGCAAGCTCATAAATAATAAGTTTGCTAAAAAAGTCATAGCGGAATATGAAAGCGAGCCACAGTTCTTAGTGGGCGAGATGGCCATCATCAGAAAATCTAACAAGGTGCGTCGTCTCAACATGGAAGAAGGTATTGGCCTATCCTTCAAAGAAAGTACAGAACTTGAGAACAAGCCAGTAGTAATACTGGAAGTTCATGCGAAGCCTATCACTCGCACAGCAAAGGGATCAAAAATATACAAGGTGCTACCAGTCGGGAGAACCCCTGTCTATGCATATGAATCTGATCTCAAGAAAGCGAGAAAGGTAAAATCAAAAAAGAGCTAAAATTCAAAACGGGCGACCTTGTTAGGGTTACTATGATCGGGTCTCGTTTTTGCAAGAAGCTCGGATTGGTAGTTCATCCGGTTGACTGGGACTATGCCATGTCAGCCATGGTGACAGATGAAGCAGTTAGTTACAAGATTAAGATAGGTGATGAATTTGCCACGATAAGAAGCAAGTGGCTTGAATTAGCATCGGAGAAGAAAGATGATATATGACATTTTTACAATTGCGGTGGGCATTTGTATAGGAACCGTCATGATAGACGTTTGGCGAAAAAACAGCAAAAAATAACTTTTTTTTGAATAAAAATCGTGTTCATTCGTCTAAATGGACACAAGAAAAAACGATTTCTCGGGAGGGAAATAATGTCGGTCCATTGTGGATACTGTTAT